CGGCTGGACCTAAGGTTAGTTCACCTTGGACGGTGCGGCTGGACCTAAGGTTAGTTCACCTTGGACGGTGCGGCTGGACCTAAGGTTAGTTCACCTTGGATGGATGGTAAACTTATACTTATAAGTGTAATAACATACCAACGAACACTTATAAAAGGGGGTGTTTATATGTTTGTATTAAGTATATAAACATAGGTTGAAAAGCCGCCCGGCAGTTAAACGAGAGTAGCCCCCAATTTCCACCTAAATGTCCAAGCTAATCTACCCTAACTCCAAGCTAATCTACCCTAGCTCCAAGCCAATCCTGCCTACCTAGCTACCTATCTGTCTCTAGATTTATTCATTATGGCTTTCTGTCTGTATGTTCTAGTATGTAGATTATTGTAAAGGAAGAGAGAGAGTTTATTTTTTAAATGCGGCCCCTAGTAATCTGACCCTTATTGTTATCAGACAAAGCCACCGAGAGGTTAGCGGAGAAATATATGGGGGCGATTGCAATGAATTAAAATTAGGGGCGACTCTTTTCCCTACTAAATTTCCAAGCTAATCCTGCCTACCTACCACCATCTGCTTCTGGGCGACATATTATAATTCTCCCTCTTACTTCTAGTATAAACCTATGGTTATTCTCTATGTGGATTATTGCGAAAAAGGGGAGGGGGTTTATTTTTAAATAGGGGCTTCTCGTGGGGTAGAATTTTAATTGCATTCTTGACCCCTGGTTATAAGCGGAGAAATGTATAGGGGCGAATCCGAGAAATTAAAATTGGGTCCACCACCAACTCTCTGGCGTGTCTAACCCAATCCCCCCAATTCAGCCCACAGCCCTCTGAATTATAATTCACTATGTTTCATTTGGGCTCTATATGTTCTACATATATTGCCACTAATGAATTTTAATTGCGGGCCGAAAAAAAGAAAATAAAAAAATTTTCCCTTTTTGCCACTTACCCCTTGACAAGATTTTTGACATTGATTAAAATGAAAAAAGGAATTTAGGTCTTAGCATTCAAGATCAAGCCCTGACCAAAATGAATGTGCTAGTGATTATGAACTTTATGTTTTAGTCGTATGTCAATTCTTGTTCTAATATCCCGTGACTCGTCCCTCTACAGTTTGTCCTACCCAATCTTCTCATATCGGGCTTTCGCCCTTCAAAGCTAGTGGCCTCACCCTTTTGAAGAAAATTCATGAGCGGAGAAATAAGGGGGCCTTCGTTAATTTCGCCCAACGACAATTCCGAAGTCGCCCCTAAAACCTTGTTGCTTAAAGTAACAGGGTTTCTAGTAATTCTACATCTATTGACCCCACCTATATTTCTCCGCTAATAATCCCATCTTATATCTCCGAAAAAGTTCTGCGACAAACTAATCAGTTTCACCCCTAAGAATTTGATACATAAAGTATCAGTCTTTCTAGTCATATCTATCGTAATAAATCCACACCTAACTTTCTCCGCTTATCAATTTGAACCACTAACTGTATTGCGGGGTATATATATAGTAGTGTTAACCACTTACCAACTATTGGAGTACTCAAGTATGTCAAATATAAAAATAAAAGAGGTTTTGTTAGCCCCTACGGAAAAAGCTAAAACCTTAGTAGCATCGGACCTAAATAAAACCACCACAACTGAAACCGAAATTAAAAATGAATTCGCCCGGTTTCGTACCCTAGTCGATAACGAAGATGGAGCCCCTAAAAATGAGTGATCATTACAAAAGTGCAAATACGACCGAACAAGCCTTCTACGAGATGGTCGAAAAAGTAATGGCTTATCTTGGCCCCAAATATCAATTCAGTTTTCACTCAGCCGAAGATTTGACCCAAGAGGCCCATATCATTGCCCTCACCTTTTTACGTGGCGGTAAGTACGACGGCAAACGCCCCCTTGAAAATATTCTCTTTGTCCACTTGAATAATCGCCTAAGAAACTTTCAACGCGACAATACGGCCCGCTGTGAAAAGCCCTGTGTTGGATGCTCATCTTTTGATAAAAAATTTAAGAGATCGAATAGTGGCTGTTTATCTTTCGACGAGAAGGACAATTGCGAATTATACAGAATTTGGAAGATTAAAAATGACTCAAAGCAATCTATTAACTCCCCTCAAAGTATTTTTGATCCAGGTGTTGAAGATCAGGTTTTTTACACCGACGAATTAACTGAACGTGACGATCTTATCGACATCATCGACTATAAACTTTCAGCCAATCTTCGTTCTCATTTTCTAAGAATGGTTGCGGGCGTTTCGGTGCCGACGACTGTAAAAGAAGAGGTTAGGGGGGCCGTAAAGAAAATTATAATTGAGGATGGGAGGTTCGAGAGTTTGGAGGATTTTTTAAATGGCTAAAGTAGAAAAGAGTGGGCACGACATTCTTAAGGAACATCGTAAGGCTAAGGCGGCGACTAAGGCGGCGGCCAAGGAAGTGGCTATAAAAAATGGTTCTTATAAAAAGTCCGGCCCAATGAGTAAGGCTGAAAGGGAAGAACTTATACGGCTTTTTCAACTGGGCTTTGATGATATTGAAATAGCGGCCCAAATGAATCGGCACGAAACCAATATTAGGAATGTGCGTCAAAAAGAGCTTCTATTGGGTGATGATATTGTACAGGACTCGATTGAAATACAGCGGGCTGTTATTGAATTAAAAAAGCGGCCCGAGTGGAAACAGATTACCCAGGAACTAATGCCCGACGAGTTTTTTATTTTCGAGCACGAGTACGGCAAAATCATGAGTACCCTCGAAGATATTAATATGATTGAAGAGAGTTCGGTTTTCGACCTTGTTAAGTACCACGTTCTTCTGCATAGAAATTTAAAAGAGAAGCGGCGGGTCTTGTCCCAAATGGATAATATCCATAAAGAGATTGATAAGCTCTTGGCTAATATCAATGATAAGAATCGCGAAGATAGTATTAATATGATTCAGCAACTAGAAAACCAACTTAACATTCTCCGCTCATGCCAACAGTCTTCCGGAATCGAATATAAAAATAATTCAGAAAAGATGTTAGACATTAGGAAGAGTTTGAAATCGACCAGAGACCAGCGTATTTCTAAGCTGGAAAACAGTAAGAGACAGAGTTACATCGGCCTCATTGTAGAACTTGGTGAGGAAGATGTTAAGAGGCGTGAGGGCGATTCTATGAAACTGGTTAAGGCGGCTGTTAAAAAACAAGAGGAAATGCTTGGGGCCGAACACCAGTACTCGGACGGTGAATGGGGACGACCAATTCTTACATCGAAGACGGTGAAAAATGGCAAAAAGGCGTAAGAAGGTCTGGAAAAACCCCAGAGAACTTGATGATGAATTATATTGGAAGTGGCGTAACGCGGTTGTAGCCAGAGATGGCAAGCGGTGTCAGCTATGTGACAAAAATTTGGTTCGGACCAAGTTCCACGTTCATCACATAAAAAGGTGGGCGAACTTTGAATATCTTAGATACGACATTAATAATGGGGTCGTCCTGTGTGTGTCATGTCACTCTAGAAGGGTTAACGGAAAAGAGGAATCTTTTGAGCCTCTTTTCATGTCCAAGGTTCTTGCAAATATAAAAAGGACCGGCTCGCCCACAAACATTCTTTTAATTAAATACGGAAAGAAACCAGATGAAATACAAGATAATAAAGGACACGAGGGAGAGGGAGGGGAGTTGGCACTGGGAGATGGACAGTGATTGTTGGGGCACCGAAATAAGAACTCTCAGTACGGGCGACTATACCATAGAGGGTCTTGAGGGGGAGTTCGTTATTGAGCGGAAAAAGAATACGGGCGAATTTGCCCAGAATATAACTCAGGCCCGCTTTAAAAGAGAGTTAGAACGACTAGAGAAATTCAGGTGGCCCTTTTTAATTTTGGACTTCTCTATAGACGACATCCTTAATTTTCCCGCTGATAGTGGTATCCCCGAAAATAAGTGGAAAGATTTACAGGTATCGGCTAAGTTTATCGAGAGTACCCTTTATGACTACCATATAAATTATAAAACAAAAATTATACTGGCTGAAGGAAATGGTAGAAATATCTGTAAGATAATTTTTAAGAAGATGGGCAAAATACTAGAGGGTAGAAATGAATAAAGCCAAGGGTCATAAAAATTACTACATCAAGGTTAAGGATAGGAAAGAGGCTAAGTATGGCCGAATCTTTAAGGTAGATGATCAGAGTAATGATATAGAATATTATGCGTCGTGTTTGGCCACCTATGGTATTGGCTTTGAAGAGACAATGCAACTTTTAAGGGACTCGAAAAACCCCCTAAAAGAATATATTAATTTCGGAGAAGACCCAGGTAAAGATTTACTTAGGCTTTTGAGAGACCCCGATTATTTTCCATTCGCCGCAAAATACTTCTTCGGCATTAATGTTTTGCCGTTTCAGGCCCTTTGGTTAAAGGTCATGTTTGAGCACCCCTTCCCGCTAGTTATTGCTTGTCGTGGTGGATCTAAAACTTTCACAATCGCCCTATACATTATTCTTATGCTCCTATTGTATCAGGGAACAAAGGTGATTATGGTGGGCGTTGGTTTCCGTCAGTCACGTCTTATCTTTGAATATATGGAGAAGATGTATAACTCGTCTCCTATTCTTAAAGACTTGATCGGCAATGATCCTAGTTCCGGAATTAAAAAGTATAATGATAGATGGACCATGACAATTGGGCGATCGGAAGCTTCGGCTATTCCTATTGGTGACGGTAAAAAGATTCGTGGTTTCCGTGCGAATATTGTTATTGCGGACGAATTTCAGAGTCAGAACCCCCAGATTTATGAGGAAGTTATTCAGGGGTTCGGTGCAACCTCAAGTGACCCCTATCAGAATGTGGTCGATTCGGCAAAAAGAAGATTCCTTAAGGAAAGGGGCCTATGGACGCCCGAACAGGAAGAGGTCCATAAATTCGCCAAACGCCCCAACCAATCAATTATTCTAGGTACGGCTGATTATGACTTCGGCCATTTCTCCAAGTATTTTAAAAAGTATACTGATATTATAAATACCGAGGGCGATCCGGAAAAGTTAGAGAGTATTTTTGGTAGGGGCCAAGTCGAGGAGAATTTTAATTGGGAGCACTACGCCGTTATTCGCGTCCCCTATTACTTGTTCCCAGAGGGATTCATGGACATGGTTAACATATCACGCTCAAAACTCTCATTGCCCGAAAACCTATTCGGTAACGAGTATAACGCGGTATTTAGTAAAGATTCAAACGGCTTCTTTAAGATGTCACTTATTCATAGTTGCACTTGTAATGAGCCCATCCAATTACCATCCGGCCCGGTTCAATTTAATCCGATGCTTAAGGGTACTCATGGTTGCAAATATGTTATGGGTATTGACCCCGCTATGTCTCAAGATAATTTGGCCCTTGTCGTATTAGAAGTCCATCCGGACCATCGGCGTGTCGTTTATTGTTGGACCACCAATCTTAAAAAGCACAAAGAGCAAGTCACCAAAGGTCTTGTCGAAGAGAACGAATATAATAGTTATGTCGCCCGTAAAATTAGAACCCTTATGCAGAAATTTGATATTGAATTAATTTCTATGGATAGCCAGGGCGGCGGTAAAAGTATTCTTGAGGCGTTACACGACAAAGACAAATTAAAGGTCGGTGAAGTACCTATTTGGGAAATTAATAAAGATCATATTTTTGGTACGGCAAAAGAAAAGCCGGAAGATGATATGCCGGGCAAACATATCGTTGAGATGGTCCAGTTCGGTCAATCTGAATATATGACCATGAGTAACAATGCGATGAGAAAAGACCTTGAAGACAAGGCTATTCTTTTTCCCTATGTTGACCCAATCACAATGTCTGTCGCATGTGAAGATGATAACTTAAATAAGCGTGAATTTGACACCCTTGAAGAATGCTCTATTGAAATTCAGGAAATTAAAACCGAATTGGCATCGATTGTTGTTACAAGGACTGAAAAGACTGGTAAAGAACACTGGGATACGCCCGAAACAAAAACGCCCGATATGAAAAAGGGTCGTATGAAGAAAGACCGCTACTCGGCCATTATTATGGCGAACTATGCCGCCCGTAGACTTACGCGATTTAATGAGCCCAAAAATGATTTGGCAATCGGCGGTATTCTTGGGCATATGAGCGAGAAAAGTAAAGGGGGCGAAATGTATTCGTCTTGCCCCGACTGGTTTAGAGGGGCGGCCATCCCAACCATTTATAAAAGGTAATCGCCCCAACCCTTTACTTTCTCCGCTTATATCCGGGGTGTATTTAATACTATGCCTGTTACCTATATCCATAAGGATTTTTATAAATGAATAACAAAATACAAGTTATGTCGGGTCAAAGAGATAGGGCGGAATTGTTAACGTGGGACAATGATGCTGATCGTAAGACTATTATGAGTCAGGTGGCCGACCAATTTGATAGATATTTAGACGATGCTGACGGTAATCAAAAACGAGTTCTTGAATCAAACCTTCGTTTTAAAAATATTCTTCCTAATGTCTCTATTAGGGACGCATTTACATCAGAGGATAGGGATTGGTTTCGGCCAAACGAAGCTACACCAACCTATATTAAAGGTATGGTTTCGGCTTGTATGGCGGCCTATGATAAGAATCCGATCGTACATGAAGTTATTGATATGATGAGTGAGCTAGGCAGTCAAGGGATTCGCCTAGTTCATAAAACAAAAAGACATGAGAAGATCTTTAAGTATTGGTTTAAGAAAGTTAATGGTAAAGAGCGTAGTGAGAGATTTCTTAACTTATTTTATAAAGCGGGCCAAGTTCCCTTTTATAGAACAACAGCTAAGCTAAAGCCGACCGATGTTAAGAAAATGTATACTCAAAAAGCTAATGCCGACTTGCAAGGTATTCCTCAGGGTGAAAGTCTAGAAAAAAGAGAGATACCTTGGATTTATACTTTTCTTAATCCGCTCGTCATTGAACCAATCGGAGAAGATTTAGAATTGTCTATTGGTAGAATTCGTTACGGTATTAGAATTAGTGGGTCAATTAAAAAAGCCCTACTCAATCCTAAGACCGCCCAAGAAATCCATATTAAACAATCCCTCCCACCTTTCTCTGCCGACAATATTAATGAAAAGAAAAATATGATTGAATTGCCGCCCGATAAGTTCGGCATTCACTTCTATAAAAAAGATGATTGGCAGATTTTTGCCTATCCGATGACCGCCCCTATTATTGATTCGATCATACAATATAACAAAATGGTTATGGCTGACGCTTCGGCCCTAGATGGTGCTATCTCTAAAGTTCGCGTTTGGAAACTAGGTAGCTTAGAACATAAAATTGCCCCAACCGCCGGATTGCTTTCAGCTTTTAATGATCTTTTAATGAATCAGGTTCCTGGGGGCGTTACCGACATTGTTTGGAACGACGCTATTAGCTTAGTTGAAACTGAGTCGGACGGTCACCAATTCCTTGGTAGTGAAAAATACCAGGAATGTAAGTCTATGATTTTTTCCGGACTAGGTGTACCGCCGTCGTTAGCGGGAAAATCTGGGGGCGGATTAACTAATAATTTTATTTCTACCAAAACCCTATTAGAAAGACTTAAGTATGGCCGGGACGCCCTAACACGTTTTTGGGAAAAGGAAATTGAACTTTTCTCTAAAGCTATGGGGATTCCTACGCCCGCCCAGATCGTTTTTGATTATATGTCACTTTCTGATGAATCCGCCGAAAAAGCCCTTTGGATTCAGTTGGTAGATAGAAATATAATTAGTGTTGAAACCCTACAGGAAAGGTTCGGCCTATTGCCAGATATCGAAGCGAGTAGGGCAAAGAGAGAGTATAGGGGCCAAGTCGATGGTAGGTTTGCACCAAAAGCCGGTGCCTATCCTGACGCAAATCCCCAACTTACCCTTACTAAAATTGCCCTTCAAAATGGCCAGATTACCCCAAGTGAGGCTGGTCTTGAACTAAATGAACGTGCTCCCGGCGAAGTTTCCTTACTTGATCTTCAAAAGGTGAGGAGTGAAGATTTAAATAAGCCCGTTGGTAGGTCCGGCCAAGGTCGCCCCGTAAATAGCAAGGATAGTTCAAAGAGACCGCCCAAAAATGTCAAGCCCCAAACGTCGAAGGCTTTCATCGATGCGATGTACGAGGGACGCGAGAAATATAACAAAATCGCCCCTATACTTTTCTCCGCTTATGAGAAAATGGGCACACTCGGTTCCCAAGAAGGTAAAATTAATTGCGAAAAGATGATATTCGCATCTTTAATGAATATTGACAGTCAAGAGATTACGTCCGAATCACTTAAGTGTATTTTACTTAAAGATACTTCTATTGCTGACACAATTTTTGATCAGTGCTTATTATCTAACTATACAGAAGAATTTAAAGATAGTTCTAACTTACAAGGTTTGATTTATTCTATTATAAAAACGGGAGAAGAATAATGGCATTAATTGTCGTGACCATAGACACTAAGGCGGAGACTCTTTCAGCTACTATCGATGGTGCGGAAGTTCCCAATCTTTATAGCGTCTCGGCCTATAGGTATAAAGAGTATGGTAGTGACGAAGAAGAAGTTTCGGTTAGTTTAAATTCAAGTGAAAAGGTTGGTGACACTACTAAGACACAAACGATTTACGCAACAGTTATTAATGACGGTATAAAAACTCTATCCGCCTCTAGAGATAATAAAACCAACCTAAAGAAAGACTTAAGTTCTTTTTTCAGAAAGGACTAATAGATGGCTAAGGTTTATAGATACGAACATAAAGATGGGCTAGGGGACATAATCTCTAGCCGATCTAGTTTAAATATTATGGCGAGTATAAGGCCAAGTTTAATTACGGAAGCCCCAAAAGAATTGCTTGCTTCTAGAACTAAAAATGATTTTCTTTTAGCAGAAACCCTTACCTTTTCCGATGTTTATCCAGTTGACGCTATTCTTGTTAGCACTGGTAAAAATTTGAACGATGTTTATTTTACTCATGAAGATCTTTGGGCCGCTAGAAATACGGGTAAAGATAAGCCATTTAATTTAAATCATAATGAATTCGACATTATCGGACACCTTAATTGTTCTTTCCCAATCGACGATGAATTAAATCTAATTAATGACGATACAATCTTAGCTGATTTGCCAGAAAAGTTTCATCTTCAATCGAAGGGCGTCATTTATAGAAACTGGCGTGACAAAGATAGAAAAGACAAGATTGATAAAATCGTGGGCGAAATTCCCGAAGATAAATGGGCCGTCTCAATGGAGTGCCTTTATGATGAGTTTGATTACGCGGCTAAAAAGCCCAATGGTGTATTTAATATCATAGCGAGAAACGACGAAACGTCTTATCTCACCAAATACTTAAAGGTCTTTGGGGGCACTGGTCAGTACGACGGACACACTGTTTGCATAGTACCTAGAAAGTATATTTTTTCAGGCCAGGGCTTAACAGATAATCCCGCAAATCCAGATAGTGTTATTATTAATTCTACCGCCAGTATTTCACCAAAAACATCTGTACTAATAAGTTCAATCGGAGACACATTAATGGAATCACCAGAATTAAAAGAATTGCAGACTATAAAGGCCGAATTTGAGGCATTAAAAAATAGTCTAGCTAATAAAGAAAAAGAAGATCTTACCGCTAAAGTTGGTAAGCTTGAAAACGAACTTGCAACTAAAGAAACTGTAATTGAAACTCTTAAAACAGAAGTTGCTACTTATAAGACAACTGTACAGACTTTAGAAAGCGAAAAGGTTGACCTTAACAAAACCATTTCTGATGTTAAAACGGAAGTTGCTACTCTACAAGCTTCAAAGATTGAAGATACCCGTCTTAATACTCTATTATCTGCCGGTTTTAATAAAGATAAAGCTAGTGAGCTTGTCGCTAAGTTTAGCAAGTTAGATGAATCTACTTTTAATGACTTGGTTGAAACTATTAAGCCACTTGAAGCATCTATATCAACACCTGTTGTTGAACCTAAAGTTGAAGAAGTTAAAACCGCTGTAGCTGCAATTGAAAATGCTGAGCCAGAAGCGGCCCCAATCAATCCAACCGAAAACACTAGCAAATTCACCGAACTTAAAACTTCGGTTGCAAGTTTCCTAGGTTCTGCGGAACCTGTTAACCGTAGCAAAGCTAAAACTAAAACTAAGTCAAAGTAATTAAATCGGAGATATAGAATATGGCTCTTAAAGGTGATCGTCTAGTAATTCAGGAAGATATTAGCTTTTTCTGCAACTCGGTTTCAACCCGTGGTGGAATTGCTTCTATCGTAACGGCTGGTAGTGGTGCTGCTCTAGATCAGGCTAATGCCGCCGTAGCTTATGCAAATAACTCTTCGGGTTCTTATCCAATTGGTATGTTAATGAATGATTTCGTTAACTACGACCTAACCAAACAGCACATTAACTTCCACAAAGATGAAACCCAGATTGGTGGTAAGGCAAACCTTATGCGTAAGGGTTGGGCTGTAACAAGTAATTATTCCGGAAGTCCTACAGGTGGTGCTAAGGCATATCTTGGAAGTTCGGGCGTTGCGACACCTACCCAAGCTTCGGCCCTTATTAATCCTCCTGTCGGCCAGTTCCTTAGCTCGCCCGACGAAGATGGTTATGTCAAACTTGAAGTTAACTTACCACAGTAATCAAATATAATTTGGAGATATAAATATGGCTCGTAAGCGTTATGATGAAAGTAAAATCACTCAGGAAATGCGTGATGTATTGAAGGCCACCTATTTTAAAAGTGGTTCCGCCCGTCAAGTCGAGGAAGCTAAAGAACTTTTAGCTAGTATGCTTGGCGACCAACTTCGTATGGGTATTTTTCCTGGTGATATCACTTCCGATATCTTTACCAAAAATACCTTTCAGCCCGGTATTGCTATTGAATACCCATTAGATCCTATCGCCCCCGGTACGGAAAAAGACTATGTTGCTTATACCGTTCCTCGTGTTGGTATGATTCCTAATAAATATATCGAAGGTGATTACCTAATGGTTCCAACCTACGTGGTTGGTAATGGTATCGACTGGTCCGAAAAGTACGCTCGTGACGCCCGTTGGGATGTTGTCGCTCGTGCTATGGAAATTCTTGAAGCTGGTTTCATCAAGAAACGGAATGATGACGCTTGGCACCTTTTAATGGCCGCTGGTGTTGACCGTAACGTAGTTGTCTACGATTCGGACGCGATTCAGGGTCAATTCTCTAAGAGACTTATTTCTCTTATGAAGGTTGTGATGAGACGTAACGGTGGTGGTAACTCGACCTCGGTTGAGAGATTTAAGCTTACCGACATGTTCATTTCGCCAGAAGGCATTGAAGACATGCGTAATTGGAATCTTGATCAGGTTGACGAATTTACCCGTAGAGACATTTTCTTGGCCGAAGACGGTTCCTTTAACCGTATCTTTAGTGTTAATCTTCACGACATCGACGAACTTGGTGAAGATCAGGAATATCAAAACTTCTATCAGACTGATTTAGGTGGTGTCCTACAGGGTAGTGATGTTGAATTAATTCTTGGTCTAGACCTTGAAACTGTTGACGCATTTAAAAATCCAATCCTAGAAGAAGTCAGTCTACGTCCGGACGACAGTCTACGTAGAGCACGTAAGCAGGGTTGGTGGGGTGAAGGCGAACATGGTTTCGCTATCACTGACAACCGTCCGATTATCCTAGGCTCTTACTAAGAAGATAAGCGGAGAAATAGGTAGGGGCGGCCTTAAAATCGCCCTAATCCTTTACTTTCTCCGCTCATGCTTTCAAACATTTTTATTGGGGCGGCGGCGAGTGTTCGACGCCCGCCCTTTTATTTTTGGAGGTACTATGGCTTGGCAAGATCAAATGGCTCTAGAATTTAGATATATGATTAATGATCTAGGTTCGCCCCCAACCTATTCCGATGGTCGCGTTCAACAATTATTAGTTGTAGCTGGTCTTCAAGCTAGTAGGGAAATAACTTTTAATCAAACATATACCTTCGACATTGTTGCAACTGGAATTACGCCAGATCCAACTATTACAGATACGTTTGATCCGGACTTTACTGTTTTAACTTGTTTAAAAGCGGCCCAAATCCTCAGTAATTCTAAATTAAAATCTAGTGCGGCTGGAATTATAGTTAAGGATATTGGGGGCTCTACGGTTGATACGACGAAACTTCAGGATGCCCTAAAAACCGAAGCATCATTGGCTAATCAATTATATGACGATGCTCGTTTACAATATACAATTGCCACTAGGATGAATGGTAGGGCGATTCTTACACCTTTCAGAGTTGGATATTATGCGAACGGCTTTTTTGCCGGTCAAAGACGCGGTGCTTTTCAATATTTGGGATTTTTACCGTAAGGGGGTCATATGGGTGCTTTTGATTTTATAATTTCCCAGAAAGCCCAATTACTTCAATACGTTAAAGATGAACATGATCTTTTCTCAAAGACTTGTCGCCTTTATTATCCATCCATCATAGTGGATTGCTCAACCTGTGCAGATGCCCTAGCTGCCGCATCCGATGAAAGTGTAAGGTCATCTAGCTTTTATTTACATGGCGGACAAATTAATTCCCTTGGAACCTGTCCGTCTTGCGGCGGTACTAATAGTATAGCTCAAGAATCTAGTGAAGATATACAGATGGTTGTAGTTACTAATCTAAAAAAATGGATTCCAAATGGGAATGTTAATGTAAGAATTCCGGACTCAAGAATATTAACACGTGGTAAAATAGAAGATTTTCCTAAAGTTCAACAGTGTAACAGGATGGTCGTTCAGCCCGAATTACAGTCCGAACAAAAATTTTCTTACCTTCTTTCTTCTGAGCCAATAGATCAAAATGGTTTTTTCAAAGATAACTTTTTTAATTGCTATTGGGATAGGTCATGAATGATATAGGACTACAGTTAGTTTTTGATTCGTCAAAATTAGCGGAAAGTATAGGGGCGGCTTTTGCGAAGAAAATTAATGGGGCGATTTCCAAGAGGCGGCCCATCATATCAGAACGCTTTAAAGCGTTAGTCGAAACCCTCATAAAAGAGTCGCCCACATACAACTCACTTTTAGGACAGGGCGTCAATAATTTACAGGCCCAAATGGGTTTGATTTCGCCCCGACACATTCTTGATAGACTCTTAGTTGTAATTAAAAATAGTCTAGAGATAGACTTTATTCCATATACTATTTCTACGCTAAGCACTGGTGGTAAATTTTCTTTTTCAATTTTAAAATCCGACTATCAGGATTTGTTCGTCATCCCCAATACTTCATATAAATCGAATTCTTATACGATCAATTGGTTAGAGTGGCTTTTAACTCAGGGTGACAGGATCATAGTTGTAGACCATCATATTTTATATACAAGCTTAGTTCCTTCTAGATCACATCAGGCCGTTATGATTCCTGGCGGAACATGGCGAGTGCCACCGGAACACGCGGGTATGCCCGGCTATAACTTTCTAACAAAAGCCCTTGACATAAAAACGATTAAGGAAAGATTCGGAAAAATACTATTAGAAGAAATTAAGAAGGGGGCGTAATGTCATATCCATTTACGCAAATAAAAGGGACGACGGAAATAGGTGATGTTGGGTTTGAACAGAATCTTGGCTTAAACCTTGTCGACTTCCTAAATTGGGGACTTTTGAATATAGGTGGTTTTAGTAATATTACCCTAAGTACTTCTGGTGCATATGGTAATAACGGTAGTGTAATGAGACCAGTACACGATCCTAATTTTACAGATAATACTATTTTTGAGGGCTTTAAGGAAAATTGGGTTTGGGAAGCTAAGGCGTCTGGGGTGAGTTTTGATTATCCCGTCCACCCAATTAATATAAGTGGTATCTACCTTAATAATACTTTTCTTCCATTAGCTACCACTGGACCATACGCCTATAAGATTAATTATCCCCTAGGTCGTATTATTTTTAATTCCCCTATACCAGCCTCATCAACTGTTCAGGCCGAATATAGTTATAGAAATGTATCTATCCAAACAAGTGATTCGCCGTGGTTTAAGCAACTAGAATTTAATTCATTGAGACTAGATGATCCTTCAATGAAACTAGCCGCCTCGGGAAGTAGAAATACGCTTGGACAAACTAGGGTTCAAATGCCAGCAATCATAGTAGAGGTTGTAGGGCGAAACTCAGCGAGACCCGCGAATGTTGGGGGTGGGCACTTTGTAAAAGAAGATGTTTTATTTCATATTTTTGGCGAATATAGTTCGGATACCAGGACTTTAAAAGATATTATTTGTAATCAAAAAGATAGTACAATTTACTTATATGATCGTAATCTTGTAGCTAGGTCCGGGGTGTTTCCATTAGGTTGGGACGGTGTATTTAATAATAACGCTTTTACTTATCCAGAGATGGTAAATCCTCAACCCGATGGCTTTAGGTACAAAAGACTTGTGTTCGATAGAGTGATAGCTCAAGATCAAACAGCAACGCCCTTTTTAATGACTGCTACTATCAGGGCGACATTAGAAATAGACTTTCCCGAATTTTAAAATAGGAGCATGTTAATGGCCGCTAATAATAGAATTTTCTTTGCCTGTCTTGCGGCAGGCATTGCTAAAGACGGTAGCACTAGCTACACCCGCCTACAGGGTTTACAGAGTATTGGTATGACTACCAGCTTTAATCTTGAACAGGCTTTTGAAATTGGTCAAATTCAGATTTTTCAAAACATTGAAAATATTCCCGACATCGAAATTAATCTTGAAAAGCTTTTTGATGGTACTGCCCCGATGTTCTTACAGGCTACCAATGGTGCCCCAAACGGAACTTTAGCGGGTAGATCAAACGCTAGATGTAGTTTTGCTATGGATATTTATGCCGATACTCAAACTTCCGCTTCGGGCGTTCCGATTAGTGAAGTTATTGTTTCCGGTGCTTATCCAAATTCAACTGCTTTTAGTTTCCCAGTACAGGGTAATTTTAGTGAAACACTCAGCCTTATCGCAAATAATAAAGTATGGACAACTGGTGTTGGTAGCTTTGTAAACGCAAACACTTTCCCTGGAAATGAAGTTCCTCTTGCTATCGGTGCTTCTGGTGGTATAAATCGTAGACAGCACTTAGTTTATGCTATTCCTGCTACGATCACTACTTTAGATGCGAATAATCAAGTCGCGGTAACATTTGCTAAGCCCGCCACCATTCTTCCTCCGGATATTGATGGTATTACGGCGAGTGGAACTAACCTAGTCAACTCGGCTGGTTTTTATAATGCCCACATTCAAAGTATTTCTGTTAGTACTGACCTTGGTCGTACCCCAATCTATCAACTTGGTAATAAATCACCATATGTTAGATATGTTCAATTCCCAGTTCAGGTTCGTTCGGAAATAGAAACGATTGGTACTCAGTGGGATAAGATTTCGGCTACGGAAGCCGGTGTACAGACTTATGGAAATAACCTTTTGCCACGTACGATTAAAATTGCTTCTCAAGAAGGTACTTATATCGACCTTGGAACGCAAAATAAATTGCAGTCCGTAACAATGGGCGGTGGTGATACGGGTGGTGGAAACGTAACATTTAAATATAGCTACATTACTTTCAATGATTATACTGTTCTTCACCCACAAGATCCGGGTGGTCTAACTAGTTAAGGATTATTTTTATGATTAAAGAACTTGAAGATAGGGTTAAGCACCTAGAAGAAGAAATTGCTAAATTAAAAAATATTGTCAAGCCCGACCATATCTCTATTGGTAATGATAAGTATAGGATAGATATACAAGTGACTGCCGGACTTGCCGGAATATGGGTTACTGAAAATAATAAGAATGGTAAAGGGGCTATGCTATCAGTTTGCGACAGAGAGGGACCAGTCGTGGGCGTAAGAAGTGAGCGTTGCACAAAAGGTAACGATATTTGCTTAATAACAGATAAAGATAAGTATACTGGACTAATTCAGGTTTATACTGATGGCGTTCATAGTTTTTTACCATAATTTAGCTGAGAAAATAGGGGGCCTCTTAATGGGGCCTTCTTTATTGCCAAGGTGATGCAACTGGAAAGACATACTTGCCTTAGAAGCAAGTTCTTGGGGGTTCGAGTCCCTTCCTTGGTACTGAATTAAAATTGGCCCTAGTTACATTAAGTATCATCTTTATTTTAACCTACTGGTGATATAGCGAACAGGCTAGAGTTATTCGCCCCACCATATTTCTCCGCTCACGTATTTAGGTATGGGTAAACTTTAAGTACTGAGATAAACTAGGTAACCATAAGCATAACTCTTATAGTGTAACTTTTATTTTTGTTCGTAAGCTTTATCATATGGGTAATACCTCTTATTCATTTTACTCTTAGGTAAAAATCTTGTCAAGGGGTAGGAATTGTTTTTAGGAAATTTTCTCAAACTTTCTTTTTTCGGTACTATATTTACGGAAAACAAAACTCTAACAAAAGGTGGCTATGGAACAATATGAGAAAAGTTATTACATATCCCGGATAGTTAGTGGTCAGTTTCGGTACTATATAGATAACAAAGAATTTGTAATTCGTAATGTTAGTTTGGAAAACCAGTATTTGGCCGAAGAACTTTTTAGGTCAATACTAGATGGTGGAATAAAAGATGGGTTAATGTCAGAAGATGACGTGCTTAACTTTTTAATTGATCAGGGAATTTGGACGGTAGAACAGCAGGAAAGTTTTTCAAAAATCGAAAAGGATATTGAAGAATTCAAAGTACAGATTTTCAAATCAAAATTTCGGTCTGACGAGAGAAAGCTTCTTAAGTTTAATCTCGCCCACTTTAGAAATTTACATTCTGAACTTTACTCAGTCCGACACTCCTATGATCATCTCTCCGCTATGGGTCTAGCTCAAACGGCCCGCTATAAATATTTAACAGCATGTTCTATTTATTACAAAAATGGTAAGCCCCTCTGGTCTAAACCATCTAGTAATTATCGTGCTAATAAATATAACTACATTATAGACGAAACACTTTCCTCATTATCTAAGAATAGAATTAGTGAATCAACTTTTAGAGAGTTGGCACGTACCGATCCGTGGCGTTCTATTTGGGGATGTAGGGAATCGGCGGGACTTGGCCTATTTGGTAAGGCCGCCTCAGAGTTAACCGAAGAACAGAGGGTGTTATCTTTGTGGTCTTTAACCTATGACAACATTTTTAATTCGCCCGAAAAACCTGACGCCAAAACTGTTGAAGATGACGATGCCCTTGACGGGTGGATTATATTACAACAACGTAAGAGTAAGGTAGAGGAAAAAGAAAGATTCAAGATTGATAATGAGAAGATAGCTAACTCGGATGAAGTTTTTATTATTGCCGACAATATCGAAGATGCTCGCGAGATAGAAGAACTTAATTCCGATATGGGTAAAATGCTCAAACGACAAAAAATGAATATGGTTCAAACACGCGGTACAGTCAATGAAGCTGACTTTCCAGAGGTCCAGCAAAAATTTGCTTTAGCCGTTAATCAATTTATGACACGACATGGGGGACATTAATGGATGCTTATAACAGGCTTTGTGAAGATATTAGGGGAAAAATGCAGTTAGCTGCACAGTACGACAAGGTTGAAAAAAAACAAGTTCAACAGGTGTACAATGAGGGATCTAAGAAGAATTTAAAATCAAGTACGACCAAAAGAATCAGGACGACCTTTATAGGTATTATTGATAAAGTAGAGAAGTCTATAGGCGACTTATGGGGGTTTGGTCTTCACCAAAGAGATTGTACGCCAGAGCAATTAAAATTTAGGGCGAGATGGGAAGAACTCCGAAATGATATTCTTAATCATGGAAACCATCAAATTCGGCTAAATAATTCAGAAGTTGACGAGTACGAAGTAACCTGGAAAAGAATTAGAAATTTACCAATTGTTCCACTAGACAAGTAAGGAAGTATCATGACCAACAACAAGAATGTCAGATTTTTTAAAGCTACGCAGGATTCAAAGGAAGTTGACGTAGAGGTTCGTGTCCCAAGTCAAAAATTGGCTAACGATGCCGGTAAGGTTTATAACGGGGCTTGGACCAATGCCGTTAAGTCGGGCAATTATATTTTGCAGTCCCGCGTTAATGATCTTGCAAAACAGGCCGGTCTTTTAACTGAGGAAGTTGAGACAAAGGTCACGGAGTTAGCGGAGAAATTACTAGGGGGCGAACGAAAGTTAGCTAAGGGCGGAATTCCGCTTTGGGGCCTTGATAAAGAGTCTGGCCAATCAGTGGCGATTCAGATGATTAGGGACCGTAGCGAACGACTTGGCTATATTATGGTTACGAGCGATTTCTATGAGAGAACAGCCGAAGCTTTCGCAGAAGCCACGCGATTTAATTATATTGTCCCCCGTATCACCTTTTACTCAGAAGACGGCGTTTTAGTTTTTAAAGATGAGAACGATTACTTGGCCCGAATAGATGAAGATATTGCACAGAAGGCGACTCTCGAAGCCCAGATCCTTTTATATGGTGATAGCTCCGAAGGCGTTAAGACCCGCGTTGAATATAAATTTTTGACCGACCACAAAATGGTTGATGATAAAATGCGTCTAATTAATAAAGAGGGCCACCTTATCAATCTTATCGGAAAACGCATCGACGAAGATGGCTATTTACTGAATGACGATGGTAAGAGAGTCGACGACAAGGGCAACTTATTAGATGAGAAGGGCGACTATCTAGTAGAGTTCGTACCGTTCACGGACTAAGTGTATTTATAATTATAAAGATGAGCGGAAAATAGGGGAATCGCCCCCTATAACTTTCTCCGCTTACTCTTTCAGATTTTGGGCTTTATACCCAAGGATATCATAGCCATGTCGCCCTTATTCACTTAGGGGTGTGCATGGCTTTAATTTTATAAATGGAGAATGAATATGGCAGATTTCGATATTGTTGGGCAACTGAAACTATTGCCACCGGCTAATCTAAAATCTATTGCTAATGCTATTTCTAAGTCTTTAAGTGGTCTGAATGGTAACATAGGAATTAAGATTGCTCCGGGGCTTGATGGTGAATTAAATAAGGTTAGGGGTAGTTTAGGTAAACTTGAAAGCGGTTTTGCTAGTGCGGCCTCACAGGGTAAGAACCTGGGTGCGGTTTTAGATGATTTAGCAAAATCGGTAAGGGGATTTAGTAAGGCGGCTTCTGCTAATAATAATTCTGCAAAGAAAATAAAAGGTATATCGGACGCGGCGGCTGGAGCTAGTACTGAATTAAGTTTATTTGAAAAGCGTGTTAAGAGCACGGCTTTAAGCTTTGCTGCATATGTTGGTATTGCACAAATTTTTAATCGTATTGCGGACGCTGTTGGTGTTGCTGTTAGAGAAAGTATTAACTATCAGGACGAACTTGTTAAGTTAAAACAGGTCGGTGGTGATTCGGCTACGTCAATTAAGTCTGTAAGTGATGAGGTTGTAAGACTTTCTACATCTTTGGGCCTAAACTCTAGTAATTTAATTAAAGTTGCATCGACATTAAGACAGGCGGGTTTGTCTGCCGAAGAAACTAAGAAGTCTCTTGGTGGTTTGGCTAAGGCGTCTTTAGCACCATCTTTTACTGATTTTAATAATGCTACGGAAGGTTTGATTGCTTTAAAGGGTCAGTTTAGTATTCAGGCTAAAGATTTTGAAAAAGCACTCGGTTCTATTAATGCGGTTTCTAATAGATTTGCTGTTGAGTCTAACGACTTAGTTACGGCTATTCGTACTGCTGGTGCGTCATTCAAACAGAGTGGCGGCGAATTAGAAGAATTCCTTGGTCTTTTTACATCTATTAGACAGGCGACTCGTGAAGATCCGGAAAGTATCGCAACTGGTCTTAAAACCATTTTTTCTAATCTTCAAAAATCCGATACGATTGACAAGATTAAAGAACTCGGGATTAGTTTACGCGATACGGAAGGTAATTTTGTGGGGGCCTATCGTGCGTTCGGACTATTGTCGGCGGGTCTTGAAAAACTTGGAGATAAGAGCCAACAGTATTTCGATATTGTTGAGAAGATCGGTGGCGTTAGACAGATTGGTAAAATTATTCCTGGTTTGAAGAACTTTGCTACGGCTCAGGAAGCTGTGAATATTGCGAAACGTGGTACAAACTCTTTGGACCTTGCTTCTATTCAAGCACAAGAAAAGCTTGAAGTTAAATTAATTAAGGTTAAGGAACAGTTTGAGGAAATTTTCAAAATAATTATAAATTCTAAACCTATTCAACAATTTGCTGACCTTGTTCTTAATTTAGCCACAGGCTTAAATATATTAGCAAAAAGTTTACAGGGCGTTCTTCCGGGATTACTTTTACTTGGCGGTTTGAAATTAGGGTTAGGTGTTGCTGGCGTTGGTACAAATATTTATAACAACATTACTAAACGTGCTCATGGTGGATCTATTCCCGGTAGCGGTAACGCGGACAATATCCCCATTCTTGCTACTCCCGGTGAATTCGTAATTAAAAAGGACTCTGCTACTAAATTAGGGAGACGTAAGTTAGATTATTTAAATGATCATGGTGACATTCCTCACTTTGCCGAAGGTGGCGAGGTAAGTAAGAAGGATAGAGAAAAACAGAGAATAAAAAGAATCAAAGAGCGACAGTCTAGTGTTGTTGATCAAAAAAATTATGAAGAATTACAGATCTTGGCTAAAAAGGAAAAAAGACAAGAATATATAGATGGGGTTAAAAACTTTTTTACAACAAATGTAAATAAGGTTGGTAACTATACTTCTAATAAGATACAAGATGTAAAATCTTTTATTGATAATGATAATAGGTTGGATATTATAAGTGGATTCACGAGGGAAAAAATTAATGATGTTAAAGATATTGGTAACAATATTAAATCAAAGATTCCTGGATTCATAGGGGAAAGAGTTAGTGATGTTAAAGATATCGGCGATAATATTAAATCAAGGATTTTAAAACCTGGTAAAATTGATTTATTTAAAAAGAATTATGTTGATAAGGAAAGTGGAAAACCATATAGCAAAGATTTTGTTAGAAATATAGTGGACGCTAAAACTCCTGGTACAGCTAGGTATAATAAATTTAATAAGCCGCTGGATGATATTGATAAAAATCAGCTTAGTGGCGTTAATCTCAATCCCAATAGTGTTTTTTATAAATTAAAAAATGCTGGTGTTAATTTTCCAGTAGATCCTAGTAAATATATTAATGGCATACAAGAGTTACCGCTCGACGGTGCAAAAGGTTCATTTTCTAGAAAATCTAAGGTCATAAAAATTGATTCTGGCTTACGTGGTAATGAAAGATTACCCATATTAGCTCATGAAGCTGCTCACGCTTTCGACTTTAGAAATAATTCTAAACCTACAGATACACCCGAAAGTTCTAAAAAGGGTACTATTGAAAAGAAAATTACTGACGCTAATTTCTCCAGTTATCCTCAAGAAAAATATGATAGATATAAAACTAAGTACGAGGATAGATATGATAAAACTGTAGGTATTCCAAGTAATAAAAAAGAATTTAAAGCAAAGCAAAGATCTGTTAACGAGTCATTAAGGGGCGAAATATTTGCTAACGCTATTGAAAACTATGCGGGTAATAATATTTCTGGTAATTCTGGTGCGAATAAAACAAAGACAGGTAAACTTGTTGGAAAACTATTTGATAGAAAAAATTCTGAAATTGAAAAAAATGAAGAGTTAACTTTATTAAATAGAGCTTTTCAAGAAGAGGTTATTTTATTAAGCAAGGGTAAATCAACCGAAGAGGCTTATTATAAGGCTAAGCAAAGGGTTACTAAAGAACTTGAACATCGTGCTTCACAAAAAGATGTTCCTTTATCTAAACCTTTAGTTAGAAGTACGCCGGGGGAAATTTTAAATTTAAAACGAATTAAAGATGAAGCTATAGCAGCAAGCTTATCAAAAGAATCGACCTCTACTAATACTTTTGGAATGTCAGATTTTGATAAGTCAAAATATGCTGGCAAGAATAAAACTAAGAGTAATGATACTATTGTAGATAAACAGGATAAAGATTGTGTTTGTGATGATAATAGTACTGGTAGTAGATCAAAGAAATCAAGGAGATCAAAAAACGGACCCAGCGGACCCAACGGGCCGAACGGACCCGGTGATAACGGTCAATATATTGATTCCGCAGTTCCGACAGTTGGTAAAAACCCTGGTTCTAAATTTAGTAAGATCGCTACAACAGCTGGTGCTTTGGCTACTGTTTTTGGTCCTAGCCTAGCAGAAACTTTTACCGGCACAGCAGAAAAGCCAGGTGTTTTTGGTACAGGTGGTGCTAAAGCCGGAAAAGTTGTTGGTTCCATTATAAGTAGTGTTGGCCAAGGTGCGGTTGCCGCTGGTGCTATTGGTGGACCCACAGGATTAGTTGTCGGTGGGCTAATTGGACTTGTAGGTGCTATTATCGGTGCCAAAAAGGCCGCTAGTGAATTTGATGAAGAATTAGCTAAAATAAATCAATCTAAATCAATTGAAAATTTCGATAAGAGTATTGAAAAATTCTTAGTTAGTAAGGGCGATTTTGGAAGTAAGGAAAATGTAGATTTTACCGATCTTATTGCTAACACTAAAAAGTCGCAAGACTTGCAAATTAAAAATAACATCTTGTCTAAAAATGTGACTGGTGGTGGAACATACCTTGAAAGACTTAGTGATCCGATTGGTCCTTTTAAAGAGGCGGGTAAGGATACAGTCAACTTTGGAAAATATATACTTCAATCACTTTTAGAAAGACATACGAGTGATAAGGGTGGTATAGTTGACAAGGGCTTTTATGATAGTCTTTCCCCTGGACAAAGTGAAAATCAGAACGCTATAAATAATAGCACTATCACTAAATATGGTAATATCGATAATACCAAATTAAAAGAAATTATTACGGAAGGTCAACCTGTCGCCGAAAGATCTCATGCTGTTTTTGATCAACTATTAAAGACGGATAAAGTTGGTAATTTTGATAAGTTTACTAATAGCAAGGTTGGAAAAAATATTATCGAAGGTATAACTGCCGGTAGTGCTGATCCAACCGATAGTAGCGGCGTATCTTCTAGGGCGGCGAAAGCTGGTCTAAAGAAACAATTTGAAGAAGCTCAGGCCGCTAAAACTATTACGAATACGGTTCAAGTTCTTAATTTACAATTTTCTAAGGCTGCTAGTTTTATTTCAAGATTTACGGACGCAGTAGAACATTCGACCGATGATTTAAATAAAAGTTTTTCTAATCTTTCTTTTTCTAATTCGGCTCTTACGGGACAGGGTGGAAGTGGAAATGTTAAATTTGGTGCTAATGTTTTAGGTAATAATGGTCAAGAAATCAATGCTTTTGCTGGTCGTGGTGGTTTTATTGAACACGCTAAGAATCAGTTGCCCGATACTGTAGAGCAACTTATTAGAGATTCCGAAGCTAATCCGACTAGGAGTGTAACTCAGACAAAATCGGCCAGACAGGGAATTTTAATTAAGTCTGGAATTAATGGACCGATTGGCCAAAATATTCTTGCTAATATTGATGATCATGAAAAATTTAGCAATATTAAAAAACAGGCTAAGAACGGCGAATTTGATAAGATTACGGATGAGTTATTAGGAAGCTTTAACCATTATAATGACAAGTTCTCTAAGATTACGGCGAATTTAGAAAAGGCTGGATCTGACTTAACTCAGGGTCTTGATATTATTGCTTCTAATCTTAGTAGAATTGATGCCGAACTTGATCAGAATAATGGTATTCAGGTTGGTAATTTAAGACAGAAGGCTAGGATCGATACGGAAAATGCACAGACCAATTTTGGTAATGTGGGCTTTTCAAATAAATTACCAGTCGTTACGGCATCTCAGCTATTTGGTGGTAAGGGTAGGGGTTTTGGATTAGATACGAGTCGCGAACAGACTGACATCGACCGTATTTCTTTACAAGACCTTAATGCTCCATTTGTTGAAAAACAAAAAAGATTAACTGGATTTAATACGCAAGATGCTTTCGATCCCCAGAAGATTGGGGCAAAATTAAGAAGTGATCAGGATAGTTTGACTAATGCACAGGCTAGGGTTGCCGCTAATCAAAACTCACCCGAAGCTGGTGCCGCCGAAGCTACTATCCAGGCCGCTTCCGAAGTAACTAAATTCAGTAAGTCAGTTGCCGATGGTATAAAGGCCCTTGAGAATTTAAAAGATACCGCAGCTAGTACGGCGGCGGCTCAAGAAAAATTAGCCCGCGTTAATCAGCAAATTGAGGGTGACGCTAAGTCTAGATTAGGTTCCGCAGAAAGCTTTTTAAATGCTACACCCCAAGAAAGGCGTGAGACTTTAAAAAATCAGAACTTTGCACAGGCCGCTATTAATAATGGTAGTTTTCAAGGTTTTGGTGATAAGCAAATTAAGGGGGCTTTAGCTGGTCTTAATCAGTTGGGAGAAACTAGAATTCAAACGGGCGTTGATGCAAGGGGAAATGCCACCTTTGACTCGGCCCAAAATGTGAAAAACACCTTAATTAAAAATAGCGGTGGAGGATTACAGGATTCTAGAGATCCCGCATTCAGACAGAGAAACGCCCTAAACGGAGAAATTAGTAAGGCTGGTAGTGCCGCCGAACAAGCTTCCAATGTTTTAATTAATAATCTAACCGACTCGAATAATAAATTTTTACAGGGTCTAGAGAGTATATTTAAAACTTATTTTGGAAAAGGTGTTGGTGAGTCTCCACTATCTGGATTAGCAAGAGGAATTACAAGTGAGATGGACCCGACCGCTAGATTACCAGAAACGCCCCCTAACAATCCTGAAAATATAATTCAGAAAAGAAGAAGGGGTCCGGTCAATTTTACGGGGGCCTCAATCGGTAATGACCGATCAAACTTAAGAAACGCCGCCCTCAATGGGGTTAGTTCGGGTATTATAGATAATACTGTGGTGCCCCGAAGAGAACGTGGATTACCTAATTTACAGAAAGGTAAAATTTCAGAAAGACGTGGTTTTAGTACGCCCGACATTCCGGTTGATGCGACAAAACAGGCATCTAATTTCTCGAACCCGACCCTAAACACCTTTGCTTCTTCCGCTAACGCTTTGGCCGACGCACTTAAAACAACTAGTATACCTAGTGAAATTAGTGCGAATGTTAATAGTGTTGTGGATGTAAGATTGAATGGTGCGGAACTTCTAGCTTCTCTTGGACCACAGGTTGAAAAAATTATTAACGAAAGAATATCGGCAAGATTTGCCGAACTATCAGGAAAGGAAGTGGGAGTATAAATGTTATCATATAATGGTTATCGGTTGACACCAGCCCCCCTAGTTAATTACAGAAAGTCATTTTCTAGGGCGGGCGATGAAACAAAATTGGGTGTTAATTATACGATCGTTTTAAATGGTTCATTGATCGCTTGGAGGGGTTCCCCAAACTCCTCCGGCGTTTTTTCTACCGTTGGCGGTGCGGACCTTGCTGATGAAAATATAGCACAGGTTAGTAGGTTAGCGTCAACATCAAGAAAACAGGAAGCTTTAAGGTCGCTTTTTTCACAAGATGGAAAATTATTTCAATACCAATCTCCGGACAATACCTCTACTCCCGTAAGTTGTTATCCAGTTATAAGGGGTGATATTAATTTTGCCGAAGGTATTTGGACAGATAGGAGTGATTATACTATAGAGTTAGGTGTTAATGATTTTATTGATAGTCCATTCTCAGCGGAAAATGATGTGGCGTTTTCGGAAAAAATTGCTTCGGCCACCGATACATGGGAAGTTAATCCCGGCGATACGCCCTATACATATAGCTTAAGTCACAATACTAATGCGGTTGGGCAGACTTATTATTTAAGTGGAGTTAGGCCGTCTTCGGCTTGGGAGTATGCCCGTAGTTTTGTTAATAATCAACTTGGACTTGGATATAACACGAATCCGGGTCTTGGCCTAATCGCAGGATCTTCAGTTTTTGCTAATTCGACCCTTAATTTAACTGGCCTTAACCCCTATAACTATTCTCGTACAGAAAATATTGACGAGTTAGGCGGCTCTTACGGTGTTAATGAAACATGGATTTTGGCGAGTGGTAATGCGGTTGAAAACTATACGGCCAATGTTACTAATGCTTTTGAGGGTAGTAATTTTACTCAGTCAGTTTCGATTCAGGGTCAGATCAAGGGACTTTACGTAAATTTAAATGATTACGTCACACGTTTTACGAATGCCAAGTTGTATTATGATAATTATGTGGCGGGTCAATTATTTACTCGTGCGAGTGGGTTAATTTCTTCCGGCATTAATTTAAATAATCTCCCCTCCGTTTCTAACATCGATTATGACCCCACTAACGGTACGGTCAATTATAATACAAGTTATGATAATAGGTCAACCGGAACAAGTGGAACAAGGATGGAGTTAAGTGTCGTAAGAACTCAGTCCCTAGAAGATTATATAATTACGGTTAAAGTCGACGGCAATATTATTGGTAGATCGTTCAGCGACCCAACCACTAAACTTGCAACCGCCCAATACGCCTTTGATCAACTTGTGGCGGCGAGCGGCTTTTATAATTACGCCACACAATACTCAAAGGTTTCGGGCCTTATGCCGACGCCCGCCGATGCCTCACAGTCAGAAGACATTATTAATGGCTCAATTAACTTTTCCTTCACCTATACGAATCGCCCCCTAGACTCTGTTATTGAGCAATATGAAGTATCTAAGAGTTTTGACAGAGGCGATGGCGTTACAAAAGTGTCGGTCAATGGAAATATTATAGGGCTTGCGACAAATATTTATTCGGTTGGCGTTTCGGGGTCAGATATTCAAGCGGTCAAGTATGCTAATGCAAGCGGTTACTACGCCTCTATTTCTCCGCTTATCCCAATGCGTGCTATTATGTACGGAAGTCCACTTGTTAATACCGGGGTTTACGTTAGTATTTCGGAAGGTAGAAATCCTATAGGTGGAACGGTTTCATATAATTATAGTTATGATTCGACCGCACCGCCAATCTTTAGTGGGGCTTTGTCCGAAATTATAACTATGACCAATAATGGTGGCGGCGATACCTATGCGGTTATTCCAATACCCGGAAGATCAAGCGGACCTATTACGCAAAATATTTCAACCCCAACTCAAAGATCTGTAACAATTAGTATTGAGTTAGTTGTTCCTATAGGAACGGGCGGATATTCAAGTTTATATGCGGCGAAACCAAACCCCGCTCCAATCCTTTTATTTACTCCTAGTGGTCTTAGACCAATCGGAACATATGCCTTAGATCCAACTGAAAGTTTTAGTATTCAAAATGGAAGATATACGTATTCGCAAACATTCCCGTATTCAGGATAATAAAAAATGCAAACATATAATTTTTTAGGAGCGACCGTTAGGGGCTTTGAAGCAAACGGCAATCTTGGTGATCAACCTATCGGGGTAAGAATTGATTTGGTTGAAGATAATAGTATTGGTCAAGTTTTTTCTCCCCCGCCGATAGGTAGTCCAGCAAGTATTGAGGTTAGTGGTTTTAGGTTTGATGGTTTACTTCAATATCATACGCGGTCGTCGGGGACTGGGGGTACGCTTATTACGGCATACCTTCAATCTGTTGGCGATTTGTTAGGTGGCGTTCAAGTTATTGTTGATGGTTTTAGAGGAAGTGTTTCGGACGTTCCTAATGTAATTAATACTTATGGCTTTCAGGAAAACCTTTATGGTTTTGGTTCGGCCCTAACAAATGCGGGTGGAGCCCCTTGGAACTATCCTATTAGTGCTTTAAGCGTTTCGGCATCTGGGGCACTTAGTATTAGTGGCGTCGGATACCTTGGCGTTAAACCGGCCCTAGAGTCCATTGTGAATAATGGGGCGGGTGGTGGCGTATATGGCTCTGGAATTTATTTTAATAACCATCACTATGTATTAAATTTATCAGGAATACAAGCTGATCTTGGAGTGCCATCTTACTATAGAATAAATGGACCAACGATTTCACTGTCTGATTTATTCAATGGATTATACAGTGAGGCGGGCCACGATTATATTACAGTTTTGACTACAGGTGCGGGATATGGTCCCCATACAATTTCTTTTAAATCTATTGACCGAACCGTACAACCAACACTAAATCAAATTCATGATTTTATAAATGCTCAGTCAAATGTAATCTCTAGTGATAGAGGTCTTGAACTTAGGAATGAGCCGACCAGCATATTTTTAATTGGTGGCCAGCAAGAACAACTTTCACTCATTACTAATACGGGCTCGAATGTATATCCATTTTTCGGTCTGAATACAGATGGAACCCCGGTTATAGGAAGTGGTGTTGGCGATTATTATAGAGTTGATTTAAATGCCGCCCCAATAGCCGATGTTTTAGGATACTTAACAATACCTACTTTAAAATATAATGTAAGTTTTGCTGAACTAAGATGTGCTTTGGCCGATTATGATTCATGGGCCGCCTATGTCGCTACGCAAAAAACTTCAATTGCCCAAGATCTCGGTATTTTTAGTGCGGTTTCTAATGATAATTCTCCTATCGCCGATATCATAACGGACTTTATTGCCGATGATGTTTTTACAGCAAATATTGTTTCATCCGGTATTACATCGCATATTGTTAACTTAACTGGTAAGCTTTATGACTTTGTTAAGGCAACGGCTGAAACTTATTATGGTAAACAATTTATGGTTGTTATGCCAACCTTTAACGCCCTACAACTTGAGTCAGAAACTAATAATGTAAAGTATGCCTATGTACCTACAAATAGTGCATATTTACCAGAGGGATCTAGTCCGCTTGGCCTATCGTATTTAAACGAGTTAACATTTTTAGACGAAGAAGGAAAATTTAAAGCATTCTCTCTTTTTCAAACTGATTTAAATTTAGCCGACTTATCAAATGTAAATCCGGACTCAAGTGTTTTACAAGATGTACCAGCCGGATCAAATTCTTTTACATCTCTTTATATTGGGTGTAATGTTCAAGAGACTATTTATAAAATCCCCGGAACAAATAATTACGCCGCCCTAATTAATTATGATCAGCCCCTCTTTTCTCAATCTGATTCTTCGCTTGGGAATATAGCCGATATAGCGGCTATCTTAGGAACAACTCCGACAATTTTAATTAATGCCTGTGATAATTATGGTGAAACTTTCCCTATGAGGATTTATCCACGTGCTTATGCTCCGGACTATATTGCCCTTCCCATTAGGTCAAATATTGATAATTATGGACCGTGGGGTAAAATCGGCCCACAGGGCAAAACGACCATAGAGATAGATTCGTCTCTTAATCCGTGGACATATGGCGGATATACGGCACTAAATCAGGCCGCGAACGCCCGAATCATAAACGCCGCCACCCTATTTCTTTCCGCTGAAACCGGAAATGTTGAATTACCAGGATTTCCAGAAAAATCTATTGGTGATCAATTAGTTGGGGCCGGTAGTGAAATTACTTCGGTTAGTTTAAGTTATGGTATCGATGGAGTTAAAACAAAATATGGACTTCATACCTATACTCCAAGACGAGGAGTTTTTGCTAAAGCACAGGCGGAGCGTGTTCAAAAAATTGGTACAGCTTTGGTTGCCCTAAGAAAAAGAATGCGAATTGCCGAGCTTCAAAGAAAACAATCTAATGCTTTGGTGGGAAGTTATAATGCAGGAATGTTAACTAGGCTTGGCGTTGCTGTTAATCAAGAGAGTCCGCAAGGTGTTATTGTTGGCCACAGTCGTATGAATCCTTCGGGCGATAGTATGTTATCACTCGTTAGTTCTCAAAAATATAAAGAGTCTGTAGCTAATATTAAAGTTACTAAGACTTCCGTGTATCAAAGAACCGCCGCCATGTCGATGGATGGTTTATTAAGACCAATGAGCACAAATAAAACATTGGGATCGGGTTTCTTACCTCACTATGAGGCCGCTGACACAAGACTGATTTCAGCACAAACAAATGACACTGTAACACCTTGGTGTAGTGGTTCTGATATTCAGTGGGTGAGTTGGGGAAGTGGTTACAATGGGTTAAATGTGCCGAAGCGTGGAATCGATTACTCGAATACAAGATTTATAGGAATGAAGGGGCCGATGTCATTGGCCGGTTTTGGATATGATGTTTGGGGTAAGCCGGTTCCTAACGCGAGTGGTTATAATGTTTCCGGGATTCCACTAACAGGTGTTTATAATGCGGATTTATCTAATAATTTTTATACGAATGGATTAAAGAGACAGGACTTATGGAAGGCAGGAACATTAGCTGATATACGTTGGTGTCCATATAGAAAGGTTTGGGCTCAACCTAGTCTTTTTGATGGTATAACAATCAGTGGTGGAATTGTTGCTAACTCAAGTGGATATGTGGACGTAGTACTTGGAAATGGAACTAACATGGACAGAATTTTAATTTATAATGATTTGAATGTGACGGTTCCGAGTGGAAAACATATTTACTTTGGGTTCTTTGCTCTTGAGAATAAGTATAAGGCGATTAGCTCAGACTGTTAAATAAAAAAGGCCCCGAAAGGGGCCTTTTTTATTGTTAGTGGAACAAGTTAGGGGGCGTTTAATTTTTGTCCTTCGGACTAACGTTTGGTGCGGGCTTATCACCCTCCTCATCATCTTTTGGCTTATAGGGGCGATAGCGGAATTTTGTTGACCAGCCACCATTAGGAAGAACCTTGCCGTTCTTTTTCTCTGTAGTGTAGAGTGTTTCGCCAATCTCGTTTTGATGAACGGGTAATTTAGCACCACAATTATCTGACTCATCCTCATTATAAACATTCTTGCAGAATATTTCAGGATAGAAGGCGGTTTTTTCTTTACCCCTGTCGTCGGTATACTTTGCCTCTCGTAGATTGTAGCCAATATCCTTACATCCACAAACACCACAGCAGCGTGGGGCGAAGATCTCTTTTAATTTTTCGGCTTCTACAAGGGCGTCAAACAATTTCTTTTGTGTAGCCCCTTCGATTTCAACTGATAGGGCTTTCGATAATTGTACTGTAAGTTTCATATTGTACCTTTCTTAAGACCACGCGGTTATATAATTATAATTTCTTTTTTTTCGTATAAAATCCCTATTGACTTTATCTAATAGCCTATTGGCCATTTCTTCGGCGATTTGTTTTTCAATATTATTATCACTCATTTAATTTTTAATTCACTAGGAATTGGTGTCGAACCATTTTGAAAGTTATTTAGTTGAGCTAACATCTTTTGTGCAGCTACTTCACTGATATCCTCAATCTTACCATACTTATGCTTGCCCGAATTATAAAACTTAACAAGGTCGATACCGACACGTTTAGTTAAAATCTTCATAAGATTAATTTGATTATTATTAATAGTTGCCCAATCCGGAATAGTCGCTACATCTTCTTCCTTAACTTCTTCAGCGACCGTTACCTTACGCAATTTCAAAAGTTTTCGCAAAGCACGACCTTCACCACGAGTCGCCGCGTATGAAGTCATATGGGGCCACATATGTTCGTCGGTATTTAATTCATTGCATTCGCCCGGCTCTGTGACTACTTTTAGATATCCAGGATGAACTTCGCCCTTAAAATGGACATCACCCTTAAGAACATTTACAGCGATAGTGTAATTGACAATAGCCCTATTATTTTTATCACTTGGAAAAGTAACGACATTGGCCGAACTTTGCACAATTGGCCCCATAACCAATTCTGTTATTCGTCTTAAACCATCTACGGTTGGTCGTCCATTAAAAACCTCATCCTCCTGTAAGAAACTAAAGATATAATCTTGCCACTTTTCGTCAGTAATATCTAATTCAAGCGGTATGATTGTTTCATCTACATCTACATCTACGCCTACATTTTCCGCTAACTCGACTTCAAACAGTGGGGTTTCAATTTTTTTCTTTGCCATTTAACTTTTCTCTTTTCCTTAATAAGTAATATTGATCAAACTATCTATTTGTCCTGGTCTTTTTTCTTTTATACTGTTGAGAAGATCTACTAATTGTACCATAAATCGTTCACGATGTACAGTGCTTTCAGAAGATTGTTCAACTTTTACTCTGATCATAATACCACCGCTACCAATGACGATCGCGTTTTTCTCATGGTCAGATGCCATAGTTTTAATTAACTTTTCTTCTCCGAAGATTGGTTCATAATGAGAGAGACCGTCTAATTCGATGTAAACCCCTACGCTTGATATGGTTATATCGCACTCTAAATTCTCATTGATAAGGTCGGCCTTATGAAGATAAGCGGGAAAACCAAGGTCATTGAGACGTTCGTTAATATATTTTTCTAACTTAGAGCCCGTTCGACTCGCCTCCCTGATTCCTTCCATAGCTTTTTGGTGCATAGCGGCTTTTTTCTCAGGGGGCCTATTGTCCCACTTTTCTTTACAGACTTGAGTACGACGTTCTTTTTCTTTTTGGTCGAGGGCTGTATAGGTGTCCACTAACCCCTTTGCAATCCGCATCTTTTCATCTTCGGTTCTTTCGCGGCCCGCTGTCGGATGTTTGATACGACCTTCTTTTAGGGCAAGTGAAGTAGCCTCCGATTTACTCCGACCCTTAATTCCATAGTAAGTCATCAGTCTTTGTATTTTTTTAGTATATGTGGAATTTTCGTCGGCTATTTGTCCGGGGCTTTTTGTTTGAAGTTCTTTTTCTAAAAAGTCTTTGGTGAAGAGTAGGGGCTTAGACATTGATAAACCCCCCAATCTCAACATTCGGATTAATTATATTTACCTTAATATTCCAAGCGTTCTCAATAACCTTAGCGTGCTCGTTAGATCGGGCAGCTATGATAAACTGGGGGTCTTGGTAAATTGGGGCTAGGGCCTCATAGGACTTTTGTGGAATACGCATCCATTCTAAGTCCCAAATATAAAAAACCTTTTTCTTCGGCCCAATCATATTAGATAAAATTTGAGCCGTTTCTAAGGATGTTGCTACGGCGACTCCATCGTAGTCATAAAGTTCAACGGCCCCCATAACAGCACATTGAGGTAAAACCATAGGCAGAGATGGTGAGGTGGTGAATATAGTTGCGTCTATTTTTACATCGGCATTCTTATTGACCTGATTTAAAATTAAAAAAGCAAGTTCAGAACTATCAAGTTTGTCTACAAAGAAACCTATTTTTTTCATTATTCTTCCTATCCAATGTACGAGAATCAAAAAGGGTACATTAATATATACCCAGATCTCGGCACATTGGGATGGAAAAATTAGGAAACGCCCGTAAAACAGGACTCTTTATAATAGTTGATAGTTTTTTGTAAGCCCGCCTCAATAGGCACTAGATAGTTTGGATTAAAACCAATCTCTTTGGATAGCTTAGAACAGTCTATAAATTTACGCATTTGTCCATTGGGGGCCGACTTAATCCATTCGATTTCGCCCTCATAACCCACCAACCCCTTAACTTTCTCCGCTAAGTCTTTAATACTGATTTCTTTGCCGCTACCAATATTCAGGACGGATTCTTTATCCTCATATTTCTCCATTGCTTTACGAATAAAGAATGCCGCATCATCAACATATAATAGATCGCGTAAAGGTGAGCCGTCACCATAAACTATTACAGAAGGATCTTTATTAATATGGGCATCAACAAATTTTTTGACAAGAGCCATAGTAACCTTTGTTTTATTTAAATCCGTCGAGTCGCCCGGCCCATACAAATTTGTGATTCCTAATGTTACAAAGCTGGTCCCAAAGTTTTTGTTCATCGCACGTGCATAGGTTTCTACGCCACGCTTAGCAAGTCCAAAAAACTCAACGGACTCATGGGGCCTTCCATTATAAAAATCTCCTTCCACTAAAACCTCTTTAGAACAGTCGTAAGAGCAAGAAGTAGCTACATTAACAACTTTCTTTACTCCCAACCATTTAAATAGATTAAAAGCTGTAATTCCCATAATCAAGTTGTCATGATAGATATTAGCTTGATTACTTCTCTGAAATAAAATTCCACCCTGTAATGCAGCTAAATTAATTCCATAATCTAAGCGGGAAATATTAGGGGCCTTAATTAAATTATGGTCCCTTAGATAGTATTTGTAGTGGTCATTACAGGTGGCCGTCAGTAAATTAATTTCTTTACTGGTCGGGGCGTATACATCATAGGAGTTATCACGTAGTTCTTCGCAAACATGCTTGCCCAAAAACCCGTTGCCCCCAAATACGAGAACCTTTTTATTTTTGTAAGTTATCATTTAACCTCTTTTTGCTTTAAATCTTTTTTTGCCATTTATATATTTGCAATTAGGACAGGGTTTGTGACTTCTAACTAAATAAAAATCACAACCTCTACACCAGTAGATCCCAAGTTTCGGGGCGAGTTTTTTATCACGGTTTGTTAAACACTTTTCTTCATCTTCATCATAATTATTCATATATTAAAATTCATTTCCCAATCAATAAGGTTTATTAATGATCCGGTATGGAGAATACCCTTTTCTTCAAAAGAAAAGCCAAAGTAATCTTTATATATTTCTAGATATACTACGTCGGGCTTTTGTTCATACCAAAAGTTTTCGTTAGGAAAATAATCTTTACATATATCGTATCCAAAATAACTCAGCCGATCTTCTTCTCCTAAAAATGGTTTCTTACTCCTATCTTCATAACAATCATTTTGAGGATTAATAAATCTAGCTTTTACTGTATCATGACTTACCCGTGTCGTAAAAATATTTAAACCTGTCTGTAAAATCTTATCCCGAACACCTTTGATATACTCTAGAAAATCAGGTTCTAATTCAATTGAAAGTATTCGGTTATCATACGAACCGTTATTTATTTTTGATAAGTACATCATTTGACTTAAAGTTCTCGTATTCACTAATTAAATTCAAAATATTATCACTCAACCCTTTTGCCTCCTCGGTGGTTAATACCATTTCGTATCTATTTTGATATTAATCATCAGAAAAACTTAATTTAATGGCTCAAACTCCTATTTTCATAGATTCTCGAATAGATCCATCTTTACCAATTGTTGTTGCCAAATTTTCTAAGTTGATTTTCAAAATTAATCTCCATTATTCAATATTATAAACACTATAATCTTCAATTATATCCATCTTTAGCTCTCATTTATTTTTATTAAGCTCCGACACTTTGTACCTTTTTACTTCCACCATCTCGTATTCAATAACTTCATAGTCGTCATTATATTTATGACAATCATGACGCCCTGTAATATGACTTTTAAGATAACCGAGAGTAGACCAAACTTTACCATTTTTACTAAGCCCAGAGTCGTCACCCGCAACAGCAAAAAGATTCTTGTTATCCAAAGGTTCCACATATTGAATTTTATAAATCACTTTTTCTAACCGTTTCTATAATAGCAGATTCCGAAGTCGGCCATAAATAAGAGAACTTGGCTTTCTCTTTGAATAGTGAATTATCTAGATTAACATATTTATTGTCATTAGTCGAGTCAATATTATTGAATTCACAGATTATATTAAAATATGTTATTGTATTATTATGGATAACGTGTGCCGCATCTAAAACAGAGATAGTCGTGTCACTAGAAATATTATAAATACCTAACTCTACATCTATAGCGACTTCAAGGGCGTGGGTAGCATCTTTAACATAAATATAGGGTTTGGTGGAACCGGGTGGTTTTCCAAAAACATCAATTTTCTTTTTCGTAGATATGTCACATGGATTATTTTTAACTTTGTTGATTAGATCTGTAATCAAACCCTTTTTATTTCCTGGTCCACAAATAGCACAAAATCTTAAAATTACAAAATTATCATGAAAGTTAGTGATGTATCTTTCAGAACATAGTTTTGAATAACCATACTCAGAGGTTGGAATTAATTGATCAAACTCGGAAGCTGCCCTACCAACTTCAATATCGCCATAGACCGTCGAAGACGAGGCGAAGATGAGGCGTGTTTTTTTATTTATATGATTTAGAATATTTTGAGTTATTGTTTTATTAATATCTAAGCAATTTGGATTACTACCTTGGACCGCCGCTAGGTGAAAAACAATGTCCCACCGATACAAATTAAAAAGTGTTTGTACATGGTGAACATTTTCTAAATCGAGATTTCGGGGTGGAACATAGATTTCATATCGATTACTATCAATGAGACGTTTATGAAGATGGGAGCCTAAAAAGCCATTGCCCCCAAGAATAAGCACTTTTTGACGGTCCATATATTATTCCTTTATGAATGTAATAGGTAATTCTGTATGACAACCTTTTACCGAATCAGGATCTATTTCAACAAATAGTTTATAACCATCCAAGTACTTAGTATTAATTTCTTCTGTGGTTAATGGATAAACAAGTCCAGATGGAACCCCATCCTCACTAACACAATTGACCGATAGGTTTACAGCTACACTTTGTTTAAAACTTGAGGCGAAACTATAAGGATTTTGTTTTATGGAATCATAAGTAGAATGAAAGCCTTCTAACCCCCTTAAACAATTGAATTTTTTACTTTTAATAACATTCCAAAATCTATTAGTATCATAAACAACACTGTCGCACGCTGGAAAATATCCGTAATTATAACATGATGGAATATTTTTAAAATTCCACATAATTATATTTTCATCATGTCCCATAATTTTATAATCATTTAAATCTGGCTGTGTTTGATTTAAATAATATGTTTGGACCTTAGTGTTTAAACCAAGTCTAAAAGAGAAAGAGAATAGTTCAGGATTTTCAAAAAAGAGTAATTCGATATCTATATCCGATGCTATTGGAGAACTTTTATAAAATACCGTATCGTCAGTTATTAAATGAAACAGAGACTTTGTAAATAAAACATTTTTAAAGTCTTCATAAAAATTTGACTCTTTTATAAACCGTACATGGAAAGAATATTTTTTACTTTCATCGATTAATTTTTGATAACCTTCCCAGTATTTACTATCAGTTGCCGTATATAGAACATTAATATCAAATAAATTTGGACAAAAACGCTCGATTGAATCAAGGGTTAATTTTAATTGGCCCGGTCTATTCTTTGATGGAAGTAGTGTGTTTATCAATTGAATTCCTTTAAAAATTTTTTAGCTTCTGTAGCGTTAATTACAATATAATGGTCTTTTGCAAAAAAAATAATAAGACCACCGTTATCAGAGACCGTCTCAGTGTGACATATGTTTGAACAATTAATAATTTTACCCGGAGAAACTTGTATAAAAAACGTGGTCATAAATTAACTCCATTTTGTGCTAAGAAAATAATTTTATGATTCATAACGTCACGAACCATATCGGGCATATTGAGATTGGCAAAGATATCGGCCACACTTTCAAAATAGGTATGTTCGCCCAAAACTCTTTTGTATTGTCGCCCCCTTAACTTTTCCCGCTCATCTTCATTTTTTAAATAATAGTTAACCAGTTCGCCATATTCTTCACCAGTTGTAGCTGTTGGGATTTCATTATCAGGAAAATAGTCTTCTACAAGAGATTTTACATGGTCAGAAATACAAAAACCACCCGAAGAAATAACTTTGAATGGACGTTCTACCACGTCGATACCATAGTCGGTCGAATGTGGTTCATGTACATTAGGACATATTGTAGCAGAAGCGAATAGATTATTTAGGGTTTGATCTTGTGCAAAACCCAAATATTGTGGTAGATTGGCCCAATCCCCCTGATTACCAAAAATCTTAACATTGAGCGGAGGAATTCTATTGGGGTCACATAGGGGAAAAATAAACTTCCGAATATTAATTCCCTTATAGGCCCAGTAGCCGCCGCAATATCCGATATCGCAAATTAAATTCTTGTCGCGTTGGCCCTTGAAAAAGGTAAATAGGTCGCCACCATGTTTGATTCCAGCAATATTGACGCCGAATTCTTTTTTCCATCCACCTAGGGTAAAGTCGATTACATTATTATGGTGGTGTAAAAACATAAAGTTGGGGCGATCAATCTTTCTTAGGTGTTCAACATATTCTTTTTCTTGGTCCGTAACTCTAACGAGCGGATATTCCATCGGCAAAGTATTAGCTTCACCGTGGGCCGAAGAAAAGAGAATTAGTTTTGTTTCCGGATATTTTTCCATAGCCTTCATCGTCGCCGAATCTAAGCTATATGAATTTGTGTAAAGAATATCGGGTTTAAATTGTGAAAAAATATCTAGAATAGCTGGTGCGTCTGGAAATTCTGTATACCACAAATAAACCTGATGTCCACAATAACGAAGTACATTAGCTATACCTTTTTTATATGGATAGTGACCACAACGATTATCTACATTAATTACAATTTTCAATTACATTCTCCAAAAAATATGACCCATAATAAAACCAAGCACAAAAGGTACGGCCTGATTATTTTGTGAAAACTCACTAATAAGATATGAAAATGTAGCTTCTTTACCCCCAAAGATACGTGCATAAACGTCGACTAATACAAATAATATACTCCATACGATTAAAAATATTCCCGCTTGTGTTCTAATATCCAAACTAGCCCCCTTGGCCTTTTAGCCTTTTAATATCTTCTAGTTTTGAAACATCAAATATATATCCTTTAACGAACAATTCTTTTAGGATTCCACCCTCTTGTATAATTTGATTTATAATTTCAAAACCAAGAAGGGGGCGATTAAGTGGATTTGCAGACACTTTTTTAAATATGTCTAATTCTTTGCCCGTAAGATAAGCGATCTGTAGCCATCTATGCTCTATATCATAATACAAATTAGTAACAACTTTATCAATAGAGTGAACGCCAATTTTTTTATCCCCCTGGTTCTCTCCCGACAATACGTATGAACAATCTTCTTTATTAAGGGCAACTAGGGCACTAATAATAGATTGGTCAAAATAAAGATCGCCATAAACAATTAAAACCCTTGGTGCTTTTGTTACTCGGGAAGCTATCTCCATAGATCGGGCGGTTCCGGTCTGTTCATGTAGCTCATTCTCTAGGAGTCTAATATGAGCGGGGAAATTAGTAGGGGCGATCTTATCTATTTGTTCACCCCCCACATAATAGAAGTCGGCCCGCCCAAATACCTTTTTAATTTTATATACCTGATCTTCAATAAGGGTTTTGCCACTACCTAGCTTAAAAAGAGAGACCGGCCCCAACTGTGATATTTTCCGCTTAAGCGTAGCGGCTGGAATTATTACGTCTACGGGCTCATTAACTATGGCTTTTTTAGCTGGGGTCGTTGATCTCATTGGGCGACTCCATATTTTCTTTGTAAGTACGTAATTTCACTTTGTAATAATGCCGGACTCCAGACAAGGGTTGATTCGGTGGCAATTATTTTTGGAATATGGTGACCTATACGAGTTTTACTCACACGTAAGCACAGATCATATAACTTAAAAATTCTTAAATTTTTATCTATAAGATCTTCACCAAGAAGAGTAAGTGCTTGTAGATTAAATAGTACGGGTCCACCAACAAAGTTAAAATTCATTAAACGGTGTGCATCAAAAGGTTCTCTATAGATAGGCACTTGGGTTTCTCCTAGTAATAAAGAGTCCCCATACATAAATCCGTAATCAGGATTTTGTTTGACCTTTTCACGAAACGGTTCTAAGTTTATAATGTCAGAACATTTATCTTTTATAAGTATACTACCATTATTTTCTTCTAACAATAATTTTATAGCCTTATTAAAGTATTCTACGGTGCCAAAATCCTCAAAAACTAAAACACTTATTTTCATAAACACGTTCCCCTATTTTTAAAATATTCATCATAATCTAGATTACCACCAACAATATGACTAAAGCCAGTTTTTTGAATAGCAATATTTGGCCAGATTGAATAACAGCCAAATTCGGGGTTCGTCTGTATAACATCGGCGATTTTTAAATCTGTTTCACCGGGACCAAGCTGTCTTAGCCTTGTGAACATATCATGGTGCTCATTATTAATTGCAAAGGCGTGGGTTGTAAGGGCGTTTTCCCTCAATCTTAATAAGTTTGGCGTGACTTCTTCTGATTTCGCCCAGCTCAAATTAACCCCAAGATACAATAAGTCCCATTTGATATTAAGTGTTTCAATGTCAGAAATAGCCTTATTGAACACTTCGTTAAAATTATCCAGTAGGATAACATCATCCTCTAGGAATAGGGCATTTTTATAACCAGAGTCCTGGCACCTTTTATACATTGCATTAAAATTTTCACGATGTTTGACCTTATTACTTTTTGGCCAAGGATCATCAATCCTAGAATACGTAGCATATGGAAGATCGGTTCCCCCTCCTGTAATAAAGTCTTCCACTTGAAAATTTCGGCTAGTAAATTGTTTTTTTAAATCAAGCCACTGAGTCTTATATCGTTTGTCGAGACAGAGACAAATTCCTTTTTCAAAATAATTTAGATTATACATTGTACACAAACTTTTTTCTGATACTATCGCTATCCTCGTGGTGGGTTGAAAACTCAATCAACTCTACGGCTTCGTTAAAGGCGATAAGTTTATGAAAAATATTCTTATAGATTGTCATAGACTCGCCTTCACTTAAATAATATATACTAGGACTATCCTCTTCTCCATATAGTACCTTAAGTGTACCACTTTGAACAAATAATGTTTCTAGCTTTTGTATGTGCTTATGGTAAGAGGTCGATGCACCGACGTTAATATGGAGGATTTTACCACAATAAAAATCATTATTAACAATCCACTTTTCCCAGCCCCAATCTTTTTCAACTATATTAAGCACATTATTCCTCATAAAAAGTATGTCGATTATTTTTAATTAGGTAGTGATGTTGATCCTTGTCGGCAAAATACATAACTTTATCAACATAATTTTTTAGGGGCCTCTCCGGATCTTCTAATACGGGCACATTACCACCTAAAGTATTAAAAATATCACGTCTAGTAAGGCTGCCGTTACCCATATCGGTCAATACGAATCGATCTAACTTATGGTTAATTAAGTAGTTAGCACGATCAATAAAATCATAACGAGTAAAGTCAACCGACCGAATTGTCCAAACCCATTCGGCTGTGCATTTTGAAACACCCTCGTCAATTGCCTTTAAGTGATTACAATCCTCTTGTATGGTCGTAATATAAAAAGGTACGCCAAGAGGATTTTTATTAATTTCGACCCAAAAATCACTAGCCAAAAAGGTGTTGGGGCGTAATACGAAATAGACGCCCAGGGGCTTTACCTTGGACCCATTAACAATATTTCTTGCAAAATCGATTACCTGCACAAAATCCGATTCGGTCTTATCTACAGACATAACTAAATCGAAAGTAAAACTAGCCTCATCAAATACTTGAGCGGAGAAATTATCAGGGGGATTAACTACGGAATCCTTGTGGCGGAATGTTCGGCAACCGGCCCGCCCCACAACGCTAAAAAAACCGTCCCTTAGTTCAACCTCTGTTTGAGCCCTATACTTGTCGATAAGGCCCAAAGAACACCCCACTTGACTTTCTCCGCTTAATTCTGCGAAAAAACAGTTAAAGCAAGAGAAGGCTACGGGGGCGTTTACATTTTCATCACTCATTGTCTAATTGCCTCAATTGTAAAATAAATGTTACCAAAGTCTGTCATAGTAACTTTTAGTCCGGCGTTCTCAATATATCTTGTCATTTGCTTCAAATTAGTTAATGATCGACAATACTGAAACGGGTAGTTTTGTTCGCCAAGCATAAGGGTATTAAGGTCCCCGACCTGAATCTTTCGATTTTTAAAAGCGTTGATGATTTGATCGGCATCTTTTTCGATTAAGATGAGTTTGCCGCCAATCTCTAGTTTTTTGGCCCAATGATTAATAATTGATTGGGTGACCCTATACGAATAGAAAGAAAGAACCATGTTGGCCCTAATTACCTCAACTTCACCATTATCGCAAATTTCGTCGAGATTATCAAGGGGTACATTCTTTTTAGTTCCGTCGCCACAAAGCGGGTCTACATTTACCCAATCCCCCATAACTACCAGATTGTTTATCGTTAAATTAATTTTCATTTATTCCACTCCGCCTTTATTGTTTTTAAAATTTCTATAAATCTTGCCACCAGTATAATTAAAATTATTACCCTGATCAAAAAAGTTTAATCGCATCTTGAAATAGGGCGTCCCAATCGTCTGTAAACCTTTGAAGGGAATAATACTTTATAATATCGTGGCGGGCCTCATTCCCCATCTTTTTGGCTAACTCAGGATTCTCCAACATGTATTTTAATCCCGCCCTTAGCCCCCCTACATCTTTTGCTATAAGTCCATTCTCACCATGTCTAATAACAGTAGCAATCATAGGGTTCCACAAAGAAACGCAAGGTGCCCCACAAGACATTGCCTCCATTAAACTCATAGGAATTGGGGACGAGGTAGCTGTATTTAAAAATACGCCGCAAGTATTATAGGCGTCTACAAGTTCGTCGTTATCTTTGGCCCCAACTGAAAGTCCCGGCGTTTCGCCCAAAACTCTTGTGGTAAAGCCCCCGACCGTTTCTTTCCAGACTGAATACCCGACCTGAGCATCTCGGTTAATAAAGTCATTTACGACCGATAATACATTTATATTTCTCCGCTTATCCTGATCTGTAAAAAGATCAGTGTCCATTCCGTGCTTTACAACACGTGCTTCATTTTCGCCCCAACCCCACTCATCTCTAGAAAAGTCCGTAATAAAAACATCGATATCGGCCCTCATACCTTTAATCTGATTAATATATTTAGGGTCTTTTGTTTGAGGAAGACAGTGTTGTAGATTGATCAGTGGAATATTTAATTGTCGTGATAACTGATAAGCTTGATTAAAATGGACATGATTATTTTGTGAGAAAACTAGGTCATACATCGTTCCAAGTGGGAGGAACTGGATTAGGTTTTCGGAGGTTGGTAGCGGGATGATATAATGATTGTTAGGAACGGGCCTAGATGCCCTATTCCATATTTTAAAACCACCACCATCAAAGCAATAAAAATTAGCGTTGACGTTACGTAGGTTTGTTTGATAACCCTCGTGGGTTGAAAAAGTAATTACATTTAGTCGGTCGGTCGGCTTTCGTAGAGCCTTGTGTAGAATTTGTTTAATCGGACTCATATTATATTTCCTTAATGTAAATGAAGAATTCATAAATGGAATTTTTAAGAAATTTTAATGTAGGTATTGCGGCCCTATATATTAATTTTAAGATAACGATGGGCCATAGTACAACTACAATTAAAAAAAATTTCTTTCTTATTCGCCGAATCTATAGCAATTAAAAACCTATAAAGAAATACGAACATATAAGTATGGTAATAAACTCGGTCTGCATTTGATCAATAATTGTAACCATTTTAATTTGACTTTTCTAGTAATGAATTTAATTCATGACAAATAGATTTGGCATTTTCAATTCTTTCACCATCCTTGGTCCCAGATAGCTGAATTTTTCTACCATCGGGGGTGATAATCCCAAATGCAAACAACTTCTTTTTGCGATTTTTCATGAATATTCTTTTCTAATCTCTGCGATAAATTGTTGTATTTTATATGTATGGCTATATAAGTCCGAAGATTCAAGTGAATTACTGTTCGTAAGATTTAACATATTTTGGTAATGTCGGTTGATTACATTACATTCTATAAGGTCGGACTGCCCTGTGTCAATAGCTCTCTGAATACAAATTTCTAGGGGCGTGTCGAAGATAATAAAAATACATTTTGGGTCGATCTCTAATAAATTTCGTATAGACCTCTCGGTAGTATTTGTTTCGGGATTTAGAACATGGTCGTTTGATTTTAAGAGTGCTCTTAAAGTCGTATACTTCATCCCAAAGATCATCGGTTCGGCTAACCTTTTATAGCGTTCTCCATGTAGGGAGAGTCGCAAATGATCATCTTCAAAAATACATTTATTCCCAATAATTCTTTCATCATACTTCCATTCTGTTGCCCACGTACTTTTTCCCGATCGTGCTGGCCCTATCGTTGCCCATAATTGTCCCATCATATAACTTTCTCTAGTGGTAAAAATTTCTTTGCTAAAATTCTACATTCAATCAAATCCATACTTGGCCCCATAACCGCCCTTATCTTATTTTTTAATGATGACTCTTTTTTATCTTTAAATACGATTCTTTCAAAAAGTCTGATATCATAGGGCTGAAGTAGTTTTATAATTTTGGACATTTCTTTGTCCGTGAAAATCTTAGTGAACCCATAAAGCTGATATTTGGGGCCTTTGTATTTTTTAATTAGGGGCTCATCCCGCGAAGATATTAGGACGCAGTAATACATGTTTAAACATCCTCAATATATTGTAATTTTTGTCCAATCATTTTCCCAATACTCTCATAGGAAAATTTACTTACATCAATTTCATACTTCTCCGGACTCTTATAAGCCTCTCTCATACATCTAATAACCTGATCAACTGACGGTCGATACATTTTTTGATCCCCCGTATAGAGCGGCGGTTGATTACACCTTTCTTCCGATCTATATAGATGAAAATCAGAAAAATTATTCTCTTCAAAAGAAACTGGACTAATCGTCGGATTACCAAAAGCATAGGCATCAAAAGTCGGCAAACTCCAACCCTCGCCCAAAGACGTTGAGACAAAGCAGTCACAATTTTGGTGCATAGAAAGAATACTCTTATATGGGAGCGGTTGATTTATAATTATTTCCTTCTTATAGTGATCGATATCCTCATATAAACCAAGAGATTGTTTAACCGTGTTAATATCGCCCCAAATCTGTTCGTCGGTAGCCCCACCCGTCTTAATAATGAGTTCGACCGGATCATTTGGATCAAAAGCAAGGTGGAATGCTCTCACCAAATCCCTATAATTCTTTCGCTCAGTCCATTCTCCGATAGAATAGAATATATATGGCTTTTTATTTGAGTTGAATTTGATATTAAAGCCCGTATGTTCTTTCTTATAAATTTCCGGATCACACGGAATGGGAACTACACGAAGATTAGCTTTATGTCCAAGTGAGTTGATAGATGCTTGTAATGTTGTTTTATTGGATACGAAAATCATATCCATTGTTTTTAATGGATTGACCCACCATTGTGGTAAACGGTCTGACTCCCAGAAAAACCACCCAATATTAATACCGGCCCTAGCATCATAAGTAAAATGTTCGGGTAGACTCATTTGAATTACAGCATCATAGTCTGCGACACCCGTTTCATTAAAATATGATTTCTCCTCTTCATTTAATTCGTAACAGCCCCCAAGATTTAAAACCTTAGGGGTTACGTTGGCGAATGTACGAAGGGATTTAAGAACGGCTAGAGAAGCTTGTCCATAGCCAGTTGTATCGAAAGGGGCAATCATAAGAATGTTCATACGGTTTCCTGATTTTTTAGGTTAGTGATATATTGGGTCTCTTTGTCGAACTCCCTTACCGCCTTTAAGACTACCGAAAAAATATCAATAAAGTCAAAGTTCAAATCAATGAATTTATCATTAGTATAATAACATCGCCATCCGGTTTCAGACTTAACACAGTAAATGAACTTGTCAAAATTAACAGCAAAGATAAGTTTTCTACCATCTTCAGTATTTGATTCAATTAATTCAAAATCTCTGTGTTGATTTAAATAATATATAAGAGCTTCTAAATGATCCTTATCTGCGGTTGTTCCAAATAGGAACTTATAATTCATAGAAAAATCAGTAGACTCAATATTTTCGCCAGTGAACTCGCCAAAAAACTCAATAAGGCTCTTATTCGTATCAATGTAGATATAGCCACACTTTTCAAGATTTACTAAACTTTGTTCACCATTATTAAATTTAATTTGTCGATATTTCATTTTAAACTATATCTTTTTCCTTTAAATAATTTTTTATCTAAACCATATACTTTAATATATAAATCTTGCCTATCGAAAATAATATCGGAGGATTGTTTTTGTAAAACTTCGTACCACGTTACAAGAGAACGATATATAAAACCCTTTAGTTTAAGTGAAAGTATTTCTTTTCTTGTATATATTTGAGCGTTTGATCTTCCCCACTTATACATCATAAAGTCTTTGCCCGTTTTTCTTCAGCCGCATTCATGCTATTTCGTAATTGTAACATCTGATTTAGATAGACATTTATGTGGTCAATTTTATTGGATGAATACGTGACCGCATCATTTACCATTTTCAATTCCATATAAGTATTCATCAAGCGTGGGTCGCCGAGAATATTATTAATTCCCCATCTAACTGCATCTTTGAAGCTAATTCCCTGGGGTAATTGAAGGTTTGGGGTAAAAATCCTAGGGGGCGATTTCCAAGTGGTGTTTACATCCTTCAGCGGAAAAGTATCAAATACTTCGGACCATTTAGCCGCACACTTCTTCCAAGAAAAATGTTCAAGGGCGAGTCGGCGAGTTTCGTGGCGGCGTTTTTCCTTTAGGTCGGAGGGCAATTCCATATATTTTTTAATTTCGGCAACGAACGATGTACCATCGGGAACCGCCCTTTTACAGCCGCCATTTGTCGGATCAATGATAAGGTCTTGGGTTTTTAATTTAATTCCACGGGTTTTATCAACAACGTAGGACATGGCGGAATAGTTGGGGGCGAATAGGGGAACGCCACAACTCGTTGCCTCAATTGATGTTATGCCGAGTCCCTCCGAGTTTGAATATTGAACGTACAAGTCCATTAAATTATAAATATAACCAAGTGCTTCGCGACTAACGCCAAACTCAGGATTAGGTAGAACCGCCGCGTATTGCTTACAGGTCGGGCAAAAGGTCTTCGACTCCTGGAAGTGTAGAATATTGGCGTTCCCGCAATTTTGGCACTGATAGGTAAAGAGAACCTTTTGACTTAGCCCATACTCTTTAATTAAACGTGGAATATCCCAACCCTGATCCGGATAGGTAGTGTGTAAATAGAGAAGGGTTTTTGCGGCCTTGTGGGCGGGCAACTCACTAAGTAGTTTAGCAAAGTCCCGCAAGAGCGGCCCAAACTGTTTTCTGATTTGATTGCGTGAGGCGAACCCAATAATAAATGATTCGGGATCTAGTCCGCAATTCTTCTTATGGGCCGCCTTATCTCCAATAATTTTAAAAGTATCTTCTATGCCGCAAACCGCAGAGCCCTTTAATTTTAATAGTCCGGACGGATCGGCCCTTTGAAGAACCTTAAGTGACCAGTCCTGATATGTTAAAACTGCATCGGCCTTTTGGAAGGTCGCAAGCCACTCTTCATTTTGTGGTTCAGCATCAACTGTTGGCTGAATAACCCAATGAAAAAAGTCCCGATAGGCCGAATTAGCCTGCCAATTAAAATACCACTCATCCCGAAAATCCGCTACGATATCGGGTTGAACTTTTAGGCAAATATCGTCGAACTTCCATAGGCCAAACATGTTAGATGGGTTTGAATTATAAATTGCGGCTTCCTGGTCGTTCTCTGGTAGGTTTCCAAAGAAGGTCCAGGGGATTTTTGCAACATCTGGATGATTTTGGTGACCATAGCACCCAAGTTCAAATAATTCGTACTTGCCGCTATCATGTAGTTCTTGAAGCAAGCACCGCGTATAGTTGCTGTAGCCGGTAGTTAAGTAACTAGCTTCGGTTACAAATAAAATTTTCTTTTTGTTCATCTTTATATTCCCTAAGTGCTAAAACAAACTCTCTATAGTATCGAGTCCTGCATTGTGAATACATTAAGTGACCATTTCGAACAGCTATTCCCTGAAAGATTTTTGGAATTTGCTCAAACCAATACTCGTATGGCGTTCTATTTAAACAATTTGATATTTCCACCATCTTACCATCACAAAATGCTATTCTATAAAGATTAAGAGTAAAACGTTCAAGGGTATTCCAGTATTTTTCGTAAATAATCGTCTCTAATTCTACAATACCGCCAGTAACTTCTATATATAAAATATCCTTACAATCTTTACCATAATAGATTTTATAAAGTTCTTTAAGCGGAGAAATAGGGGCGGTTTGGGCTTTTTCACCCATATCCTTTTTAACACCTTTGATGACTTCGTAACAATCTTGACAGTAATAGGCTCTATCGAGCACATCAAATACCGCTCCGTTTATAAGAACACAGTGACTGGAACACCATTTTTTAGAACATAGATTACATCGGGCAAAAAAAATATCTTTATTTCTACAATACTCACATTCTGACATACTGGTCTCCCAAAAAGGGGCGGGGGCCTCAAATCAATGAATCGCCCCCACCTACTTTCTCCGCTTAGTTTTTTAATTAAAATCCTTCGTCATCGTCGTCGTCATCGTCATCAACGGGCGGCTTGGCTTTTTTAGCAGGGGCTTTACCCTTTGGTGGTGCTGACGCCTTAGGAGCAACTTTACCCCCTGGTTTTTCTTCTTCACTGTTTTCTGATTGTGGATTACCACTAGAAACAAAAGTAAAGTCTTCTACATTAATAATAACTGTACTGCGTTTTTCGCCATCGGTTTCCCATCGTTCTTGAATAATTGATCCGCGAACGATAATCGGCATACCCTTTTTAATATACTTGGCAATTACGTCGCCCTTATCTCCCCATGCTTTGCAATTAAAGAAGCTAACTTCTTCTTTGCCGAACGAACGGTTACTAGCAACCGAAAACTTGGTTACGCTCTTACCACTTGCAAAAATTTCAGTCTCCGGATCTGCCGTAAGGTTTCCGCCAACTACTACAACATTCAAATGATTCTTTGCCATTTTCAAATCTCCCCGAAAATAAGTGTAACTTTACTTAATTTGTCAATCTTTATAGAACTTAAAAAAGTCAGATCTCTAAAGCTAAAACACTCCACATGTGTTTTATTATCAATTCTATTCTTGTATACTTTTAACACATTATTTGTGTTCTCATAAGATATTTTTATATATTTACAAATATCTGGATTTATAACTGTAAATATTCCACCGATTTCTAATGAATCAAAAGTTACCTGTGAATCAACCGTCTCTTCAATTTTTTCTATTACCATAGTAATCATATATTTGAAACTTCTTTTACGATTAAACTTCCCTTGTTTCTGTCCCTATCACCCTTAATCAAAGTCGTAGCCCTTTCATAAATAGAATTTTTTAAATTATCCCAATCGTCTGGAAATACACATACATTATCAATCTCCATTGTACCGTCGTCAATAGTAAGAAAGGCCATTTCCCTACCAGTCGAATTACCGTTTTTACATTTAATAGTTCTAACAATTTTAATTTCGGCAGCAAGAATATAGTTATAGGGCTTTTGCTTTTTACCTTCGGCAAATTCCTTACAGGTCATATTCTTATAGTACATGTTTTTCTTTTCATCCATTGCCGAACAAGTTAGGGGGACTCCTAGGGCTTCATACTCTAGTTGAGATATTTGGCGTGCCGTATCTGTTAGGTTAGATGGTGGTAGTTTTAATTGGACAATCATGGACCTTACTATTTCAGATCTATTCTTGTTTGAAGTCCCACCCCCTTCTTTCTTAGTGGGCTCTAGTTCGTTCATTACTTCAATCAGTGTACTATAAATGTCGGGCGTTGTCAAGTATAAGTCTCTACAAAAATCTTTTTCTTTTTCTGTTAACTCTGACCAAACACGCTCGTACTCTTGTAACATCTGTTGTCTGTCAAGAGTAAAGGGGAGAGCACCGACCTGAATAAGTCTTGTAACTACCTTAGAATTAATTCCGGCCTTTCTACCACTGGATATTAGAATTTTCTCTTCAGTGAAGAACATTAAAAACTCTAACCAATTAAATTTTTCAAAAGGTTTTTCCAACTTATCCTCACATACTTTTGCGACCGCATACATTGTCTCAACCACATTCTCAGAAATATCTTTAATGTCGGCTAGACCAAAGTAGATCGACCCCTTTTTAATATAAAAGTGCTTAGCGGAGAAATTAAGGTCTGTGGAAATAATTTTATCCTTGGGGCGAATGTCGAGAATATTAGGGGGCAAAATCTCGATATTCATCTTTTTGGCATCGTTAACTAGGCGGCGAATTTCTTCGTGGGGCTTTTGTTCTTCGTAGCACCAAGCGAGGGCGGAACGATAAAAATGCCGTGGGAAGTGGGCCTTTAAATACACCGTGTCATAAGAGGTCATGGCGTAACCAACAGAGTGGCTATTACTTGTGACTATACCTGAGTCTACGACAAAATTATGATTCGGCCCCGCCATCTCTACATCATAAGTCATACATTCTTCAATGTATTCAATAGAGACAATTTTACTTGTAAGAGAGGGGTAACCCTTTTGACCTTTCCTGACTCGTCCATTTTTATATTCTGTCTTTTTATGGCAAGAAACACATAGATTTTCAAGATTTTCTGGCTTACTATTAGATCTATCTCCATCAATATGATGAGCTTCTAATCTAACCCCATTATTTTCTCCGCTAATATTACACCTGTAGCATACCCTTGGGGATATTGTTTTAAAATTTACAAGGTCGGTATAAGATCCATTAGTATAAGCATAATTATTTATACCAAATGCCCCGTTCACTTTGCCACTCTGCCTCTTATCTTTATTTGAAAAATTACTATGTCCATATTTTTTCCCATTACCCTTTTCATATTCGTCTTTAATGTATAATTCATCGCCAATCTTAAGATCTAGTAGACAAAATTTTCCATTTGGTGTTGGGTACTTATGATTAATTGTGGACTTATCGGTAGCACCATTTTCTAGGGTTATAAGATATACTTTTTGAATACCAGCTTCTTTTATATCAACTATTACGTTTGGGCGAATCCTTCCATCAGAGCACAGTGAATGAGCGGTCCCATAACTTTTTAACCTTTTCCATTTTTTATAAAGATTAAGATGTCCTGTTTTTTTAGCATAACTAATATCATTTTTAATCTTATACATATGTTCTAAAGTATATTGAGACTGCCCTTTTCTACTGAGTGGTCGCAACATCTTGGTATCAAACGACTTGCACTTATTAAAGAGGTAGCGGTTAGACTTTTCAATGGTATCAAAAAGTTCAGCCGCCCTATCTCCCGTAATTAAGCCAACTCGATTAGCACCATCCAAAAACTTTTGACGACATTCTGCCAATAGTTTTGCATCCTTTTTTCCAATAGCTTTTCTAAGAGAGTCGGCCTCAACTAAGTTAAAGCCACCAATAACTTTAGAGATTTCTAGAATCTGTTCCTGATAAACCATGAGCCCATAGGTTTTATTTAAAATTGGCTCAAGTAATGGGTGAGGATATTCTATTTCCTCGGTTCCGTTTTTTCGCCTAACAAACATTTCCGTATTACTAATTCTTTTACCGTCAGCGTCATTAGTAAAAGATTTTAACATACCGGGGCGAATAATAGCAATAACGTCAGCTAATTGAAGAATAGGGGCCTCTTTATATTCATCACGAGGACTGACCTCTTTACACCAATGTCGCCCCAAAGATGACTCGATCTGAAAACCCCCGACCGTATTCCCTTGGCCAATTAAATCATAGGTAAGTTGGCAATTATGATTAATCTTTTCCGGATCAAATATAATTCCATTCTCATCAGTCTCGAATTCACAACCACACTCAAGCCTCTTGATTGGCATAAGCCCCCCTTAACCTTCCCACCCTATCATTCTTCTGAATAATTTTTCTCTTCATACCATTAAAACGCTGAATAAGCCAAATAGTATCATAACAGTCTTTAGTTGCCGTATGTGCCCCATCCTTAGGAATTTTAAAATAATCCCGCAGCTTATCCATACCAATATACTCCGGGTCTTTTAGTGTGTCAAGCCACCAAAAAATCTCTTTGTACATATCGAGCGAGACCCGATAAAAAAGCCCCTGACGCCCCTCTTTATCTACATAACCATACTTCTTACAAAGACGATCAATAATAATTGAATCATATCCATCAATATTAAATCCAGAGGGGATTGGGCGAGTAAAATCTTTTCCACTGGGATTAAAACGCTTAACAAACGAGGCGAATTCCTTAAAGACAACCTGTTCAGAGGGGGCCGTTAGAATATCTTCTCTCTTTAGATTATTGACCTTAAGGGCACTATTTAATTTACCCTGATCTAGAGCATTTAAGTCCTCTTCGGAGTGCCCCATCTTACTACAAAAAACCCCATTCTCGATAATTTCAAAAGTCTGGGGGTCAATGGCGATACAGCCAAGTTCAAAGGGTAGGCAGGTATACGGATCTACACCGCTAGTCTCAAAGTCATACACAAGAATAGGTCGGGTATTAATAGGCATATATTTCTCCGCTCATATTAGAGATTTGTCCTGTCTTAAGGTTTTCGCTATGTCATGCATAACACTTAAAACTTTTGTTGATAAAAAGTCAAATTTAACTCCACCAGCTTCCTCTAGATCTTTGCCTTCAAACCCACAAATTAAATCATCACTAGATTTAGAGTGAATCATTGGTAAATAAGTATCAAGAGGGTCCGCACTAATAAGATAGCCAGATGCATGTTTACCCTGACTTTTTTTACATCCTTCTAGTCTAATAGCTTGACTAAAGAATTCTGCAAGGTCACCCCCTAAACTTCCGTCGTCTTTTAATTCACACCAACGAGAAAGTTCTTTTCCATTATTTTCCAATGCCCACATAATAATAGAGGGGTCTTGTCCATCGTCGATCATTTCTTGTAGTTGATCAGAAATTGCAGCTTCGTCCGGAATATTGTTAGTAATCTCATTCATTTCGTCGAATGAACAGGCTGAATGAACACGTAAAACTTCCTTTATAGAGCTTCGTCCTTTTAAACTACCAAAATTACAAATGGCTGAAACCTTATCATTTCCATATTTATTACGACAATAATGAACCGCCTTTTCCCTATCTTGAGGCTCAAAGTCCGTATCGATATCTGGATTAGCAATACGACCCGGTGAATTACGACCGGCATTATAAAATCGTTCAAAGAATAGATTGTAAGGAATAGGATCAACCTGTGTAATATCAGCTAAATAACTAACTAAACAACCGGAAGCCGAACCACGTGCTTTTCCAACCCAACCACCATCCTTAAGAATATGATCAATGTAATCCCGTACAATTAAAAAGTATCCACCTAAACCGATAGGTAGTAAGGTATCCAATTCGTATTTAACACGATCCACATAAGTCTTTTTTAATTCGGGGTCACCCTTAACCTTTTTAGCAATTTTTCTTTTCCAACCATCTCGACAAACCTGTTTAAAATATTCGTCCTGGTCCATACCGTCAGGACAATCAAAGATAGGTATTTTGGGTTTACTACAAATTGAATAATTCTCACACATATCTGCAATCATTTGCGTTCGGGCAATAGCTTCCTCGGAGCCCTTATATAGTGAGAACATTTCTTTTTCATCAGGAATATGATAATTAGTTGAGCGGAAAAAGCTACCAAGGGCAATTTCTTCGGCATTATCCATTTGTTCTTGAACTTTAGAAAATGTGGTCTGTAAAGAGGAACAGAGAAGAACCCGTTGGTCAACCGCATTCTCTTTATCAGTATAGTGACTATCAGCAGTTGCTACAAGGGGAATTCCGGTTGCTCTTGAAATTTCCCCAAGACACTCAGAAATAACATCGGCGGCTTTAAAGAACTCTCGGTCGATTCGCTGATCTTCAAGAGAAAAGTTTTCGACTCCAAACAAATCTCTGTACTTATAAGCAAGGGCGATTCCATTTTTTAAATAGTCGGGATCAATATATTTTAAAACTTCGCCCTTTGTTTTAGCCGCATATGCCTTTTTGTAATCAGTAAAGAGAATGTTGGCCATTTCTGATCCGGGATGACCAGAAAAAGAAATTAGGTTGCCATCGAGAAAGGGGGCCAATTGATCGAGGGATAGACGGGGCTTATTATAAAAGTATTCGGCCCTATTAGATTCGGCAATAATCTTTAAGAGCGATTTCCACCCTTTTAAATTCTTCGCTAATACGACTAAATGTGCCCAATTTTTATTTGTGGGGTTTTTAATTGAAGCATGTTCTCTAGAAAGATAGAGTTCTTGTCCGTTAATATTTTTAATTCCAGCCTCTTTGGCGGCTTTTTCAAACTTAACAATACCAGACGAGGAACCATGATCTGTTAGGGCAATCGCCCCCATCCCAATCTTTGTAGCTCTTTTAATAATGTCGGACGGCGAGGGGAGGCCGTCCAGCAAACTATAGTGACTATGACCATGTAAATTATAATACTTCAACCTTCGCGAGCCTCTTGTCCGGCATCAATGGCAGAAACAATACTTAGGGCTGTAAAAATACCCTTTTGTTTTCGTTTAAAGTACTCTGAAAGAAATTCATAACCGGCGATTAAACATCGTTCGCGTGATTTCTTTAGGTTATCACTAAAATTTGATTTTTCAACATTAATAATATCAGTATTAGGGGGTTTAACGGGGACAACAGCTACGCCGTGACCATCTAAAAATTCCATTACCTGAGTAACTTTTTTATATTCTTTATCACCATCTTCTACAATTAGTTTATGAATAACTTTTTCTCGATCCAGTATAGATGAATCGGGGAGATTTTTTAAATAATCTTCCTCAAGTTTGGCCGCTTCTTCTGGTGGCATATTCGCGATCCTTTCCATTTCGGCAACCCTATCTTCAATACTATCTTCATCTAATTTTAAATTTCGGCTATTTATAAAATCATATACCGGGATTTCATCATCATCATCATCATCATCATCATCATCATCATCATCATCATCATCATCATCATCTTCATCATCTTCATCATCTTCATCAAAAATATCGTCTTCGTCATTATTAAATTTATTATTACCTAAAGAATCTTCACCGTACTTTATTACCATACAAAATCCCCTTAATTAAAATTTACCACTAGAGCCAAAACTATTAGAACCACGACTCGTTTCAGGTAAATACTCTACCCTAATAGGCTTAGGTAGCTTGATTGGATAAAGAATACCTTGTGCGACTTTTTGACCACTATGAATAATAATTTCCTCGTCCGTAATATTCGCTAACATAATACTGATTTCACCAGTATATGGATGGTCAATAATACCACCCATAACCATGATCCCCTGTGACCCTAAAGAGGATTTATTTTCAATCTTAAAAACATGGCCCTTTTTAAACTTTACAGCTATTCCAGTCGGAACTTTAGTAACCGTATGGGGCAATAAAATATAATCATCTACACCGCCAGCAAATATATCTAATCCAGCGTCTCCATCATGTGCTCTGGTCGGTAACTTTGCAACAAGTGAAGTTAGAAATTTAATATAAATCTTTGACTCAAATAAATGTAGGAATTCTTTAAAAATATTCATGGGGCCACCTGATATGTTTTTAGTAATTCTGCTGTTCTTTTACCAATAGCCGAAGCGACAATTTTCGACCAAACAACTTCGCCCTCTGACTCCAATCGAACATCTTCGATCATTGCAATAATGATTGTACCAATATCAGCGGAAGAAGTAAAGGGGGTTTTTTGTAGAACGTGATTTAATCGCATGGGCGTAACCCACTCTTGGGCGATTTCATTAGCCTCAGTCAAAACAGCTAATTTGTCCGGACTAAGCTCTTTTTGCGTAGAGGTTTCGCGGAATTTTTCGTGCTTATGTTTAAAGATCCAGCGGCCCCCATTATTAAATTTGGCCTCGTAAATGGGATGAACTACGACCCCTTCTCGAATAGCGTCCGGTACAATGGCTACCAAGGATGGGCGGTCCCGCTCTTGATCTAAAAATTCTTTTGTTAGGGGGCCTCTTTCATAGGGCACAAATCTTAATCCAAGGGCAAGGGCAAATTCTTCGGCATCTGGCACACTTAAAAATTCGCCATCAATACAAACCTCGAAGACCATAAAGCGGGTCTCTTTACCGTAGACCGCCGACATTCCTTGAAGTTTGCCCCCAAACTGTTCGCCAAAAACGTCGACCTTTTGTGGTTCGCCCACAATCGCCCTTTTAAATTTCTCCGCTAATTCCGACTTGCTCGGAACACATTTTTCAATTTCCGGATGAATAGTTATATGGTCCGGCCTCCAATAAATCCACGCTGATTGTCCGTGAATTTTCTCAAGAGCATAACATTCTAATAGATGATTTGCTCTGTAAAGGTTTTCAATTTTTGCGTAACCGATAGTATTTTCCTCTTTCTTATTTATTTTTCCGTATATTCATACGACCCGTTAATGATATGCTTTGCTTTCCATTTATCGATAAAAATGATATAATTTTCGTCACGCTCTATTACTTTTACATCATAATAAATATTATCACGACTAGCAATCCGTGTTTTATAGGTTAAATAATTGAATAAAATAGATCCCATCAGTAGGGATATGGTTAGGGCCATGATTAGTATAAAACCACAAATCATTTTTTCAAATTTATCCATCTGATTTTTTCGCCTTTCTTCCGCCACCATCTTGATAGGATGTTAATTTATTTAAATCCCCATAGTTTTCAAACGTCTTATTCACGCCATCTTTACGAACTTTGTCAGCGAAGAACTTACAGATCGTGTCAGTTGATCCCGGTTGGATATTCTTTCCATAGTGACAGAACTTGGCACACTTCCAAGATTTATTTAGGGTGGGCCGCTGATTCTCTTTAATTTCCTTGAACCGCGTCTTTAACATGTCTTCAATCTGGGGAATTTTTAAATCACCGATAGGGACGGAGAAAGGACCACCAGCTTCCATATAAATAATGGTCATAATAATATCCTTGGCGTCAGGATATGTGTTCTTCATGGCATAATAGTACAAGAGGAGTTGGGGGTCTTTGCAGAAAGATTTATAATTCTTCTCTTCGCCCGTAATCCAGTCGTTGCGGGTTTTGCCCGTCTTATAGTCTACAACCTCGATAGTCCCGTCACCCAAATCCCGAACCAAGTCAGAAGTGCCCTTGATTCCAAGATGCCCCACCACTTGTTCTCCGCTAATATTGTACACGTACTTTGCCCAATCTTTTTCGATAACGAAGTCAAACTTCTTTTCGGGGGCAATTATATTAGAGGTTAGGGGCGAATAGTTTTCAAACCAACTATTGAGTAGCTGGTCCATCCACTTATAAAGTTCCTTCTTATCGGACCTCTCATTCCAGTCCCAGTCCGGTTCAAGCTTTACGTAATGATTGTACCCGCTCTCAATAGCAAAGTCAATAGTGATATCAGAAAGGAAAACGGTCCCAAGATCATCTTCGTAAGAAGTCACCCCATCTTGTTCCATTAATTTTTTCTGTGCTAAGATTTCAGCGGCCTTATGAAAGCAATTACCAATCGCCGCACGTTTATTGCTGGTCGAAGGGATATTTAAAACATAATTCAGATAGTATTTTTGCTGACACTCTGAATACGCGTTGTAGCTAGATGATCTTAAGTAGGTTATAAACATTAGGCGAATTTCAACTTTGGCTGAATTGAAAAACTGGACACAATACCCGTTTCCTCATCATAGTTCTTTACGATTACGTTTTCCGAATTAATAAAAAGGCCATTAAGAATACCAAGTGGTCCAGTCTTACCATCTTGGTTTACAATAATTACATTTTCTAATTCTGCATTTACCAAAATCTGATTAGTAAAAATCTCTGAAATTGAAGACCTATCAAGATCTAGCAAGTCATTCAAGTAGTCACATACGCCATAAATTGAAAAAGTTTCCACATAAGCCCCTTATTTTAAATTCATTAAAAACCAAATAAAAATACTTATAATCAACCATAAAAATAAAAAATCAAAACCGTTATTTTTAGGATAAGTGCAACCGGGACTTACCCTAGCGGCATAAATTAAACCCTTTTGTTTTTCAATAGGCATTATAAGTCCAATACATTCCGGCCCCCGCAATACCGACAAAACTAATTGTTGGATCAAGTAGAGCCGCTCTATGTGCGGGTGAAGTTGTCCACATATGACAAACTGTACTAAGAGCCCCCATACCACTATTTTGTCGTCTAGCTGTACCCATTACAAAGTGTCCAATTCCACGACTAGCTTGCTGACAACTATTTTGATAAGCCCAATTTGCTAAATTTTGATCATAGCCTACGGCACGAAGACCAGCAGAAGCACGATAAGAGTTGACCCAATTTAAAAATGTTTGAGGGTCACTAACGGGGGCCTGGGCATGAGCGGAAGAAGTTAGGGTGATGGCGGCGAAAGCTACTGCGGAAAAAATAATCTTTTTCATTTTTGTATATCCTTAATTAAAATGTAATAATCATGTCCAAAAAATAAAATTCTTGAGGGCGATTAGGCCAAATATAACGCAGATGGCTATCATGTCCCACTGGCGACTTTTTAAGAGTCGAATGGTCCATAGGACTTCGCCCAAAAAAGTAAAGAGGAAAGCGACCCTATACTTCTCTCCAATTAAAATGGCCCCTACAATCAGAAGGGCATTGGCAAACCAGCCGAGATATTTTTTCATTCGTCTAGAGTGTAAACAATTTTCATCGTATTAATGTCAACAATATGTCCGCCATGTTCGCAACCACACCCTAACCTATCCATACTTTGACAATAGGTGGTTTTTAATTTTTCCAAAATATCTTTCGCTTCTTCAATATCATCTAAGGCAATATAAAAATGGTCCCAGCCAACCAATTTAGATTCTACGTCTGAAAAGAAAACTAAATATCTTTTGGGCAATTTGGGCGGCGGTTTATAAAGTGACTGACGGACAGCTTCATCTATCGATGCTAATAGCGGTATCGGATCACTAAAAATTTCAGGCATTTTCATTTCCTTCTAATAGCAATTGATTAACTGGGATTTTTATACTTGGACTATAATTAGAATTTTTACTAGATCTTACAATTACCCTATGTCCATCCTTATTATAGTACCCATAAGTTTCAGTAGTAATTTCTTCACGATATAGTTGAATAGCTAAATCATCGTCGATCATATCTACAAAAATTTTATTTTTACTAGGATCTAATCCTTTATAACGATGCTCACCCAAACGCGGATCGGTTTTTGGTAATAGTTCGACAGATTCTAATAAGCTACCATCTTCAAGATCAGAACAGTCAGTCATCTTTATACCTTTCTTTTCCCGTTCCATTACAGGAACCACATTTTGGAGAACCGTTATGGTCATAAAAACCACTTCCATTACACGCCGTACATTTTCTCTTTTTCCAACCCTCTACATATTTATTATAATATGCGGTACGCTCGGCTTTTCTTTCCCGAAAGTCCATAAGATCCCCTTTAAAAAATAAGGGCCGCTTTTACACGACCCCTACTTTCTCCGCTTATTTACTTACAGCCACAACCACTAAAAAGGCCAAAGAAACCACGCTTAACCTTAACCTTACGAATTTTAACCGCACGTGGTTGAACCAACTGGACTACTGGGGCCGGACTTACATAAACGGTTTGTGGGACGTATCGTACGGTATTAAAACCGCCGACAACTCGGGTTTGTACTGGACAGACGCCACCTGGGCATTGTGCATTAACATTAGTGGTAAGACAAAGTGAGGCTACAACGGCAACTGCAAAAATAATCTTTTTCATCTTGATCTCCGATTTGTGTTTGAATTAAAATGAACTGGAGGCAATGGGGCAAATGAATTATAATGCCCCGAATTAACATAGGTTTGACCATTTACAATGTTTCGCGTTCCATGCCCATACGTTCCATAAACGCCGCCATGAATACGATTGCCCAAATAATATCGTGGGCCATACTGAGTGTACGTCTTTGTGCCATAAATCGACAATGTAACCAATTCTCCGCGTGGATTATAAAATTGCTCATTGTAAGCTTGCGGCTCTTGGGAGAATCCAGTTGTGGTTCCTGGGAAAAAGGATCGGATGTTTTGGGCCGATACACCCGTTGACCATATAAACAAAAGGATAAGAATCAAGTAAATTTTACGCAGATTACCACCCCCACTTAGTTAAAACCTTTTCTAACTCTTTAATCGTTTCTTCAAGAGTTTGACCCATGTTATTTAAGACATAATCATATCCGGTCGGATCGTAATTGTCAAGGGATATTTCGCCCTCATGGGTAGATCCATGAGAATCCTTAAGAAGACGAATTACTTTACCCCCAACTGATTGAATCGCGTCGATCTCATTTTCATTTCTTACATCTTTAATAATGGCGAACTTGGTGTTTGACTGATTGATCTCACTGAAAGTTGCGTTAATATGGCATTTTTCATCAACGCCCCTTAAAATAATCTGCAACCACTCTTCCATCACTTCGCGATAAGTCATGGGGCCGGTTTTTTTAACAACTCTACCTATTGTCTTAACCTCGCCTTTAGGAAGCGAAGCTGGAAGTTGTTCCCAATTAAAACTACTTAGCTCATCCTTCTCTTTATTCGTCCCATACATCTTTTCCCGACTAATCCCAAAAAACTCATTTAGAAAAGTCTTACCCTTATCAGCAAAGCCGAATACTCTTACATAAGGATAACAATATTCTTTGAAGAAGTCAAGGGTTTCTTTGTCGGTCATGTAAAGATTCAAAATACCTTGCTGAATGTCAAATTCATTTTCGCCAACACCATTGTAAACATCAACTAATAGTTGGCCGTTAGTATTTTCACTAACCTCAAACTTAATAACCTTTCCGACCTTTTGTAATTCTCGTCCTACGATGTAACGTACGAGTGTATCTTTGCCGGAATCTTTCTTACCTGAAAAACCTAATAGTTTCATTTTAAATTCTTTCTATTATAGTATTCTATAGCTATCGGACATTGTTAAAAACGCTGTTGTCTTTTTTAAGAAATCGAACACTTTTTCTCCATTCTATTAATCTCAGGAATAATTATCTCTTTTATTTTATCACTACTCATATCGCCCAAATCATGAGCGGAAAATGTAGGGGCGTTTGTGTAAAACAACTTACTGTACTTATCAACTATTCGGGCGATTCCACTTTTACCGGCATCGTCGTTGTCTAAACATAAAACTAGACCCATAGTGCCCAACTCTTCTAAAGTCGCCATTTGGCCGGGGGATAATTCGGTGCCAAATATACCGACCACATTTTTAATTCCAGCACTCCAAGCGGCCCAAACATCAGCCTGCCCTTCGCAGAGTACGGCAACTCCGGTTTCCTTAATTTTATCCTTCGCGTTCCACAAATTATAAAGATAGGTGTCCGCAAATTTACCCGCATTTATCCATTTAGCCACCTTAGAACAATACTCGTCCGGATTATGAAAGCCCTTACATTTGGGACACTTCTCAAAAATAGATCGCCCCGTAGAGCCCACCGCTATTTTGCCCTCAATATCAAGAACCGGAACCGTCGCCCTCTGAAACATTTTCTTATCGGGGTTCATACATTCACCCACATTAAAATTAATTAGGGTTTGCCAAGGAATACCACGACCCAAAAAGTAGGGTGAAGGAATGTCGAGGGCCGCCCTAACTTCCTCTAGTGGTCGCCCCCCTAACTTCTTCCGCTCACTTCCGCTCTTTATAAAGTCCCTTTTATCCAGGGCCACAAGATTAACTTCATATTTATCGAAATCAATATTGAAAACTCTGCAAAGAAAGTCTATCGTATTTTTAAATCCATAAGTTTTATCACCAGGCTTTGACCAACCATTATTGGCCGACATAACGCCACGAGTAAAACCAATTAAATTTTTAGCAAAGTGGTCATGACAACCGGCGGTCCTACATTTCCAAAAACCAGGAACAGTTGATCCTTGACTATAGATAGTGGTGGCCCAAGAATCTCCTCCATGAATAGGACAATGGAGGATGTAATCTTGGCCCGACCTTCTATAACCTACACCTAATTCATCTAATAATTCCTCAATATGTTCGGCTAGAAATTCGTTTAGAAGGCGGATTTTTTCTTGGAAGGCCCGATTACTTAACATACTCTTTTTCAAAACGACCAACAAGGTCTTCGGGAACTTTAATTATAAGTTGTGGTTTTACTATCATGTACTCGAAAGGTCTAGTTGCGACGATATTCGTACTTTCCTTAAATGCTCTTAAAATAGTACATTCTTCAAGAGTTATATCTATCCAAGCTACAATTCTAGCTCTAATAAGCTTTAGATCTGTAGGAATACCACAAATATCCATATGATAGTATCCAAAGATAATACTTTTACCTTCTGTAAAAACCAAGTAAGGAATCATATAACCTCCAGAGTGTTGTGAATTTTCTCCATTGTACCATAGTCGCGGATAAAGTCAAGTACTGGGGATTCAATATTGTCAATTTCAATTTGGGTCAAACGAAACATCGTCGTCATCTTGATTTTCCGCCTCCCGCCTTTTTCTTTCCCTTTTTTCTTTTTTAATTTCACTAAATAATTTACCCTCTTTAAGAGTGGCGTATTCTTTTTCAAAGATAATATTGAGATAATCGTTAGGATCGACGCCGCCACCATTACGAACCTTGGCAAAATATAATTTATGACTGCCCGATTCTAAATCAACCGCTTCATCTTCCCCATCAATATCCGCCTCACCCTTAGCCTTATACATCATCAAAGTATCTACATACTGTAGAATTTTATCGCTACCGAAAACAACATCCGTATCTTGACCCTTAAGTCCCAACCTATTCATTTGGGCAAAGGTTACACAAGCACCGCCAATTTTAGCCATACAATTATGTAATTCGGTCGCAATGATACCCAAGATCATTGATTCTGATTTATTATTCGATATTTCCCCCTCAGACATAACTTTAATATAGTCATAGATAACAACTGGGGGCTTATCCTTATTTGGTCTACGAGCATTCCACCTTTTAATAATTTGAATAGTTTGTTGAATAGGCTTACCTTTAACGCTCATCCAACTAATCGGTAGATTTTTAAATTTCTCAGCCGCCGCCGCGACTCTCTTCTTTTTGAATGAATTTTTAAATACTCGTCCAAATTTAATATCATCACAAGTTTCTCTAGATAGATAAGCCAAAATTCTATTTTTTAATTGGGTATCATCCATCTCTGTGTCTAGTATCAAAACGTCCTGATCTCTTGAACTAATATTAATTGCAAAGTTACCCCCCCATTGCGTCTTCCCGCTACCAGGGCGTCCAACCACAACATTAACAGAAGGAATGTGTAAACCACCACCTATAATTAAATCAAGCCTTTTAAACCCGGTGGAAATACCTGGCAAAGTATCTGGATTCTTTTCAATATTTGCTAACCATTCATCAACACCTTCCGATAAAATCATGGGTGTATTATTATCACCATCTAATTTATCCACCAGGGATTCAATATCACCATTCGAGATTGTTAAAATTTCCTCATAGGTTTCGGCACCCGTAAGGTTTTCCAGCCGTTTAGCCGCCTTAATATGTTCTTCATAATGAAGTTTGGCGACCTGAGTCTTTCTTAGTTTAGCGGCGAATTTGAAAACATTATTGGGATCAGTGGGGAAAGAGAAAATTCTTTCTAAATACTCTTTTTCTCCATTTTGCTGAAAGAATTCTGCAATCCCCAGGTCTTTTGCTTTGGATAATATAAGCGGAAAATCTAGATGGGCCTCATTATCGGACTCGTAAACATTTTTAATTATCCGATAGATGGCCTGATTTGAGTCAACCGTAAAGGTTGAAATATCTAAAATGTCTGATATATCTACATATGAGTCAAAACCCCCTTTGATAATACCGGCAAGTAGGGCACGTTCTAAGGGGGCGTCTGAAAAATTACTCATCATCTTCTCCAAGTGCCGAACTATCACTAGAAGGGACGCATGTTAAACACACATAACCAATCGATTCGCCCTCAAGGTTCGGGGGAATTTGAGAAGGGAAAACCATGTATTTTTTGCGGCAAACGCGGCAAACTACGGATATTTTCTTTACGGGGTCACGCCTTTCACCCGGTTCATTGTCGCCCCACAACTTCTTATCAATCTCCCCGTCCTTTTTAAAATTTTGCTTATCCTTATTTGTAAACAAAGAGGCACTCGAATCAATGAATTTTATATCACGATTTTTATTAACCATAGGTGTAGGTTCGGCATAATTTTTACCCCCCCTCTTTTTATTTACATCTCGACTTGGGGCCATAAACGAGGGGTCCGAAAATTTCTTAGTGGTTTTTTTTGGAGTTTGGGCGACCTCGGGTTCCGGCTGAATTTCTTCGACGGGTTTTGGGGCCACTGTCTTTTTGGGCCTTCCCGGAGATTTACCCTTTGACTTTAGAACCTTGGCCCGTTCTTTTTTAACAAAGTCCTTTTGGATCTTTTCCTGGACCCTAGCCTCTTGTTTTATAATTTGTTGTTTTGTAGACGACTGCTTTTTCTTAGGGGCCGGTTTCTTCGCTTTCGCCGCTGCCCTCTCAATTGATTTGTTGATTTTTTCCATGATCTGTTGGGCCTTTAAGATATCACCCTTCTTAACAGCCGCCATCATCGCTTTTTCTAACTTGGTCATACGCCCCCCATTTAATTTCTCCGCTCACGTTTAGCCTTTTCAAAGGGCTTTACGTCCACGATATTTTTAAATCTAGATTCACATTCTTCTGAACAAAAGAACCTATCCTTTAATATTTCTTTTCTACAGTGAATACATATATGTTTTATTTCTAATTTATCACCCATTCGTTTATTTCCATATCTAGCTTAGCTATTTTGTGAACATCTTCGGCTCTTATAAAAGGTAAAACTATATCTTGAAGTGTCTCAGTATCTACACCATGAGAAACCACAGGGGACTTTTTTCCCGTTTTTTGATCTGTATGTGTGGCAAAAATTACAACGATCATTAGATATCTCCCACCTTCTGACTAATTGCGTATCTATAGTCATTAATACTTTTCTTGAATTCGGTCAATCTAATATCAATGAAGTTCATATAGTTTAGGGCCGCTTGAGACTTAACTCTGATTTTCTCTAATCGGGTCGCATAATCTAAAGACGATATGGCCTGGTACTTTCTCTCTTCATAGTTATAGGCTACCACATTTTTAAATTCTTCCGCAATAACTCGGTTAATCTCAGCATAAGCCCAATCATATCTAACCTTATGCCTATTATATTCTTTTTGAAAAAAAACTAGGTAAGAGGATATATTTAGGCCGATTTCAGCTAGTTCGATCGGATGTAGCTTTCTAACGGTTTCGCCCGACATGGATAAATATTCTTCAATCTTGGAGACTGATTTATCGGGGATTTTTAAACCGATTTTTTGCCCGTAGGTTTCCAAGTCCCTTTCAATACGTTCTAGGCGTGCTAAACCCTCATTCTCTTCGCTCATAGCAAGGCCCCCATAATTATACTTTGCCAGTCTTTGATTTTATTATATGGAAGTTCGACCAGTTGAATAGAGTTGATCCCACATAATTCAGCTTTTAACTTATCTCTTTTTAATCCAACTTTAAAATCACCGGCGGTCTTATGAAAGAATTTGTTGAACCCGTAGTGTTGTTCACCATGTACTTCAATCGCCATTTTATAAATCGGAATATAGAAATCAAAAAATAGGCGTGTACTTGGCAATGGAACTTCTTCTAGTATTGTAACACAGGGGAAGATTTCTTTCAAGATGGACTTGCATTGAATATGTAAAGACGACCGGGGACGTTCATCATCAAGGGCAGGAATATGGCCGGACAAATTCCATTTATGGGGCTTGTTCAAAAGATCCAGAAAATTCACCTTTTATCTCTCTTCTAAAAAGAATTAGACCCTCGCAACGATTTTCAAAAATAAAACTAAGGTATTTATAATCAGTCCCCCTATTCATATTTGTAATTTTCCAACTGATAATTTTTTCTCCAACGATTTTTTCTTTCAGCGGCACTATTATTTCGTAACTAAGTGTTGAGCATACCATATCCATAAGAAAAGTATATAATTTATTATCAACAATGATACAAAAACCACAATCTTCTATATGAAAAGCTTGGATGGTTTTATTTAAAATTTCATTCATCATAGAGCACATTTTTGTATTTATCCCATTTGTTAAGTGAAATACGTGACATTTCTTTTACATACGCTTCTAAGTCGCACTTATAAAGGCCGCTACATGTTACAGAATTAATTTCCATAACTTTATACTCATCCCCCATCGTCCCTATCCTTCTTGGAAACAATTCTAAATTCCATACCCTGTCTAGTAATTTCTTCACTAAGAAGCGTTAAATTTTCATCAAAATATCTTCTTCTAATAACCACTTGCATTTCATTTAATTAATTCCCAAAGTTTTTCAACTCTTTGTATTTTATTATTATTTATATCTGCCATCTTTGTCTTTACTTCTTTTTGCCAAACAATTTTAAAATCTTCGGGAGCATTATATTCGGAAACTAAGACCGTATTATTTTTTGACATCACTCTAACCCAATCCCAAAAATCTTTATGATTGAATTTATGACTAAAGTTTTTTGTTCCTTCGTATGGCGGATCACAATAAAATAAATCACCAGTATTATGAATATATTCTTTATAATCTTTTTGAGAGAAATTTACATTTTGTATATTCGGTAATTTTTTCAACAAAGATCTTTTAGCGGAAAGTGCATAGTTTCTACTATTCTTACATCTAGCATACCCCTCAAAAAATCTTCCCGCAAAAGAACATCCGAACCCCATAAAACCACGTATCGCCGAATAATCATTCTTATTTTTTCTATAATTAAGCATGACGTTACGGTACTCTTGTTCACTAACAATATCTGGCGGAATCCATCCATCCTGAAGTGCTTTTAGTAGAGCTATGAGGTCACCATGAATATCGCTACCATTACAAACCCTTTCGTTGGGGCCAGAAATTTCTTGCATTGTCCAGCAAGCTCCAACAAATGGTTCATTATAAGGTTGTCCTGGTACTAATCGTGTTTTTATATAAGAACAAAGTTCTTTAGCTATTTGCGATTTACCGCCGAGATAGTGCATATATTTACCAACTTATATTAATAATGTAATTGCCGGACAAAATAACATCATGATTAACAAGATATTGCATAATATCTCGTAACCAAACCGATTTTCTATTTCCTAATAACCAATCCATAACATTTTTGGTACAATCGTAGTCATCACCTTTCTTTAAGTTAAACAATTCGTTGTCACCATTAGAATATTCACCAAAATCTTGCATCTCGTAATTTTTACCAAAATAATCTGAGATAAAATCATCAACCTCTCGATAATCGGTTTCATATACTAAAAGTAGGTCACCAAGTTGTTTAGGCATATAACATATTCCTTACCCTAGTATTAATTTGTTCAAAAACATCTGGATTAGATTCGATATATTCCATAAGGTCAGCCATTCCCTGAAATTTTAATTTATCTTCATTCTCTTCCGGCAAAATATTAAACCACGATCCGCCCTTAACTATGATATTCATATCAATTGCAATATCGCAAATTTCTCTCACACTATCTACGCCAATCCCATATTTAATATGAGAAGTTACTTCAGCCCCAGGTGCTCCAAGTACTGAATTTAGAATTCTCCAAGTAACAATCTGCCCTGTAGCGGTTTGGGTTTTATCGTCATTAAGATGACAAAGTTCTTTTCTAATACAACGAATTTTCCAATCTTCTTGAAACTTAAGTGCCCCTCCCCCTTGCTCCATTTCCGAAGCACCGTACCCCGAAGTATTCGCAATAATTTTCATTACGCCAATAACAATACATTTTTTAAGTGGAACAACCTGTCCCATTTTTCGTGTAAAATTATATAAAAGCTTAGGGGCGTCTGACCTTGAATTTGATTTGATTTCATTCGACATTTCGGAGTTTGTGCATAGAGAGCTATAGCTATCAATGATAATAACACAACCGGGATCTGTCATGATTGCAATTTCCGCAATCTGCAAAATATCTTCGGCTGTTAAAATCTTTTCTTCCGTACTTTCAATAATTTGTAGCTTAGACATATCGAGGCCAGCAATTTCTAAATTCTTTTTAGATAGACGACCTTCAACTTTGAAGTAGTATACATTTCTACCACCAAATTCAGGTTTTTGGGCGTTAGCCGCGAAAGACAACATGGTGGTCGTCTTGCCGAGTTTTGGAGGGCCTGTAAAAATTCCCCAAGTACCTTCCGGGATTCCGCCACCTAATCCGATATCGAGGGCGGGTGAGAGTGGAATAATAATAGTTTTTTCATCCAATACAGCGTCGCCACTTTTTAAAATATTCTTACCAAAACTTTTTTCAACCTGTGCTCTCACTAAATCAAAACATGATTTCTTAATTTTGTTTTCTACGACTTCCTCGACCTTATCTGCTTTTTTAGGTCTAGCCATTACAGTCCCTTTAATTTATCTAAAAGTGATATTTTCTTATTTATTTGGGGCCGAGTCTCCAATATAATTTCGGGTTCAATAATGGGGGTAGCGACCTCAAGTGTCGCCGCCTCTTTATCTTGGCGTGCTTGTTCGGCCCTTAGTAGTGGCCCTAGTGCATATAACGCCCCAAGACTTTTAATCTTTTTGAATTTGACGGATTCGCCATTAAGTACGTTGAGAATTGTGGAAATTTCATAGGGACCGCCCCCTTTACCTTTTCCACTTAATAGATCATTTGCCAACTTACACTGAAAAATAAAATCCTTTTTATATAAGTCATCTTGCCAAAATCGATCTTTTAATTGTTTTTTCTCAGCGAAAGCCCTAAGGGCAAAAACCTTCTCAGCAACAAGTTGGGGGCCAGTGATAAAACCGCCCCCAAAATTTGATTGATAGCATGACTTAGCACTTCTTTTTTCACTCATTAAAAATCTCTGTCTAGATTGAGATCTGTATTCGGTTTACCAAAGTTATTATGATAAAATTTAGCAATATCTTTAAGTGTACCAAGAACCACATATGGGGAAGAATGAATTCTTAAAGATTCTTTTATAACTTCAATGGTTTTATAATTAGTGTTTATACGCCCATTATTCTCGCCAAATAAAATATAGCCAGATGGATCAAAACCATTAAAGAATTTTACATCCCCACTTTTAGGGTTAAATAAAATCATTGATCACCTTTCACTAAATCTGTAATCTTTACCACGTGACCACTAATATCTTTTGACTTAGATCTCTTCTTAACTACTTCGTCCCCATATTCAGCCGCCGCTGGTGTCATAGCAATATATCCACGTTGACCACTACGATCTTTAGCTAGGTTAACCTCAAACTGAGTTTGTTTCTTTTTAATTAAGTTCTTAGGTATATTAACAACTTCCGGCATAGCCGGTTCACTTTCTTTCAAAATTCGGTTAACCTCTGTCTCACCCACTCCTGTTAGTGTAGATAGTTCACCTACACTTTTATCTCTATTATTTTCAATAAAAAACTTTGTTACAGGGGTTAAAGGGTCTTTCTTAGCCATAATTAAACACCTTTCTGAATTAGTCGATTTGCTTGTAAGTAATAATTGGGGTTTTTCTTTACAAGGTAGACAATGTAGTTATTAAAACATTCCTGTGAGACGGATACGAAAGGATAAGCTGGACCATTATTCGAGTTAGTAGGGGCGTCCATATTTAAAATTATCCCATTATTAATTGGGTCAACCAAAAGACCAGTATGTGGACCATCGGCATATTTACGCACATAATAAACAGTGGCACCGCTCTGAAAAATATCGGTTTTGGCATATGCTACGTTACTATCCTTTGTAGGCTTTGACTTTACGTCAAGATAAGCGGAAGAAGTAATAGGGGGGATTGACCGCTCTGTTTGTGAGACAAATTTAATATTTCCGCCCGACACCATTTTAATAGTACTGTCGTTGCGATGATCAACACTAAAATCATTCTTCTTATTCAAGAGACACCCCATTTCTTTCCAACAGTGGTTTGAAAAGCAAAAACAACATTTCCATTTCTATCAGTATCAACATATTGCTGATCCATCAAAGTATAGGGCGTTTCTTCTCCATTTTCAAGGACCGGGCCAAGTGAAAATTTTGCACAATGAAGTTTATGAATAATGGATTTACCCCCACAATGGGGGCAGTCGGCCCGAACCTGCCAATCGGTGTTATTTTTATCATCTTTAGAGACGTGACTTTTAATAAATTCTAACAAGGGGGCCGAACACTTAATACAGGTGGTTTTAATACGGTCGTCATCGCCAATTTTAATTGTGTTTACGACACGCCCCTTTAATTCTCCGCTAATCATATTACTTCTCTCCCGTCATTATGTACTTAGTTTGTTTTTCCGTCGATAGTGTAGCTAAACTTAGGTCGGGGGCCGAATCACGCCAAATAGGATTTTTCTTGGGGCCAGTATCAAGGGTGGCCTTACCGGCAACATCTTTTAAGCCACGTTCTTTTCGGGCCTGAATGGCGGCAGCACGTTTTTCTTTTTGTTCCATAACTTTGGACTGATATTCGTATGTGCCCATCTTTTGAATATTACGATCTGACATAGATCCAATTGTTTTTGGATCATCTTTGAAAATAATCAGTGGTGCTGACAAATAAACAACGCCCAAAGAATCTTCCCCGCAACCTGGACAGGTTACAGGGATGTTATCCTTAACACTATTTGAAGCAATCTCAAAAAATTCTTCACAAACTCCGCATTTATAGTCTCTTAGAATCATTTTTGCGTCTTTCTCTTAGTCGTCCAAATGCTTTAATAATTTTTCTCACCTGGGGGTGACGCTGATTATCCGTATCATCTAACTGACAGTGAACAATCCCATCTTCCTTAGATAGTTCTCTACAAACTTCCCCAACCGTAATATCTTCATAATAGGGAAGGTCGGACTGAAGCAAGTCATAAGTAATCATAACCTTACTATCTTTACACATACGAGTCAAAAATAAATATAATTGTTCAAACTTACAATTTTGACCTTCGTCCAAAATAATATCGCCATCAAGATTCTGTCCACGCATATACGAGAACGGAACAATACTAATCTTACCCTCTTTCTGCCACGTTGTCAATGTTTCACCATCGACAAATTTATTTAAAGCTTGAAAGAAGGGCGTTGTATAGGGGCCTAGCTTATCAGTACCCGTTCCAGGCTCGAAACCAATACGTTCGCCATTAGCTTCAAGGGCCGGTCTACATAAAATAATACGCTGTGTCAAACCTTTTGCGAGTCTTTCAACCGAAACCCCAATAGCTAATGTGGTTTTACCTGTTCCGGCTGGACCCTCAATAAAAATAATATCATTAGTGTGAATCGCCCTAATCACCTTCTTCTGGTTTTCGGTCGCCCCATCAATGCTGGTAAAACGCGGCACCTTTTTAATTTCAATGGGCCGCGACTCGGTTGGTTGTGATAAGTGCCTTGGCTTTCCACGCATATTAGATACCCCGCCATTATTTTTATTTTGTTGTTCTTCGTAACGCTCTTTACGTTGTGGGTTTTTAGACCCCCGTCTGTTACTTCGCCCCATACATTTACTTTCTCCGCTTATAGTGAGTAAATTTTCAAGACCATGTTCAAAGAACAGAAATCAGATAACTCTTCTACTACCTCTTTTATAATTTCATGAATCTCTACCCAGTCACCATTAGCTAGGCCCGAACCAATTTTAGGAATAGCAATAGTAATAGGTTTGCTAGTCGCATACATATATTCTCCGTCAGGTTCACTGTACGCGGTCTCATAGCGGTGAGAAAAAAAGAAATCAATACTTTTAAATAGGCCCCTAAAGCATTCACGAATAGCTTCATAGCTAACATAAACGACAGTTTTGTCCCCGCCATAATTTTGCTGAGTCATCATATTAACAATATATTCAGGATGAACACTATCGGTCTCTACAAAGAAAATTTGACCTAGACTTAATTCACCCACCATATGTTTTTTAATATAATTAGCTCTCGCCTCTGGGAATTCTCTAGAGATAATACCCGCAACACCCGAACCAAATCCGCCCGAACAGTTACAACCATGTGCGATTACATCATTATCATCATTAAAAAGATCGCCATTTATATATTCAATAGTAATCACTTGTTACCCCTGTATTTATTAATTGCCTCTTGTTGAAAATCTCGAATAGCCTTTGATGTTGGCAAAAAGTTTCTGGTCCCATAATCACAGTTTACATGAGTATAGCTATCAAACTCTTCAATACACCGTTGCCGCTTCGTATTAAAATCTTCTAGACATGGAGCCAAGAAACTCTTTTCACCCATATCGCCCCTATAATAAACAACTCTCTGGTCCTCTCCCGGTTCTTCAATTGCAACAACTGTGGGGGATTTTCCAACCAAGTTGCCCCGCAAAATCTTTGTTTGGCCGGGAATCGACATTTTAGCGGCAATCTCGGAAAGTTTTACTACCTTCTTAAAATCTGGATATGAACCATGTTCGGCCAATTTATAAGCGGAAGAAAGGCTATCGCGATTAACGCTATTACGCATCCAGCCCCCAACCCCAAAAATACCAAAACCTGTTGGATTTACACCACGGCGTTCTAGGACTTGAAAACTTTCCCACATTTTAGCCCAAGTCATTGAGTCGCCCAAAATATAACGTAGATTAGTAGCTTCTTTTAATCCATCTCGCGAAATGGTAAAAAGGTCGTGCTTGATAGCCGTGTCAACCACATAGAGCATATTTTTAATATAATCGCCACTATCAGGACGAGCAACTACAATTGTCTTAGTTCTTAGGGCAATCTCTACAAGGAATTTATCGACCGCATTATTAAAATTATAACAATCGCCCACATAACTCCCAATCGTACCTTGACTTGCATTAAAAAGAGCCTCAAAAGAACTTTGTTCTTCGTCGTGACTCTGTACAATACGATGGGCTAGGGCCAAAATACTCGTGCCGATAGGACTAGGGGCACCATTCTTTCGTACTAAATATGCTGCACTTGTCGTATCCGTACCATTAAATCCGGCTAAAAGGTGAGCTACACCATAAATTTCAGCTTCTTCCGGCGTAGATGATGCCCTCATTCCAAAATCGTGAACCATAAAGGATGCTATGCTATCAACTTGAGCGGAGGAATAGGAGGGGTTGTACTTTTTAACTTGCTGTTGCATTCTCTTAAATAGGTGGCGACTTAAGGTTAGGCGGGCCGTTGCACAAGAAACCATGCCAACTAAGTTGGCCTCTATAATTGCGGCGATTTCCCCAAACCCCTCGTCCAAAGATTGGACTTCAATTATGGGCTCATTGGGCCAAAAAGTAGAGCATTCCGGAAGGGCCTTAATCTCAATTGGCAAAAAACCATTGTACTTATCTAACACACGAATCCACATTTGTTTATCAAAGGGGACTGGGTCGCCAAAAGAGTGGGCATCTTTTAAGAAATCCGCCGTGTCGGATATATCACTATAATTAATTGGGCAAATCAATTCCCGCTGGATAAAATCGGTCAGTCCAAAAAGAACCATACGTGAGTCGCCCGCAACGCCCTGTGGAAGGCCGGTCATTGGACTAACACGATTAGTAAAATTATACACACTTCTCCGCTTAGCTGATTTGGAAATAACGGGGGCACTTGTGACGGTATAAAAGTCGCCGCGTAGTGGTACGGGGATCTTTCGTGGGCCACTTAAAAAAGTGTTGAGGTTCATAGCTGCCCTTTTCTGATTTTAGTAGAAGAAATGTCTGTTGGAATAAAATCATCTTCAAAAATGATACCAGAACAATCAAGATCTAGGGCTTCAAGGTAGCCCTTAAGATAATTATAAGTTCCCTCGTAACCAACTCTATTAAAAATATGTAGAGACGATCTACGATCAAAGTGATGGTTGTATTTTTTAATTACATCTCTAATAGTCTCTAAGTTATAGTATTTAGGATTAAGGATACGATGAAAGGTATCGACCCCCATTAAAAAAGACGAATAAGGAAATTTGTTAAATTTATCAATAAACAAAGGTAAGTTTGTAATAAACAATTCATTAACCTGTTTAATTCTTTCTTGGGTTGAAATAAAATCAAGCTGTCCTTTGTCGGCGTTTTTTAGACATAGTTCATAATAAACAGTTTTATCGTATTTTTTTTCATAAAACTCTTTTATAGTAATGTGCCCACTATGAAGTGGATTCATAGAAACAGGAAAGAGTGTTGGATTAAGCGGAGTTTCACACTGACTAGCAGCTAGACCATCTTTTAAAAATATGTAGGCATTATTATATTCAGACTTAAAAAACCCAAGTTCAATATTAAAAAAGTCTAAGGTAGATAAAAGTCCATTAATTTGACTTCTAGAACAATTCACAAATATATCGAACTCATAACCAGCATATTCTAAAATCGCCCCAATGATATTTGAAACCAACTCTTCTTCTTCTAATCTCGTTCGATTCTGCTTTAAAATAATTTCAAGGTAATAAGTATTTGTACCATGTAAACCAATACAGACCTTATGTTCACGCCCACCTCGTTCACCGTCCAGCTTTACCAAAGAGGAGGTCACGCCAATTCCATAAATATTTTTATTTTCGCCCGTATACTCTTTTGCTCTAAGATAGCTCACCATAGCTAATTTAAGTGCGGTCTCTTTACTTACAGTTTTAGTTGGTAGGTGACCGATAAGTTTTTCAAGGGCGGGTTGAGAATACGGCACATTACATTCTAGAAGACATGATGACATACCCCCATATTTTGTAAGTTCGCCAATAATCTCTTGACCACCCCCCGTAATTGAGAGAACAAATTTATATCCAGAATCAATGATGGAATTATTTGGATTTAACACTTTTTCACTTATCCTTTTTACTTAAGGATTGGGAAAGAAAATGTAGCATCTTCAAGGGCTTCGATCCTTTTTAAAAGTGCCCCAATACCCTGGGCCAAAAGTTCATTCGGTCCCGACATTACTTGGATAATCCTTTTATAACAACTATATACCAACGAGACTTGTGATAGAATTTTAATTTCACCACCTTCGGTCTCAACAATATAAAAACAGTCGTTATCCATAAGGAAATCTACAACATTCTCAATAGTATCGCTATCTTTAATGATTTTAAACTGCAATGTAATTTCTCCATTCATCTGGAAAACTTTCACTTAAGAGTCCCAACTTGATCTCTATTCTATCAGGAATACGGGGCAAAGTCAAGAGGTTCATGCCCGCCTGCTCGGGGGTCCGATTGCCCTTTTTCGTATTACATGGCTTACATGACGTGATTAAATTACGCCAAGAGCCCGAATTGACCAACTGCTTTCCATCGACCGCCACCTGCGGCCCCTTTTTAAAGAAGGATTTTGGAATAATATGATCAATGGTCAGACCGTCTTGTTTTAGCCGTTCGCCGCAATACTGGCACTCATATTTGTCCCTCACATATATTTTCCGCTTAGATATTCCAACATGAAGATAGTTTTGACGAACATACTTCTTGAGAATAATAACAGCAGGTAAGGGATAATTTTTACCGTGACCCGCCCTAAGTTTAATATCATAATAATTTAAAACAGTTGCCTTATTTCTCACATAAACAAGACTAATGGCCCTAGACCAATGCAAGCACTTTATGGGAGTACCGCACTGATTTAGGACCAAAGTCTTGTGGTTCAAAATGTCCATACTTTACTCTACCCCTCTTCTTTTAACCATTTATAAAAATACTTAAGATGAAATATGTTTTCAAATCCATGTATTTTTACAAAGTGATTAGATGCTCTCATTATGGGCTTTAATATTAAAATAGCCCAAGCCACCCGCACCAACATCGTCCTCATCCCCTTTTTGGGTAAGTTTATCATTTTGCATCTTAATATACTCAGAAATACTTAACTCATACTCCCTACCAATTTGAAAAGCTAAGTCGACCGTTGCATTAAGTGCTTCTAAAAGATATCCCGAATCGGTTAATTCGTTAATATGATTAAGAAGATAAAGAAAAGCTGGATCATTAGGTATGTAAGTCGGGAAAATTTCTACGATCATTTTACTCTCCCTTATTTTTCTTCAACCACTTCATTTAAAAAAAGTTTATTATTATATGTGCCCGTAGTCCAACATATGTGCCTATTCGTATATAGGTACAACCTTGAGACCACAATCACAATGGTGAACAAAATCATATGACGGATTACTATCAAAAACAATACACTCAAAAGCCTCTGAAATAAAATTATGCCCGATAAGGCCGCTTTTTAATTTCTCGTAAGTCGCCCTATCATTCGCCGTAGCATAACAGTTACCATTGGCATTCATCGATGTTTTACCCCCTAATTGTAACACATGAGCGGAGAAAGTTAAGGGGGCGACTGGGGAATATTTTAGGTGAAATTCAAGATAGTCGTGGGGCGGCAACGATTTAGCCCGGCCCCCTACTATTTCCTCTAACTTTCTCCGCTTACAGTTTGTTCCAAACTGATCTGCAATTTCGTGGAGGCGGGCAACCGCCGCGTCTCTATCGGTGCTTTTAAAAAATTCCTGAGTCATCATTTGAACGGGCCTTCCGCCACTATCCTGGTAAATAACGACGGGCTTAACACCAATTTCCTTGCACTTCGCCCTAAATCCTTCTTCGGAAAAGTCTTCGACGGTTACGTGGCTTTCAAACATTTAAGATTACCATCCTTCCTTCTTTCGGTGGAATTTGAGCATAATACATACCCGGCATTTCTTCACCCCCCTTTAAGCTTAACACTGATCTTATTAGGATTAGGTTTATAGTGCTTAAAAATAAAATTAATATTTTTCTCAATCCTCTTGTACTTAATCTTAAATGAAGTTGAGTCAAGCCCTCCAAACATCATTGCGTTAGAATGTACTTCGGCGAGTGCGGAAAAGCAAAGGGCGATGGCGGTTTCTGGTTTCCATACTTTTAAGTGCTCGGCAATTTCTTCCCTGTTTGCTGTGTGAATAACCATATCATAACCAATTAGCTCTTGAATGTCAAGGGTAAATGGTGTAAGCGGAAAGTACAGGGCATAGGTGGCCTTAGAGACGGCGGCATGATCGGGGAAGTGGGACTTTCCATTTTCGTCAACCCTTTTACAAAAGGATTTTCCACAATTGTGATAAAGTAAATAGAAGTACATAATATAAATGTCAATTTCGTCAGCGGCCCATTTCCTGTACAAGAACATTTGGTCGGGCACCTTTATGGCGGGATCAATAACGCCAGTTAGGCAAATATTTAAAATTCGTCTAAAATACTCGTAGACAGATTGTCCATATTCTAACACTGATTGGCCGGGCGTATATTCGCAACTTTGCATTTGTTCTATTAGGTTCATATTAAAATTTCAATTCTTTTCTAGAGTTTTAATTCTATTAATCTCATTCATGATAAACTTTTCAAATTCACCCATATTGGAAAAGTATTTAAGATCAAGAAACTCCACTGTTTCCAATATAACTTGACCTGTTTCAAAAAAAATAAACCATGCCAAATAAAGACTTTTCTTCTCTATTAGAAAAATCAAGTGCTTTATCAATTTTATAATCGTTAACCAGATCAAGTATAGTATTAAACATTTTTATAAAACTCCGTAAAATCATTGGTCCAGTTCATAATGGTGCAAATAAAATCATCCAAAGATTCATAATAAAAATACTTAACTCCTGTAATGTAACCATCGTAAGAATTACGTGTTTCTACGAGTATTTGTTTGGTGTCAAAAATATGAACCCTTGCTTCGTATAATAAAAATGTCTTAGCTAGTGTAGAGAGTTGATATGTATTATCGGACCATTCCCCATTAGGTAGGAGTTGCCGAAGTCTTGGTTGACCATCATGATAACCATTTTTATAATATGATCTAATAAAATCTTCCATAGAGATTTCTGACTTTGGATTATTTTTTAAAACAAGTGATTGTTCGTAGTATTGATTTTTATATTTAAACATTTTCCATTCTCCATTTCCAATATATAAAAAATTGCATATGTATCCTTATAAAAAAAGAGACGTGGCATTAACCGCATCTCCTATTGTAACACAAGTTATATTTAGTGTCAACCTTCGCAAGACGAACAATTCAGAATATTTTTAGCAAATTCTTGAGAGGCGTTAACACTTTTTTGATAATATAGGGTTTTTACACCCATTTGCCAAGCTTCAATAAGTAGGGCATTTACATCTTTAGTCGGTACTGATGGATGGATCATTAAATTAATAGATTGAGACTGATCAATATATTTCTGTCTTTGGGCGGCCTGAATTATAATTTCACGCGGAGAAATTTCTCCGAAGGTTTTGAATACCGCTTTTTCTTCATTTGTTAAAAAATCTAAATGTTGAACAGATCCGCCCATTTTTAAAATAGACGACCAGACTTTTTCAGTATTCTTTCCCTTAGTTTCCAATATTTTAATTAAGTATTTATTTTTAATAGTGACTTTTCCCTTGGCTAAATCCTTGACTGTGATATTCGCCGTATCGGGCTCGACTGCTTCGGAGGCTTGTTCAATAATAAAAGAAGAGGATTTTGTGGGGGCGATTGCGGAAAGTGTTACGTGTCTACGTCCATACCCTTTAGTCATCTTACACTCACCGTACTCTTCGGCCATTTTTGCCGACGCCCCATAGGCTTTTTCTTTCATATTTTTGGCGATTTCAATATTTAAATACTTTGCTTCCATACTTTCAAAAGCAATCATCTTACTTTGCAAAAGACTGTGCCACCCAAACCAACCGATCCCAAGAGCCCTATGATTTTCAGCAAACCTAACGGCCCGCTCCATAAATTTAATTTTCTTAGCCTTTTCAATAAAATCTGTCATTACCGCATCTAGAAGATAGACCAGTAGTTCAATAGCGTCAGTATCTTTCCATTCATCGTAGTAAATCATATTCATACTAGAAAGATCACATACAAATGATTCTTCGGCGTTATCTGGTAAAAGTATTTCACTATTATGAGTAATTATTCCGTTGCAAACCCATTTGTGATCATTGGTATAAACCTCACAGCAGTATACGGAATCTTGTCCAATATGCTCAATAGATTTAATTCTAGAGAATTTCTTGGTATTGTCCCTATATACCCTATTTTCTAATTCTATACCTTTACGGGTTAAAAATTGTATATTCTTCTCAAATAATAATGCGGCAACTTTACTACCACAAACTAGCCTATAGCAATCTTGGCAATTATATAGACTATAACCACCTTTACCATTTGGTAGCGATCTTTCGCCAGCCGGATTACCTAAAGATAATGCAAACCTTGCCCCGAGATTTAAAAGCAATATTTGTAATTCTTCAAGAAAAGCTTTATTAATATTACTGATGCTTAAGTAAATAGGGCTACCCTTATCATTTGTCATACTGATAGTGCCATCGGCGTAGAAAAGGCCTCTAATATACTGCCACTGAGTTTTTTCATCCGATTCCCAAATCCAATTAGGAATATATCCTTTTTCAAAATTTAGTGCCTTTTTAAGACAATTTGACCCAAGTCTCTTTTTCTTTATGGGCGAATCAGTTACGACACAATCATAAAATTTAGTTGGATCAATAGATCTTTGAAAAGTTGAGTTATACTGATTTGTAATATCATACTTATCGCAACTATATTTATAAAACACATTACTAAACCTAGTCTCTATTTCTTCAATTAGATCAAAACTATGTTCCCATAGATCAAGATAAATATTATCTTTATTTTGAGTACCATTAGCCTGATAGGTTCCAAGTAAAAACGCCTCATCTTCCATTGATTTATTACCAAAAATACCAGTATTTAATTGAATTGCAACCTTATCTCTAATTTTTAGATCTTTTAATTTTACCATTCCCTTATTGGTTTCAATTCTATGCTCGCTAGTAACTTTATGTGTTAATCCATTATCTAGGGTAATCTTAAAAATATCTTCAGAATCAGATATCTTTAACATCGGCGAAGCCGACACCTGATTGATCCCGTCAAATAATTTTAATTCACCTCCTATATTATATAATTCCTCAACTGTTAATAGCCCCCGATCCGAAACAACTCTCTGATCTTTTGTAACACAACATAAATTAGAGTGGGTGATTTTTCTATCCGTATTTTTATAACAATCTACTGTACCATTACTTACATTATCCGAAAAGAAAATATAAGGATAGCCCATATTAGATCGGCATTCCAAAATACGGGCCCATATTTTCCGCTTAGATTGATCTCCATCAATCATGCTTTGCATCCAGCCCTCAGGAATACAGACGCCGAAAGACAAGTCTTGGATAGGATGCCCCTCTTGCCTGATCTGTAAAAATTCTTCAATATCCTTATGATCAACCGGCAAATATACGGCACAATTACCACGTCTACTGGAGCCTTGACTAGCGATATTTATCAAGGTATCAAAAGCTTCCATAAAATTGACCGAACCCGAACTTTTTCCATTATTTTTAATTTCGGCCCCACGTGGGCGAAGATCGCCAAAATAAGCCGATGTGCCACCACCTAGTTTAGTCATCATACAGACTTCGGCCCATGTGCCCGCAATCGACTCCATCGTATCTTCTATATACGAACCAAAACAAGATATAGCTAAACCTCTATCGGTCCCAAAATTAGTCCAGATTGGGGTACTAAAAGAATACCAACCTTTTTCAAAATTGGCCTTAAGTTTAGCTGCAAATCCCGGTAATTTTAAAATATTTTCCGCATGATTACAGATAATATTAACACGTTCGTCAACCGTTTGCCCTGGTAGCAAGTAGTCTTTTTCAAGAAAATCTTGTGATAACTTATTTAACCATCTATAACCCATTAGAATAAGTCTCCCGCTTTGATTGATTTTGTTTTTTTGCTATAAGTCACTGGTTTTTTATGGAAAAAATCTGTACTGGTCTGGCCACTAACACCTTCGTTGAACCAACTTAAAGAACTTAACTTCTCCGTATCAACTTCAAAAACTTCTTTTCCGCCCACCATAAGTAAGCTCTCATTAAACCTATCCTTAATAAACTCTTTTACAATATCTTTCGGTAGAAAATCAAGTTCACCCTTTTCAAATATCCAGTCTATAATCTTTTCCTCTGCCTCATACGCTTTCTTACAAGCCCTATATAACTTATTATAAAAATCCTCATTAAACCAATCGGGACACTCTTTTTGAATTTCTTTGATCAGATAAACCCCGAAAAGTGCATGTAGGCAATTTCCGGCAACACAAACCTTTCCGTTGCGTCTTGTGATAATGATTCCAGATGGAACGGTAACGCAATAAACCATACCACTATAACCTTGTTCGACTTTATCGTAACTGTGTCCAGATGGGGTAAGTGACCTTTCACTTATACTAATTTTATAACAATCCTTATATCCTCTTTTACTTTTATTAGTCAAAAGATTTGTTCTATAACCCGCCAGTACAGAAATAGCATGAAAAATATCGGCCACCTTTTTATTCGTAGTGCTAAACCCCATGTTGCTGCCACCTCTATATCCATCCCACTCAACGCACTCTTGAACAAAATCTATGCACCAATCTTTATTTTTATTACTTAAATCAACCCAAGTAAATGTTTTATAATCATTATCATTGTTATATTTTATTTTAAATTCCGTCTCTTTACCAATATCTTGTTCTACAAACTCAATATTTGTATTATTTAAAATTAATCTTAACCTATCCTTTTTTCTTTGTTTTGTTAGTGTGAACTCATAGTTATAACCACCATCTTTTCCTCTCCAAATTTTTTCACCATTGGCGTTAATCCAATATAATCTAGTCGCATCAGATTGCATAGCGATTTGGAGACGCTCACTCCACGTCAACTTTTCTTCAGAATTATTTTCTAAAATACCACCGGCAGGAATTTTTATTTTTGAATGATACTTAATATCTTTAGCGGTATTCTTTTCATAATCCCCCATCTTGTTGATATAAACCATTTCATGACCAGGAGTTACTAAGCAATTACTTGACTTATTACCAATCTCATACATCCGTCCATTATAATCTCTCTCAATTTTATTTGAAGCGGTTGTTTTTGTGATTTTACCATTTTTAAACTGATAAACCGAATCTCCGTTCTTTATATCTTTTAATGGCACCCAACCGTTAGGTGTTAAAATATCAGTATCTTCTGAATAACACTCTTCCTTCTGAGTAGCCTGAACTACATTATCTATATCTTTTAATATATTTTTGTATTTATTGAACGATTGGATGATTAGGAATTGCGAAAAAAGACTCACATTCTCAATAAAAATAGAAAATAGAGTCAATGTCAATGTATAGTTTTCGTTTGAGTTATCTGAGGCGTTTTTTAAATATTTTGTTAAGTATTCGACCCGACCCTGGATTGATGGCTCTTGAAGTAATCCGGTAAAATCATCATTTAGACCAAGAATTTCTAATAGCTCAGAATAAGCTTGAGCATGCCTAACTTCGGATTCCGCAAAAACTATACCTACCTGATCAAATTCGGACTTTGGAAACTTATCCCCGATCTTTGCCCAAAACTTTTTTACGGAAATCTCAATCTGCGAAATAGCTAAAAGGGCGTTCCTAATAGCATGTCTCTCCACTTCGGTTAAATTAGTTTTAAAGTCCTGTACATCACTAGAAAAATTAAATTCTGTAACAATCCAATAACTATGATTGATAGCGTCTCTAAATTTTAGAACATCTGGATACTCATATGGTTTAAAAGCTACCCGTTTTTCAAATATACTCATTCTCTTTTGCCTCTATTGCGGTTATTTTCCGCCACGCTCACGTGACGAAGATTTTCTTTTTTACAATTACGTGGATTTCTATCTATGTGGTCAACTACGTTTCCTTCCTTTGGCTTACCCGCAATTAAAATATGTAGCCTAAGCTTAGGACGCTTTCCCTGTGATCTTGGGAGATTTGTTTGAACCCTCAACTCACTCCCATCTTTTTTATTATGCTTATTCAAGTGCCATTTATATTTAGATACTTTGTCAAAATCATCTAAGTCAACTACCACTGTATGTTGAACCCCTTTATACAAGATGTTAAACAAAACCTCGTTGTTCTGGGTTCGATAATCGTGTTTCATAAACCAACTGACCAACCGACCATATTTTCCTTCTTTCTATATAATTATGTTTATTATTTAATATATAATCAATCGCCGCTAGTTCGCCCTCTCTCTCCATAATAGAAAGTGCTTCGCACTTATGAGCGGAGAAATTAGGAGTGCGGGCCTCTGAAAACGGATCAAAGGGCGTAAACCACCCCTTTTGTGGGGCCATTTCCAAATAGTCTTCGGGCGTCATCTTCGTAATTTTATATTCGTCGTCTCTCAAATAATCCCGACAAGACATAAGAATCCCAGCACAACGATGGTGGCCATCGTGAATCATAAGGGCGTTTGGAAATGATGTAATCTGGATTAGTTGGGGCGATCTGTGGCCATTTTTCTCACACCACGCCCCCATGAATTGTAAATTAAAAAATTCGCCAGCGGCGGCGAACCTTCTTATACTTTCGACTTGTTTTAGATCTCGTAGGCGATTTTGACTGACAAAGATGGAATTAATCTTGATCACTTTGGGGTCTTTTATATCGGTCTGGGATTTCTCTAATAATATCACTACCATCAAATATGGGTTGTCGTTAAATAATTGTATCCGACACCCATACTTACCCACTTTTTTTTAATTCATAACGCCCTAACTTTCTCCGCTAAATGTTCGATTGAATTAAAAATATAGTCAACGGCATGGTCGAGGTCTTTAGGATCACAACCGGGCTCTAATTCCCTGGTGATTAAACAGGTTTTAAATCCAACCTTCTTAGCTGCATTTAGGTCAAATATATGAGAGGCGACCATTAAGATTTCTTGGGGGTCACAATTAAGAATGTTTAGAGCGTTTTGATAGACAAGGGGGTCGGGTTTATATTTTTTAATATGGTCGGGATGGATATGATAATTAAAAAGATTATAACGATCAAGTGTTACTTGCATTTCCTTATTAGCGTTACTTAGGGCGACTGTTTGATATCTAGGATCACACACAATTTTAATTAATCCACGATATGCGTCATCCCACATTATTAACTTCGACCAAGTTTTAGATAATAGCTCAAGATCATAGTTATTTAAATCTGTTAATTTATAAAATTCACGATTACTTATTAAGTTCCAAAACCTCGTTTCCATCTTATTGTCTAATCTTAACCAATCTGAGGATGAGGTATAGCCATCTTTCCATTTTGCAGCAAAGTCATACCAATCAATATAAGGGTATAGGGCCTTGCCGTGAGAAAATATAGTTCCACGCCAGTCAAAAACAGTTCCAAAAAGATCAAAGGCAATGTATTTAATCATAGAACTACGCTCCCTTTAATAAAAATTCCTTTAAGCACCAGACGGACGATACTTTTCATTATTTTCATCACAAAAAGACTAGGTATGGTCCAGCTAGTACGTCAGAAGAAAATCGAATTCTTTCATAGACTTTGGAAGAGTCTCATGCAACCACTACATCACTGACGCATTAAAGAGCCTAAGCAGAGATTTGAACTCCGAGTTGCCCGATTACAGATCGGGTGCTTTACCATTAAGCTACTCAGGCAAAGTTCGGGGACTTGGAATCGAACCAAGGTCAAAAAGTTTCAAAGGCTTTTGACAGTACCAACACCGTCACTCCCCGAAGATAAGTGAGGGAATCGAACCACCGACAAGAAAGTTAATGGACGGGGTAAGTAAATTAAATTTTAGATACAATGTTCCCGTCCAGCAACATCATGTTTAATTTACCGTTCTTTATTCATTGCCTAAACTATCCATGTAAGCGACAATAACTAAAGATAGCCCATAACGGTTTCGATCCGTTTTCTACCACCTGAAAAGCGGTCGTCTTAGCCACTATACGAATGGGCCGAAGTAGGCGGCTTTTTAATTCCGCCCTTATTTTTAATTAGAAGTTAAGGTGATGGCGGCACCGGAATAGATTAGAAAAGGCCCCGCACCAAGTACGGTAGAATCTATAGGACTTATAAATGTACCAGAATTAGTTCCACTGCCCGATATCATACTGTGACCTAATCTACGTCCATAAAAATCAAAAACCTGAACATCTACTCTAAGAGTTACCGAAGCTGGACCAGGAATAGCGATGCTAAATACACCATTTCTAACAACCCCCGGAACAATCGGTGAAGAAACATCTAGTGTGCTCCAAGAAACTACCGAACCACTAGGACTATTAAAAATTAACCCCAAGGGCTGAGTTGAGCATAGTGGGTCTACATAAGTAATAATGGCTGGTGCAGGAGGATAAACATGACCACCACCTCCTATTAGCTTATTTCCAAGTGAATTAAAGTAAATCGGCTTTGAAACCCATTCCACATTATTCTGATAAAAGACAACTCTACCACTCCAAATTTGATTAGTAAGGTCCGGCGACATTTGACAAAAGCCCGAAATAACAATAGGTTGAGTCGAAGCTTGTGAGATTGGAGGCCAAGTAGCTATCTGATTAGGGCTTAAATCTTCTAAGGAAGGGGCACCCGGACCAGGATTTTGAAGGATCACAAGTGTTTGGTTTACAACAACTACCGAATTATCGGGCGAAGCGGGAGGGGTATTTAAAAATTGGGCACTGGAAACCGAAGCAAAACCAACGACTAGCAAAAGGCTCAAAATAAACTTCTTCATAAAATCATAGACTCCAAAAATAGAAAAATAAAAACAACTATATAAGAAAAGTTGTTGGAAACTAGCAGTTTCGCCCCAACGCCTTTGGTAGCCCGCAAAGTATACCTTGGCGACCCTACTTCTTAAAAAGAGCTTACTTTTTTAATTTTCGGATAACACTTTCAAAAGGTGCAATCAGCGTCCAACAACATCTCTATTGTACCAGAATATGCCTATTTGTCAAGCCCCATATTCGATTTTAAGTAAAGTCCGTATTGGGATCTGGGGCAAAGCCCCAGTAAGCGGAGAAAGTAAATAGGGGGCCCTATAAATACACATTCCATGCATCGTAAAGTTCGGAAAATTTATTAAGAATCTGATTTACAAATTGAGGGGGCGGCGGGGGTTTTTGATCATTTTCATAATAGGTCTGCGTAATCCTTGGACCACTACCATGAACTTCCCCCGAAACCCTAATATAAACAACTTCTTTGCTGTGCTTATACCGGATAACAAAATCATAGAGATCATCATAATTTCCAAACATAAGATCTGTAATGGAAAAAGATTGGTTTATAGTGTTTTTTAGAACAAGGGCCGCCCTAATAACTTTTTTTAAATCGGGCTTAGTCATTGTCTCAACTCGCCCAATCACCCCATTTACTTTCTCCGCTAACTCTTTTAATTCGTCCAAAGTCATCCAGACGATCGGATTTTCAATTTTATAAAACCCAATATCCTCAACAATCTTCATCGTTAACACCCCTGTTTATAAAAATATTCATAGTCCCTTTATCCACTCTATTTCATCCATATTCATAATATAAAAATCAACATTCTTTTTTTGAATATAATAATCTCGAATCGCCCTATCTAAATTATCCTCCATTTGTGTACCCGGCCTGTTTAAGATGTAGAATTCTTTGATACCAACCGTCAGTAAGGCTGAAAAACAGGGCAGGCAAGGAAAACCAGTTAGAAAACATTTTACACCATCTCTGTTACGTAAGTCAATAGAAGCGTTATGAATAGCATTTGTGTCGGCATGATTACCGGCGACAAATTTATATTTTTCGGGTCGAGTGTTTGGGACTTTATTATCTTCAATCCCAGGAACAAATCCGTTATAGCCGATTGAAATTACTCGCCAAAACTTATCGACAAGTACGCATCCGTGCTGGGTTTCATAGTCGGGACTTTTTTCTTTAACTGCCCAAGCAAGCCCCATAAAAAATTCGGGAAACGAGGGTGTTTCGCGGAATTTGTGTTCGCCATTAAAAATACTATTATACCAATGGGGATCTTTGGAGGGCTCGAATTTAATCATAGAGGTCTAGCCTTTCAATTTGAAAAACTTTTAATATCTTGTACCCTCTTGGAAACTTTTTCATATCGTATCCCGGCAAACAAAATAATTCTTCTAGGGTCGCGTAATTATTTAAGTGAAACCGTATTCTATAACAACAGGTGACGCTATCTGATTAAGTATAAAGACAATTTACCCATAGTTTTTGAAGTCTATTATTAATAACATCTAACTTCTTAAAGGCTTTAGTAAAAATTTGATCTGCGTCAGTGTAGGTAAATATATAAACCAGTTTATCATTGATCTCCTTTGAACAGCCCGTAACATTTACTTCTAATTTTGCGTCTACCTGATCTTCGTAACCCTTACCTTTAATCAAAAAAGGAACAAATGTAAGTGATACATTAAATTCTACACAATCTGATAATAAAAGTTTTTCCTCTACTTCTTTTACGTATTTGTCATATTTTTCCTTAGATTTCTTTTTATTATTACTTATAGTTGGCTCATGCCCATCCAACATTTTTTTTAATGCTTTAACCTGGGATTCTGATAGGCTATTAATATCGTTCTGTGTAAAATCGACTAAAGTTTTAATTTTCTTAGCTCCGTTTAAATATTATAAATCTTATCTAATTTTTCTAACAATCCCAATTGATCTGCTCCACCCTTGATTTCTAGGATCTTCATTAATTTCTTTACAATAATCCTTGTTATTTAACTTTGTTAAAAGATATTCTTTTTCCCAAGAAAACCAATTTGGTCCTTTCCTAAAATTTTCACTCTTAAGATTTTCATATAGCGTCGCCCAATTCAAATTTCATTTTTGCCCCATACATATCTTCTTTAGAAATTGACCTAACATAATCAACTTTTATAATATCGATAATATTAGGATCAAGGTCTTGAGAGTTTGTATCTAAAAATTCATATTTACCATCTTTAGAAACAGACTCAATAATACGTTCAACTATATAGGTTGTATCTTCATAGCAAAACTTTTGTGTTACATTAACAACATCACCGGGTTCGAGCTTCATACTGTGACTCCTAAAACTTCTTCAAATATTAAGTCGTCCAACATCTTTCTACGTTCACTTTCATCTTTACTAAATGCTAAGGCACTTAAAATTCCAGGCCCCAAGCATCCGTGACAGGGCTTGTCCTGCCCCATTAAAATTCCATCAACCTTGGTCGAATAGTTTGCATAACCTCTACCGTAGCAGGTTTTGCACTTTTGGTTAGCATACATTTTTAATACGCTTTTATCGCGTTCATCTAGAGCCACGAGCACCCACCCCTTTGATTTCTTAATTCTGTAATTAAGTAACGAATAATCATACCTAAATCTTCTGGTGAAATCAACGGTCCACAATCAACTAACTTAAATTCACCATTAGAAATTTCTTCATATTTATTAAAAAGAAGCCCTAATTCTTCATCCGTATATTCTGGACCAAAAACTATATTGTTATCCGAGTTAACTATGTATTTCATAAACCATAATACTCCCTCATAAGATCCAATGGAATCCACGACTCTTTATTATTATACTCTATTTCGTGCAACTTGTCAAGGGTTTTCCACTCCCACTGTTCGCATTTATGACGTTCATTAAGCGGAGAAAGTAGGGGCCGATCCAAATCAATTTTATCCCAAGTATCTAGCTCGCATTCCATATACATCGTCACATAGGACTTTGTATTATTATTAACTTTTTTATGAACTAAAAAAGCTTGGGGGCTTCCGAGTCGAAAATCATAGGTGAAAATCTTAAGACCTTGGCCCGTCCTATAATCCAAAACTTCTTCGGCGACTTCGCGTTCGGTGGCGGCCCTAAGGGACTCGTCTTCTAATTCGACGTGACCACCAGGAAAAGCCCAAATGCCGGGACAATGAGACCCCTTACGGATACCAACTAAAAAGTGGTTTTTATGGCGAATCATGGCGGCGGTGCCGACAAGACAGTGGGGTTTAGTGGTTACAGATTCTATAAATTTATCCCGACTAACCTCCTGATCATCAGTTTTTTTAAATATATTAGGAGTGGGTAGAACAGGGTTTCTAGTACTATATGAATAAAAACCAACGTGTGAATTTTCTAAAGCCCTAATGTGTGCGTCATCGGGGTAGTTGGGCCATTTATTTACAGACATTTTTATCTCCCAAAAGCGGTGTGTATAATTCTATAATCGCCCTACCACTTTTTACTAAAGAATTACCAAAATCTATTTGACCTATAATCCAATCCTGTGGCGGCAATTCGCCCTCGTCAAGCATAATTACTGAATCGCCATCAAGAGTATTATAAGAATTATAAATATCTAAAAACTCTTGCTCTGTTTTACAGATTTCATAATCAACATGCTTTTCATTATAATGATCGAAAAAGGTAATTTTTGCCCACCTCATATATTTCTCCGCTTACTTATACAAAAGGTTCGTATTCTTTAATTTTATTTGTTACATAATCAAGAGTTTCTTTTAGTGACTCAAGTTCTTTTACAAACCATTCTTTGGGAGGATATTCCCCTTTTGGTATATGTCAACATGAACCTTATTTATAACCTTTATAAAACGCATTTTTATCCACTTATAAAAAAGAAAAAAGACCAACTACATCTCTGTAGCTGGTCTCTATTATACCATAACTCTCTTCTATGTCAAGTTATTTTGCGATTGGCGGGGCGTTTTTGTCGCCAGGGGTCCAAATGGCAGATTTGATAGCAAAGGCGTCAAAGTATTCCTGTTCGGCAATATGTTCCTCGTAAATAAACAACTCGCCGTGCAAGCCCCAGTTAGTTCCCCATGAATTATCGCCGCCGAGTGCAAGTCTACCATCCGAGGTAATTTTTAATTCATTACCAAAATAAACGGCGTGATTTCCCATCCCTCTTGATACGGGAGGGCAACCATTTTTATCCAAACTATTAAAATTGCCACCAACACGTACTGATAGACAGATATCCCAACCTAGGGCGTAAGCTGAAAGAATTTCGTCCCAATTTTCTAGATTATAGCACTCTTCGGCCCTATGTAGAAGGGCGTTAGCGTCAGCTTCGGGTGGATTTCTACTTTTGTAAATTTGACCCTGTGGAACTATGGTTTCAAGACACGTCCCCTTATTTAAGAGGGTTGTCATTGCATCGGAAATATTTGCCCCATTATCTCTACCACCATTAATTTGTCCATAGACATAACATGGGGAAAGAAGTAGGTACTCCATTGCCTGACGAGCACGGGCATTCATTAGGGCTTTGACAGAAGAATTCCCAACGCAGGAGCCGTGCTGACCCTGGTCAAAAAATGGCATATTTTTAAAGCGTCTTCGTGATGGCCTTAGTTCCGAACGTGGAATAATTGGATTGGCCGAAGAGAATGACGCAAAGGTAGCCTTAAGTTCGGGCGGGCTTGGAGTAGACGCCAACATTCTAACAACACCATCGGAAGAAACGTAGCCCTCCATTATACTTCCATCTTCCATCCTATAATCGTATATTCTATCTCCCATATTATTTTCCATCCTTTATATTTTTAATTAACTGAATAAGATCGGCCTCTGTTGTGCCCGTCTTAACTTTAAATGATTGTTTTTCTAAAACTGTACCATCTTCTTTTTGTAAAACGATACAGGGAGCCCCAATCGTATCAACATATCTTTTTAAATTAAAATCAACTAGCCCCTTACTTTGAGTTGTTAATACATGCCACTTACCGCCAAAAACATCTAAAGATTCCTGTATTGTTGAACTCGCATGAATAGTTGCCATAGAAAGGTCTGGTGTAGCGGTATCATAAATAAAAGTTACATGTAGTGGTCCAGTAATAGGATTAAAGGGGGTTGGGGCCGGAGGGGGCGGCGTTGGATCGGGCTTGGGGGTTGGGGTAGGTGTCGGTTCCGGAGAATCTACCTTAATGTCCTTAAGTGCCATACACTCTTTATAAAGTGTATCCGTGCCGATTTGATAGCCGACCGTAGCTTTTAATTTAACGGAAAATGTGCCGCCCTTAAGGCCAGTTGTAAAAACACAATTAGAGTTGGCATCCTTAAAAGAGTTTTTAATTACCCCATCTTTTTTAACTTCCCAATCATATTTAACTGTCTTAGCGAATTGACTCGCTGTATCAATAAGACCTGGGGCAAGTACAACTAATTCGCCAAGTTCAATTGGACCAGTGGACTTAATTTCTGGTTTTGGATCAACAACGGCCTGTGCTTTAGCTAACTTACCATCAATAATAACTAATACGTCATCTGCCCTAAGCGGAGAAATAAGGGTTAGGGTAATAAAAACAAGTCCGAACATTTTCTTAAACATACTTTTGTCCTTTTGTGAAGTCGAAAAAATAAGCGGAGAAAGTTAGGGGGCTGCCCCTTTTACTTCTTCCGCTTAAAGTGGTCCATAATTTTAATTAAAATCAGGGAATGATTGTGGGGCCACCTGGATTGGGGCCGGGAACTGGAACTACTGGAACGGGCTTAGGAACCGGGACCGGAACCGGCGTTGGGGCCGGAACAGGAAGTGGTTTTGGCTCTCCATTGAAGAATCTTCTTACGAAGTCAACGCCCCACATGATTAAACCACCAATAACAGCCATACCGTTAGGGGTAATAAAATCTTGTAAGTGAAGTTGAAAAAAGTCTAAACCGGCGACACCAGTACCGGCTGTGATTGCGGCGATAACGGCAAGGATAGTCGTCTTTAATAATTCGACGCCATTGACGTTATATTTAATCGAATCGGGCACTTGTGCCCATAGCCAAATTAAAAATTTCATAGTTATTTTCCTAAAAAGTGCTGTAACCACAATAGGGCCACGGCAGATACGAATACCCAAATAATATTAGCTAAACTTTTCCATATTTTAAAGTTTTCTAATTTTAGTTTTATCTCATCTATCTCGGCCTTAAGAACTTTTGCATTTTCTTCAAGGGAGTCCAAAGTTGACATAATTAAGAGGCGATATTCCACCCATGTTTTACGCTCAACTTCGGATAATCTATCATCGTTTTCTGGGTCGCCCATAACGCCCCCTTCTCCGAAGTTCTATCACGAATGTTTTCAAAATGATTGAGTTTTTTATCAAGCTCTTTTAATTTTTGAATTTTTTGTAAAAGATCAAGCATAAAAAATCCTCCCTGGTAAAAATTAAGTATCCGCACCATAGTTGGCCTTGATACCAACTTTATTACCTATTCCAAATCGTAATGTGCCAGGAATAGCACGTGTTCCATTTAATGCTTGATCTAAAGGTAGAGCACTATTGGCCTTAGTATAAGTATTTTTAACAGAGGAAGGTGTAATCAAGAACTTGCCGGTTACATAGTTCCAGCCAGCAGCCCTCTGTAGGCTTGTTCTAGTGTACGTCTGACCATTGATACTAATTCTTTCAAGACCACGGTGAGGTGTCTGCAACTGAGTCGTAGTGTTACCAGCTAGATATTGATTTTGAGAGTGACGATAAATTAAATATCGGTTCGGGGTCATCTTTGCAAAATCGCCCCCAACACCAGATGTCACCCAAGTTCTCTCAGTACCAGACTGTTTTGAAGGTGAGGGAATGTGATTAACTTTGCGGGGAGTTGCAACAATACTTGTGCTAGGAGCGTTTGTTACGCTTCGACCACTAATATTACCACCATAAAGAACGGTCGCACCGTCATCTTTTTCAGGTAGGGCCGGTTTTGCACCGCTACTAAGATTTCTAAACGAGTAGTTTGTACCCATTATATATTTCTCCGCTTACTTTCGTTTTTCCATTTTCCTAAAATTTGTAATCCTATTCCCATACTATATATACACTAATTTTTAGTTATACTTTCATCAAAAACAGAGCCACCAAAAAGAGATTCATATTGTTTGATAGTAGAAATAGAGTTTTTATAGATATCACTGTCCTTATCGCCAAAAATACCAAATAACTCTTGTTTGGGGTTGATATACATAGAAAAATTAGGAAAGACTTCGGCGAGTTTATGACATAGTTCAGCAACTTGGACCCCTTGTCCTTTCGTATGCCCTTTAGCAATAACATGTTGTGTCGACATAGCTCTAGTTAGTTCAATTAACCGTTTAGTAAAGTTAGATTGGACAGTCTCAATATCAAACATCATACCAATAGAAATTTTCAACCGATAACGGGAAATTATTCGGACAGTTTCAATACCCTCTACCGTTTGTGCTCGTAAAAGAGCCTCGGAACTTAAATTAAAATTGGAATTTATTATAAACCACCTAAAATCCCCAAGACGAAGTATACCAATTTCATGAGCCAAACTCTTTTCGCCCATATTCATAGTAATAGTATCACTGTCCGAAAAGTCACTTTTATTAAGCTCATTTTCATTTACAGCAACCCACTCAACTTTATAATTCATCGAACCCTCTTATAAGTTACGCGATTAAAACCAGTGTACTCTTCTTGGGCAACTTCTTCAAAACCAGATATAGGCGGAAAATGTATGTCGGCACTCATAAAACTCTCTTGAATCTCTGAGGCTATTACTTGGTCCACAAGATCAAGGGCGAGGGCGAGTTTGTAGATTTCGGCCCCACCAATTATAAATATGGGCAGGTCGGGACAAAGTTTTTTATAATCATCGATAGCATACTGTATATCCTTATAGTAGGCCACATTAGGATCTTCGTGAAAAATCTTGGGGCGTTTTGTAATTACTACATTAAGACGATGTTTAAGGGCGTTCGTAATAATGGTACTACTATATCTGCCAGAATAAACAATTTCTGATCTTCGGGGTAAACTATCAAAAGTTTTTCGGCCCATAATAACTACAGAGTCCATAGTCAACTTTTTAAAAAGTGACATATCCTCATCATATTTATTTTTGCCCGTAAAGTCTTGCCAAGGTAAAAGTTGGGGTTGGTAAGATTGTGCTATACCCCTATTTTTATCATAGGCTACAACGATCGAAATCATATAGCAACCTCAAACTTAATTGGCGGCAGGGGGTTATAATTTTCCAATTCAAAATCTTCAATCTTATAAGACAAGATATCTGCGGCCTTATTAATAGTAAGATTAGGGTCTGGGGGCGAGGTTCTTCCTAAATATTCTTTAACGGCATCTATTTGATTGTCATAAATATGGGCGTCCGCAATGCTATGGATTAAATTTCTCGGCTTATATCCAGTTTGCTGAGCTACCATATAAAGAAAGCATGTTGAGAAAAATAAATTAGCCGGAACTCCAACCGGAACATCGGCACTACGCTGATTGATCATTAAATCCATATTCCCCTGTGAGTCAACCCCAAACTGGTATCCATATAAACATGGACGTAGCTTCATAAGGGGGATTTGGGCGGGATTCCATAGATTTATAATATGACCCCTATCAGTTGGATCTTTTTTAATATTGTCTATTAAGGTCAAAAGTTGATCATTAAGTCCTGGTCCACTAAAATAACCATTACCATATGGATGACCAAAGGCCCTTAATTGATGACCATAGGTTGGCCCCAATGCTCCCGAAATAAAACCATGTTCTTTTTCAAAATCTTCATCACGCCAAGGTGACCAATAATTAACACCCATTTCTTCAAGATCGCCCACATTTGTACTTCCGGATAGAAACCACAATAATTCTTTTACAATTGACTTCCAATATAGTCTTCGTCCCGTTAAAAGGGGAACCGATTTAGAAACGTCATAGTGACGCATATCACCAAAAATACTAATAGTTTTAATCCCGGTTCGCTTATTTACTCTGACATCTCCGTAGCAAAGAATTTCTTCTAGGAGCGTATCATACTTAAGAGTTTCATAATTATAAATCATCGTGTTACGCCTACGTTATGAACAGTGAAATTAAGTGGACTAATATAAGGTTCAGGATTATTCCAGATTGGATTTTTTAAAAGGGTGAGCATACTTATAAAGTTGTTAGCATTTTCCATATCGTCATTATCGGCCCCATAACTCTTAATCGACGCAATCATTAGGTCGATAATTTGACGATTAGTCTGAGACTTTAGAATCTCTGTAAACGTATTAAAATCCTCTGGATTAAATGGTCCCTTCGGCCAACCAATATTGCAATAAAGAAGGCCCGGCATTTCACCCTGATACAAGCTTATGTAAAACTTCTCGTCCAATTTACTTCCCCTAAAGATAAAAGTAGTTTTTGTTTAACGGAATCTTGTATATTATCAACCTTAACCCAATCACAATAACTACGAATACATTTTCCGCTCATAATACATAGGTATGGAATTGACAACGAATCAATATTTATAGAACGGTCATCTATACCTAACCTCTTCATAATTAACCAGGATTTACCAATATCAAAAGTCTCTTTTATATAAAAATGGGCCTGATTATCTATAGTTTCATGTCCAGCAAGATAAATCGTTGGTAAGATATCTTCGGAACCACGCTCGCATAAAATAGAATCGGTTTCGATGTCATAGATAATAAATTCTAATACTACTCTAAAGGTTTGCATACTTTTCCCTAATTTTAGTAAAAGCCCCCTGTGCAATACGCCCCACCTTTTTAACATGATACTTGAGTTCTTTAGCAGCCTCTTTATAATTCATATTGTTGAGGTATAGGGCCTTCACACAATTCTGTTCCTCAACACTTAGTCCGGAATTAAAAATAAGGGCCTGGATCATATCCTTATTATCAAATTGCCCCAAATCATCGGCCCTATCTTGAACTTCTAAATTCATGCTGAAATTAATCGTATCAATTTTCTTACTCTTACAAATAAGCCGCCGCAACTTCCCAAGTACAAATCGGTCTAACATATTCCTATATTTTACTACATTATCACACTTTATGGGATCGTATCGCCAGTCAGCTATAGAAAGTGCAGAAGAAGCAAAGTCGGCAGCGTCCACGTCATTATAAAGTCCCGCCCTCGCCGCCACCCTTTTTCCTCGCTTAATATATTCATCAATGGTAGACACCATGAATCCTTGTGCAATTTTAAATTTTCTAAAAACCAACGATGTTTCATGTAATATCATTTTCACCCCCTATCTAAAAAAAATAAGCCTAGATGACAGGACTCGAACCTGCATTTTCATCCTTTAACCTGATACAGCTTAGAAGGCTGTTGGTATACATCTAGTTTAACAGTCCGGCGGGAGTCGAACCCACAAACACTACCTAGATTATTGGTAGACCCCAGAGTCGACAGTGATAAGCCACTATTGTCTAAGCCAGGTGCTTTGCCAATTTGCCACGGACTTTCGTTTTTATTTAATCGCTTCCAAAAGTGCTTTAGTTGTATTACGCCAAGTAAATCTTAGGGCTGTTTCTCGCCCTATTTCATTAAATAAATTTTCACCCATCTGTTTTTTACGATGAACCGCCCTCATATGCTCAATTAATTGTTCTTCTTGTCTTTTACCAAACTCGGCCCAACTACCTTCACCGTGAAACCATTTACCATCATTAGCCAATTCCAGATTATCGATTTCAATAAGTCTAGCGTTTTTATTATTAATAAACTGGGTTTGACCCGAATAATACGTAACAATAACTTCTTTACCAAGAGACATAGCCTCAAGGATTGGGAGCCCCCAACCTTCGGCACGAGTCGGAAAAACAAAGCAATCGGCTCTTTGCATAATACTAACTAATTGATTTGTTGAAATTCTACCAAAAACACTAAGTTGATTACCAATACTTTTTTGATAAAGATCATCCCACTCTCTTTGATCTATAAATGGGTTATCGGGCATCATCCACAAAACAACATCGTCATTTTTACTAAAAGCCTTGCGAAATGCCGTATGTAAAATATCGTGACCCTTACGTTTTTCCCATTTGCCCACATTCATGAATATTGTAGAACGAGGATTATTACTAAGTGGGGCGGGCTTAAAGATCTCGGTATTCACGCCAAGGGGTACAACCTCACAGTCACACCCGACATTCATCATCATCACTTCTCTAGCCCATTCCGAACAAACTATAATTTGATCGACATTTTTTAAATGATGAATAGCTTGGGGCTTTAGTGTGTCTAACTCAAAAATAGGAAAGGCGATATGTTTAGAACCAACATGTTCGGCCTGAGAAAATTCATGAAAAAGTCTTACGCTCGACTCATATCTATTATAAAAAGCCGCCCTAGAAAAACCATTTTGTAAAGCCGATAGTTGATCAGGTTGTTCCGGATCATAAGAGGCTTGACCAATCGGGAAAATTGAAGGGCAACTTTCAATAGAATTTAATTCAGACAAAATATTATTTGCTACTATACCATAACTTGTCTGATCTGTAAAAGGTGCTATGAAATTAAACATTTGGTTCGTCCTCGATAAAAGATCGTTTGCCGTTATCTTTACGTACTTGTTTAATCACCTTATCATCCTTATTATGCTTTAATTTAGAATCCTGATACAGTGTTTCAAAATCATCCTCTTCGACATTATTTAAGATCTGTTTGATAAAGTGTCGGTTGCGGCGATTGTGATTACCATCATCATCACTGAGACCATCGTAATTACTGCGGAAAGACTTGCTCATACTAAATTAAAATCCGTAAAGGTTAAAAAATTGACTAAATTGATCAGACTTCATTTGAACACATTCCTTAAATCCCATTTCTCTATAGGGTTTTTGTTCCAAAGTATTTAACATCTTACTCATATCTGCCCCTGTTGCTAAGCACCACTGTAACATGGTTGCGTCTACATTGTCAACAGTAAGCGGAGAAAGTAGGGGGTTTCCATTGGGGCCTAACATTTTGGTGTCCCCAAGGATTGTGAGCATGAGAACATTAGATTTGATGTAATTGGATAGGTCGGCGACCTTAAAGGTCATCTTTTTTAATGTGGGTGAAAACTTAACCTCTAGAGGGTACTCGCCGGGCGGAATGCTATCGCCGTCTACATTGATAATATAGTCGGCATTTCCTCGGGCCGCTTTTGTGTTCTTAATAAATACCTTGCCCGAATTATCTACGCCATGATTTTTAATTTCAAACTTAGAGAAAAGCCCAATCTTTAGGGTCATATCACGCCACAAGTCGATAAGGATTTTTTCACGCCGAGTACTATCATAGATCATAAGGGCAAAGGCCCCAAGGGTCCGATTGTCTAAACGTCGGTCAAGACCCCTTTTATCGGCCCCCTCAATCTCTTTGTATAGGTTATTATACCCATCAAAAAATTCGCCCCTACTAATTTCTCCGCTAACGAGTCGCTGATAAAGTGACTCGCTTTTTTCATCTACAGTCATCTTATCTCCAAGAATCAATTTTAGGGGCCGGTTGAATTTTATAAAATCCAACCGCATTTAATTATTCAGCATACTCTTCTAAAAAATCTTCAAAGTTAAAAACCTGGTCGGTTTCTAAATGTGTTGAATATACGATAATTTTCTTATTATCCATTATTACCTTTCAAAAAATATCGAACCTGTTCATCACTAGCCTTAGGTGCAGCTTTCAAAATTGCATCAACAGCTAGGCCCGAATAGTGTAGAGCCGAAGTACGGCTAAAGTTCTCAAATTTAGAATAACTACGAACAGCTTGATTGGCCGCTACACGAAAGGCAAATCGCTGAAAGGCATTAGGGGCTTTAACCTGTCCTGGCGTTAATCGACTAGCACAATTACTAATAAGATATTGAATAATTGCCTCAATTGCCAACATAATAATTGTCATATCTTGAGCATTCTGCTTGTGATAACTATCAAGTTCATTCGCCGCTAGATCTACTAGACTCTGCCTGTCCATTTTTAAACCCCAATTTATAAAAAAGAAAACAAAAAAGTAATTGTACGAAAATGATGGTAAAAAATCGCCAAGAGTGATCGACAGTCAAATGATCCCAGATGGACATTAAAAAATGTGTCATGTATTGTATTTAACTTTCATTTCATGAGTAATTCTTTTATATCCCATTCCCTTGAAAATATCACTAACCGAAAAACGTCGCCAACGACGATGAGTGTTAGCGGAGAAAGTAAAGGTGGCGATATGATCAATCAACTCGTCCATTGTACTAAAAAACATCTCGTGGGACAAGCGTCCCCATAGCCAAGCCGGAATATTATTTTTACCCTGTGGACACCAAACAAGAATGGGCCGTTTCATCCGGTTGGCCGTAAAAATCTCTTCATAGGTGCCGCACATATGTACATCGATATCAACTTTAGCAATTAAAAAGTCCGACATATCACAAAAGCCAAGGTCAATTAGGGCAATTTCCTTTATTCGGGCGGCATATTCGTCATACTTTCCCATATCTAGAAGTTTCTTAAGTTCCGTCCTAGTTTCAGGGTTTTCGGGGCCAAATTGAATTGGCTTATCACAAGGATCAATAACATTTATTTTCAAATCCCAGAGCCTGGACGAAATTTCTTTACGCCAGTCCCGTCCACCATCCACTACTCGGTCCATAGGGCCAACAAGATAAGTAGTATAACCTTTTAAAGCACTCAATCATCTTCTCCAAAAAAGAGGTTTTTATTACGAACATCTGAGCCAACTTCGGCACTTGTAAAAATAATTACATCCTTATCTTCAATCGATTCAGGGGTATAAATCTCCCCAAAATTAACCAGATTACCAGTCAGAACTTTTGTGGTTGAAACATAACTATGACCATCATCAATCAAGACCTTAGTAGTTGGGGCCAATCCCTTTGATTCCATCTCTTTAACAATTCGCTGAAGGTCGGAAAACTCTAGAAACATATATGGCCCCTTAATTCAAAGAGAGTAGGTGAAGATATAAGCGTCTTTTCCAGAAGAGATACCGTCACGTTCCATAGCTGAAGAAAAATTAAGTTCGGCCAGCGTATTATACAATTCGATTGGCTCATGGTCCGGAGTCTTAATTATAATTTTAGTAAAGATGCCCGGCCTCAAAAGCCCCTTCATATAGGCAAGTAACGCCCCAAAAAATTCTGGGTTTTCGGCGTCAAACTTAGTTACTCGTAGTTCGCCCTCACCATCATATTTCTCCGCTAATACGAATGATTTTAATTTACCCTCGTAGAAAACCCCAACGCCGATATTCCAGACCTTATTCAAAAATTCATCAAAATCTCCTGGTCCATCGAATGGATCGAGTTCGGCCAAAATGTACTTATCAACCTTGGAAAGTAGTCGGCATGTCAGGTAGTCCGGATTTAGACCAGATTTGTGGGAAGCTTTCGATTTCGAGACCACTTTTTTCTTTGACATAGTTACTAATCTCTTTAGTTCTTTTGTTAAACGCTTGAAAAACAGGTAAACCTTTTAGTGAATATTTAACCCAATATGGATCATCACTTTTGTAATAATCTAATATATTTGAAATTCTATCAAAGAGTTTTACAATAAGTGCCTCGGTACTACAATTATAAAAACTATCCATGTAGATATCTTTGTTTTCTCCATAGTAAGTTAGTTCATGTACAATATCGGCAATATCCTTACCGTACTGATCTCTAATATTTTCATAAGTTACGTCCGTATCTTCAATTGTATCATGTAAGCACGCAACAATATGAAGTTCTGGAAAGAGGGTGGGGTCTATACCAAAGTCATTCATAAGATTCATTATATTAACGGGATGGACAAAGTAGGGCAGTCTACTCCCTTTACGAATTTGAGCCCTGTGGGCATCGGCAGCAAAAATAAAGGCCCGGCCTAACAGTGTCATTGTAGAAGATTCCAAAGTAGGAAAATAAAAATCATAAAATCTTTAAAATTATTATTTGATTTTAATTTTGATACATACTCTTCGGAATCATGAAAGTTATCCCTATAATATTCAAGATCTTCATCCAGGTATTTAATTTTAGTGCGAAGTTTTTTAATTTGATTATAAAGACGGTCACTAGTCTTAACCTGTGTCTCAAAACTATCCGCAAGATCAGTATAATCTTTTAGTGACTCACCAATAATTACTGGGTGGTCCCAATCATCTTCATTGGTCGTTACTGGGATAGAAATCCCCTGGTCTAGCCAGGGGGCATATTTTTCATCAGTGTAAAGCAATATTAAAACTCTCCTTTAGATTGTGGTTTTAACAAGACTAAAAATCGATTGTGATAACCAGTTATTCAAACCGTCAAGTGGATTTTCTTCGACCTTAGTCGTTACTTCTTTCATAATTGTAGCCGATTCGATCGCCTTTGTCAATACTTTAGGTTGATTTAAGCCCATAAGAGATTTGATATTAGTAGGATCAAATCCACTAATCATATAAATGCCCTTATCATCCATCGTCGAAGGAAAGTCCGAATAATTTCCGTTCACATTCCACCAAATAATACGCATTTCTCCCAAACCAACCTCATTAAGTTTTCTCTTAGCGTCTTCGTAATTAGTGATACTGGTTTTACCAGTCCTGTAATTATATTCGGTTGGATTAAATTGCATATCACTAATAACCAAAAGGGTTTCCGGATACTCGTTTACCGGGATTTCAGAATTTTGTTTTCGAGTGTTTACAAGTAAGTCAATAACACTTTGGAAATTTGTACTACCCATTGCATCACTTGGAACTTGTTTTACACGATCACAAAAACCGCCATGAAGTTTTAGTAGACTACTATCTGAATCGAACATACATACAGTGTCTTTAAAATAACCCACATTCATAGCACTAAAAGCAATACCCAGAGAGAGTCCAATATATAGTGGTGAAATATTAGGTATATATCCAATGGACATCGAACCCGAAGTATCAAGGGCCGCTAAAACATTTCCAAGCTTATGATTTTTCATCTGCTCAAGAATAGTCTCAAATTGCAAATCATAAGTTAATTTCTGAATAATAGAAGGGTTAGTTTTAGCCGCCTTCAACAATTCATAAATATATCCGGTAAATTTAACAGTTTTTTGAGTTTTAAGCCACTCAAGTAATCGAACGACCTGTCCATGACGTTCAAAAACACTCTGCTTGTCATAACCCTTCTGTGAGGTCGCCAAGAACATTGCCTTACCGGCCACCCCATTAAAATTAATCTTGTCCCAAAGGTTGCCCGACATTTGTTTTTGGAAAATATGGGCCTTACCAGACGACTTGATTGCTCGATACTCTTTTTTAGAAATACCAAGAAATTTACAAAAACCCTTGGCCCAAGCTACACGCTTTGCGTCACGCACCGACAATTCTTTATTTACCCGAATCGCCCCCTCAATTTTGGTAACACCCAATTTACGCATTTTCTGACGATCGGCCTTAGACCATTCACGTCGTTTACCACGAATAGTTGGCAGATACTTGCGTAGTAAGTCATTGTCGAGATTTTCTTTAAAAAGCCCATATACACTTTTCCGCTCAAGAGTATCGATCAGTGGCTCATTCAAAAAGTCCTTCCAGCATCCGAAAATAGGGATAAGGTGGAGATTAGCGGAAAGTAAGGTGGGGCGATTTGCTTTTAACCAGTTAACACACTTATAGAACTCGTCGCGGCGACCAAAACCTGTCTGAGTTTCTGCGTCTTCGCCATAGGCCCGGCTAATCAGACGAGTTCCAAACACAATTTTAATGGCGGCTTCCGGGTCATCTGAGAAGATTTTAACCATATCGGCATCAACGGCAGATTGTGGACGGTCAACATAGGTTCCACACTTTGAAAAATATTCTAGACATGCGGCACCTTTTGAAAATCCTACGGTTCCATAAGATATGGCACCGTTAGCAGTTAGGGCCGATGGGTTTGATTTTTCGATTGCATTCAAAACTCGTGACATAATACGGTCCTTTACTAAAAAATAACGCTAAGTACCTAAAGTGAAAAGCTGTAAGCGTTGAAATAAAAATAGATCCTTTTGAGTCTACGTGATACTAAATTAATAGTATCTCTGGGCGAACCTTTTAGTCATTGCTGACCTATCCACTCATCCGAGATGGACTTAATATAATTCCGGTCGGACTAGACTTTGCTAATACCCCTGTCTAGTAGTCTAAAGAACATTTGATTTTGCAAGCCTGGGCGTTAACCCAGAAAAATTAAAATGCTGTGAATGTTCTAGGGGGACGGGTGAGAATCGAACTCACATACCGCGTCCGGGGTTTTGCCATTTAAACCTACCGTCCCCATAAATACCAAACGCTTGAGGATTTTTGACAAATTGCCCAAAGGGCGTTAAAATGCTGAAAGCGTTCGGAGTCCACGCAAGAGGAATCGAACCTCTAAGTCCCGAAGGAACTCGGTTTATAGCCGAGGGGGCCACCACTGCCCAATACGTGGAAAAACAGACACTTGGATTTTATTAAAAGTAAATTGCTCAAAGAGCGATAAACGCTGAAAGTGTCTGAGTGGAAGTGGTCGGAATCGAACCGACACAAGCCATATAGTACCAATTATTATTCACAGTAAGGTTTTAAACTCTGTGTCAATGGCAATCACCCCCAATTAAAAACGCCTATTTAAGATTTTGAAGCCGAAGTGAACGGTAAAATGCTGTGGGCGTTTAATATATAAAATCGGTACACTTTATTTTTCAATAGGAGGTTAGTCCTGATAAAAATGCTGTTAGTGTTCCGAATGACCCACTTTGGACTCGCACCAAAATCTTCTCCATGCTCTCATGAAGTGTAATACTTATACTACTAGGTCAGAAATAGACACTTTATTTATTTTAAATACTGTAAGTATCTAAGAGGCGTTGCGGGACTCGAACCACATTCTACATCACCTTTAACCCCTTTCCAAAGAGTCAAAAGTTTTTACCGATGTAGTATTTTGTTATTAAATTACCACGCCAAATTCAAGGGGATAAACGCTTTTAAAATTTACAAGTTTTTTATTAAATGCTGATAGCGTTCGATTCTTTTATCATTATACCCGATTGGGCCTAGCTTGTCAATACAAGCCCTTAAAGAAATTTACAACATGATACCAAAATCTATATGTCGGTAATTCTCCATTAACGGTTCTTAACCAGGGCTTACTATTACATTCTGTACGTTCATTGATATAAGATTGTCCGTAGAAGATCGGTGTTTATTCTTTATGATAGTAAGAACCCTCTTTGCCACGGAGCCCCCTGTACTTTGCATTTTCTTCCCTGTAAGCGACCCATACATCTTCATCATAAAACTCGCAAATACTTTTATAGTAAAAAGGAATAGTATTTAAATCAACAGGGGCGAAGTGATGAACATCAACGCCCACGTTCAACATATTTAACTGATACTTCCAGGCGTCGTGAATGTGACCAATTAGGTTAAACCGATCTTTTCTTCCCCGTGTTGGGTAGTGAGTAATGTAACATTGGAGCCCATGAATGTCAAGCTCTATCCCCTCGCCTTCGGGAATAATTTTCTCAAAGTAAGGGGCAAGTTGATTGTCGGTAAAAGATCTATCGTGATTACCACGAATTAAAACTTTACGACCATTAAAACGCCCAATTGCCTTTAACCAACTCTCATGGGCCTCTCTGTATAGACAATCGCCATTAACATAAACTAAATCATCTTTAGAAACAACCTCATTATGATTAAAAACAGTTCTCGTAAAAGCTTCTGATTTAGAGCCAAAGGGACGTTTTAAAAGTTCTTGTCGCGGATCACCCAGGTGCCAATCGGCTGTAATAAAAGTTTTCAATCTAATGTTTCCTTAGCTCTAAGTAATAGGCTTATAAGGTCTGTATAAATAGGATCAACAAAGCCACACTGATTATAGATATAATCCAAATATCGGGTATGTGGAGTATTGTTTGGCCTTCCGTACAAAATGGTTTCATTTCTATGTATCATCATACCAAATTCTACATTAGTTGTAAAGCCCGGCAGATCATTCGATCGAGGAATCCAGAATACAGGTAAGGTGCAATCATATATAGCATTTTGTTCCCAATCTATTTGATCGGTATACTTCACACTAGGAAAAACCCCTCCATCACTCTCTGGTACGAATACACTTCCGTCAAAACCAATATATTTTAAAATACTTAGGGCTTCTATACGCCAGGACTTTACATTTGAAGAACGTGGGGTTGGTCCAGCTAGAAAAATACTCGGTTCGTGAGAATATACTTGTTCTTGAACGTAAATAACTCTCATTTTGCCACCCACTTAGTTACGGTTTTAGTAATTTGTTTGGCCGGAATAAGTTCTACAATACGACACTCAATACCATACTGATAACTTTTATTAAATGAAAAAATATAATCTTCGCCCCCGTAATTTATATAACAGTAGTATGTCGTAACATCATATTTTACAGATTCTTCATCTAAAATAATGTAATCATCAAGATCTTTAATATCAACCATAATCGTATTAGCCATAACTTACCTCTTTTGTTTCTTCATCAAAATAAAAAACCATAGGACTGTAAGCGGAGAAATTATAGTTGTCAACATAAGACACTGATATATACTCCGTACCCATAAAATTATCGTGACCATAATTCTCATGAATGTGACCAAAAACCATTACAGGGGGCGGATTTATATCAATGGCGTGGGCAATTGCTTTAGAGCCCAAATTAAAATATTGTCGTTTAACCTTATCATATAAAGAGTCACGAATTCCATAACGGGGCGAGTGCGAAAGAAATATATCAGGGGGCGTCTTATCAAGGTAGTAGTTTTTTCCTAATATATCTATCTGTTCATCAAAACTCGCCTGAAAGGCTCCCCAGATTGGATTAATGTAAGGGAACCCATAAATAAGAAGGCCCCTTACAATCGCCCAATTATTAATTAAAAATGTAACTCCAGTATAAATATGGGTGGGCCAATTAAAAAGGGTCTTTAAAAAGTCCGGCCCATCACAAATAAAGTCATGGTTCCCCGGTACAATAACTACCTTTATTTTCCGCTGAATAAGATTATCAAGCCACCGAGTAAATGGACCAAAAAACCAGCCCTCCATCTCTTCACCCTGTAAGTGGGGTGAAAAATCACCAGCATGCAATAATATATCACAGTCCGGTATCTCCGGCAAGTAGCCGTGGGTGTCGGCAATGGCACAAATTTTAATCATAAAGTAACTACCCCACTATCAAAATTAAAATTAGTCCAGGCAAATGGCTTTGATCTAACAGTAAGTCCGGCCTCTTTTATAATTTGGCATATAGATTTATTGCCGACAGTATTTAAAGAGTGAACAATAAAAGTAGTTTCTTTAAATGGACCGGGATTTTCCGCAATCCACTTGGCGACAAAACGCCCGTCTTCCGCCCCGTCAACTAATTGATTTTCTGATTCAGGGCCACCAAGATCATGGTCCAAAAAAACAATATCATATGAGTATTTATCTAGATAACGAATAGCCTCTTGAGCCGTAAAAACATGATCAACCTCGCACCCGCCGGACCTAATATGAAAAGTACTATGTCGTTCAGGATTGTCGTCAAGAAATAGGATATTCATCAATCCACATTGCTCCAAAAAATGACCAAAGTTCTCCAGTCTGAAACTCGTCTTTCCAGTAATTATACTTAGGATGATCACTTAATGGCCTATATTTTCCATCATCATTAATTATAAATAAATCCTCACCAGTAAAACAGTCTGCCATAAATATATTATTTGTAGCTATATTACCAGAAATTGTTTTTACATAATCTTCAAAATCTAATGGGTGTATTGGAAGATCAAAAAATGGGATTGGACCAAACACCTTTTCTAACTCTGGTATAAATTCAAGACGACCCACAAAACACTTCATATTACATTTTCCCCTTATTTTGTTTGTAATGATATTTGTCCATATAATTCAAATATTTACGATTAGCCAAAAAAGACCAGTCTGGAACAAGGAAACCTAGTGTTATTGTTCCAATTAAACCCTCGGCCAAACTAGCTAAACAACATAGCCAATTAAGCCAATGACGACGAAAATTAAATTTCACGATCATCTGTAGCCTCATCAACCAATTTACAAAGTACACTCTTAACAAAGTCCTTATCCATACATTCGGTATCCATTATGAACTTACCCTCCTTATTATAAAATGTAATATTACCAAAACCAGCCGATACAGACTCCCAACAAGCTGTAAAACTACTTAATGGAGCAAGTGACGCCTTAGTTATAGTAAAATCTGGATCATAGGCGATTAAAACCTGTTCATCATAAGCGGAGAAAGTAGGTGGGGCGTCTTCCGAGACTTTGACCCTTTTGGGGCGGTTCTCTTTGGTGATAGCGTTAATCTTTCTCTTCGTCGCGATAAAATCCTCAATCGCCCTAACCCTTGTTTTCTCCGCTAATTGGGCCTTCCTCTCTAGTTTTAGAAGTTGGGCCTCCTTAACCTCTTCTTTGTCTAGGAACCAAGTTTTATCAATGGGTGAATCTTTATAATTACGAAGAATAATATTGGCCTTTCTGCCACTAATACGCACTTCATTGGGGCGACCAGTCAAGGGATTTCCATTTGCCTCAACGATCTTATCATCTTCAATTATAAATACTTTCATTCTTTAAACCTATATTCTGAAAAATTAAATTGAAAAATACTTAAAGGGTAATTATATTTAGCCTGAATACTATCCGCAAACTCTTGATCATTATGAATAAGGATAGCGGCCCTATAATTCTCTTGATCCTCATACACCCGTAAGGGGATCACGGCGATTTCGGAATCTTTGAACTTCTTTTTAATTTTCCTTGCTATGAATTTTGCATCATCTTCGGTTTTAAAGAACTTGCAAAACCTATAATGACCACAAATATCTTTAATGTTGTCATATCTAGAGGGAGATATTCCTACATAGAAAATCCATGATTCATAGCCGCCAAAATCATATTCGGTAAAATATATAGCTATAAAGTACTTTGACATAAATACCTTTCTAAAAAGAGAGTCGGGCGAGGGAGTCGAACCCCTAACATACCTTTTGTAGAGATACTAGCCGTGCCACAACCTTTCATCACCCGACACTATTAAGTCAATCTTCCTAAAGTAAGATGAAAACGGGGAGTCGGTGGTAAACCAAGATCAATTAAAATTTTTTCAAGGTCGTCAGAATAAACATCTAACCAAGCATGAAAATCGTTGTCCCATCGGACTATATTAGTGTAGTTGAATTTGATCTCTATGTCAAGACCCCAGGAAGAAAGATTTCTGGGGCGGATTCCTTTCACTACAGATATGTGCGGCCCCCAGAGATTATTAGGGACGACCTTTATTCCCCATCCCCTTAAAAAATATCTATATAGTCGGATAATCTCCGGGTCCACATTTATAATTAGCCACCAGGGATCAAAATGCTTAGTGTTGACCCCAGGATCATAAGTACATGCACCTATAGAAGAATGGATGTAATAGAGATCGGGATATTCTAGGCCCCACTTAGAAGAATTCATTAATTTGCCCCTAAGACATAGATACTTTAAGTTACAGGAGAGTTTAAATTACTAATAAGTCTACGAATTAACGATAATACCTATATTTCTCCGCTTACAGAAATATCAGTAATGATAGATATTAGTGATATACTTCAAATTTTGGTGAGAGTTAGAATTTTCAGTAAATCGTATATCAGAAGGTTAACTGAAGTATTAGATCTCTTTTCATTTTACTCATATGTATTTTTCTTGTCAAGGGGTAAGAATTGTTTTTATCGAATTTTGTCAAAATAATTATTTTTTAATTTCGGATAACGAATATACTATAGTTTCAAATAAGGGTTTGGTGGTCATAGTATTTATCATTAACCCTTTATTGATAGTGGTTTATGCTAATTTTTCAGTCAAAAAACGATAGGTTGGACGTTTAGCCTAAAGTGTATTCAATCTTATAGCTTATGTATTTTTGATAGGGGGTGTTCTATGGGGTTTGGATTAGGGGCGGGTTGTTGTTGTGGTGGTGGGGCCTCTTGCTCCATATGTATTAAAACTTATGTATGTGGTGTTTTAAAAAGTGGAATTACCGTCGATCTTACAAGTCCACTGGGCGTCTCCGAAACAATTGTATCGAATGCTTGTACGTCCGATATTACTACTGGTGTTTGGGGATATGGAGTTAATCAAAGTGGTTATTCCGTAATTGCAAGTTCAGTTTCGATTAGCTGTCCTACCACTAGAAATATAAGTATTTTACTTCATAATACGAATCCAAACCTCGCCTGTCTTCCTGGTTGTGTTTGTCAGCTTATGCCATCAGGACTTAGTGTAACGGCAGGTGGAATCGCTATAGGAACATATGTGGTGTGCGATACATTTGGATGTCATTATGAATATGGTCCATATGAACCATGTCAGGGAATTTTCAAAACATGTGAGTTGCAATATGGTCCAACTCCGCCAGAATTTGCTGACTTCGAGATTGGCCCTAGTTGCTATCTTAGTACTACGGCTTTTACAGACGCTTTTTCTAATTTACAATATCGCTACCTATTTGGATGTGATGGAGTTTTATTCATACTCTCCCGCTTGTTCCTTGCCTCCGATGTGACCACAGCTTTCCGCGATTCCTCTGATTATCAGTGGGTAATTGGGCTGAGTGGTAATACCTGTTCACCATTTTTATTATCTAACGGAACAATCTATCAAGGTGGTAATCCAGCGTGCCAAGTTACGGTGATGGGATGAAATGTAAAAACTGTCCATTAAATAAAAGTAAATGTTTAGGAGAAGATATAAAAAGGATTTGTGAGAAAATGGAGGAATCTCCCGAAGAGTGGAAGGGTGTTATTATAGAATCTAGCGTTGTGAGGTTTGGGGGCGACTCCAAAGTCACAAAACTTTTAAATACTAATAAGATTGCAGTAGAGTCTTGTCCAGATAGGGGCGACAAGGTTTCTTGTGGATGCGGGGGACTTAACGAATGTAAGCGAGGAAAAGGATCTATGGTCGTAGGTGAAGATCCAAATAAAAGATATGTTTCTTACAGTGAATGTTTTGACTGCTTAAACCTTAAAAAAGTATCGGAGATATAAGATGGGCACTATACAGATGTTTGTGAATGAGGCCGACCCGAATAAGAGAAAAATTTATTTTACTATTTCGGGTGGTGGTGGGAGTGGGGTTGCTGTTTATCATAGTTTAAATGGGGACACGCCCCTAAATTCCGGAGCGACTTTACAGCCACTCGGAATAGGGACTACGTTTTATGCGGTTATACCACAACAATTTCTTAGTCAACCGGGCTATGTAATTAATTCTTTTGCCACGGTTAGCGGAACAGTTAATGTGGGCGATGAAGCACAGGTTATTAGGCCGATCTACGAAAGTGCCAAGTATGGAAAGACCCATACAACTAATGGCGTTGGTCAGACCGGCGTATTTAACAGAAAGAATATTTTAACCCCAAACCTATTACCGATTTCCAAACCTTAATCTATGGGGTATCAATCGAACCGATAATTTTACAAGAAAGATTATCTAACCAGACCCGATTTTCTGAACCGTCTACTTTAATAGTAATAGTGAAAGATATAGAGGTCGGGTCTAAGGTTATAACTTTTCTAAATCTTTTCCAACATGCCGCCCTATCTGTTTTAATTAAAATTTTACTAAAAGCGTAGCTTGAATTTTTCTTATAATATAACTGAGATAAATTAATAGAAAAATCACTATTAATATCAGAGTAGTATAAAAATGAAACTTCGACTTTTGTTCCTAACCTACATGATACTAGGCCCGTATAAATCGCCCCCTCATAAATGCCGATACTATCAAGACGCTCTAAGATAATAGAGTTGGGTTTTGAAACAAAGAAAAGGGTATCGTAATTTTCAGGATTAATATTAAATACGGGATTTTTAGTCGCCATATGGGTTTCTTTTAAATTAAAATTATAGGTCTTTCCATCTACGACTAAATTAAAAGTGCCCTCAAAAGGATACAATTCCCCAAACTCATCATCAAGATGTTCTACTATAATCATATTACCCCTAATAATTACAGTGATATAGCAGAGATTACCGAGATGGAATTTAGTTAGTCTCTCTTTCGTAGAAAGGATAAGCGGAAAATTATAGGGGCGGGTTGGGTGATTGGGCAGATCGGCCCTTCCTACGGCCCCCCAGACTGACACCTTTGATTTCTCTACTAATGATAGGCCGGGAATTTCGATAATATACTTGCTCTGATCTTGGATTTGACCTAAGCATATAGCTAATAATACAATAAACATATTTTTCTCCGAGGATTAAAATGTCAACACAGATTTTCGTTGATACATTTGCGGGCTCAGATACAATACCGGGCGGTTCTGGATCAACTAATATTCCGGGACCGATCGGTTCTTCTAATTATATAGATATCAATGGGTGTGGGGCGGCAATTATAAGTGGGGCACTTTGGACCCCATACATAGATAGGATAAACTCTATAACGGGTGGCATAGTTTCGCCCACAAATAGTAATGCTATCAATATGACAGGTGTAATGCAGTATACGTATTGGAATAATGATATTATGACAATTCTGCACGCTAAGAGAACGCAAGATGGGCAGTTTGGATATTTGACATGGTTTAACAATGCTATTTTTGGTGTTGGTTCTATTAACTCTGGAACTATGTCTGTATTAAGAGCAAGTGGGGCAAGTGAAATTCCCACAACTGGGGATATGATTCAATTAACCCTCGGTGTTAGCCCCGGAAGTTCAAGTGGAATTAAAATTTATGCACAATGCCTAAATCTAAATACGACGGGCGTTATATGTAACTTTACTATAGATAATTGGGTTTCTGGTTATCAGGGGTCTGGTACAGTTGGCCTATCGACATATGGAGCATTCCAGTACTGTAATTATCTAGAAAAAAAATAGGGGCCTCTCGGCCCCCATCTCTATTACCCTTTAAACCATTTGAAAAGCCCCCACCCCCTCTTTCCGCTCACTGGCGTATCAAGTTTAATGCTACGGACTTCTGGAGCAGTCATAGGTACTATTTCTACTTTTTCACCAATTTCATAGTCTTCAAAATCATCTTCCTCGTCCCCATACTTATCTTCCAATTCTTCTTCACAGTCTTCACATAAATATGAGTCACCCCAATCACCACTACCGCACCGGGGACATTTTTCGTCATCTTCTAGATCATATACTTGGAATAAATTACAATTATCTTTGTCGTAGACCAACCTTTTAATTGGTTCACCAGGACTTACTGACAAAACTTCATATTCACAAACACGCATTTTACTTTGATCATAGTCCGTAGGAACGGATACAACATTAGCCGGATCTACTTTGCATTCAACAATAGGTAAAGTCCTATCAGTATAATCACCTGGTCCAGATGTTAAGTAATGCCATGACGCGACATGTAGTCCGTAAGAACAGGTTTCTTTAGGATTATGATTACAGTCTTCACGTTTCATATTAGGTTTTTGTCCGGGCGAATTGTCGAAGGTGCCGGTTCTAATATCTTTTAAGTTGGCCCGAACACGTTTATAACCAATAAAACAACCGTCCGAAGTTAATGTAAATCTATTGGCCTCTAGGAAACCAAAAAGTTGGGCGACCGAACTTTGACTGGGATTATTTTTAACACGTTTCCAAAAGTTGACTAGCGATTCGCACGGAAGGCCAGCGTCCGCATATTCCAAAAGTCGTTCACCGAGAATAGTTGGGAGAGGTTCATCATTAATAAATACGATATCCTCAATGGTCTTAAAACCTTCTTTCTCATAGATCTTGACCTTTTTGTCATTGAGTGTTAGTAAATTATATAATTCGTCATTTTTGCCCTCTTTAATCATATTGTAACACTTGTTGTACATTGACTCGGGGTCCGAATCTTCTGTGAGAATAATATTTTTATTTTCAACAGATAGGGTTAGTGTACTTTTGTTCTTGTACCATCCGACAATTTTCATTTTTTCTTTCCTTTATTTACGAGTTTAATATATTCTTCGACCGCTTTTAAAGATTCGTCACTGAGAGGTTCTTTGAGAATGAATTGTAACATTGGATACTTAGAAAAATCTAGCCTTATGGCTGATGAACCAATATTCCAATTAGTTTTTTTGAAATATAATTCAATCAGTGGAAAATATTTTTCTATATCGGAATTATTCTTTTTCCATTCTATATATTCATTATACTTCGCATCTACCAATAAAGCAAGTCTATGATCGTGCTTATAAGAAAAATCAATACTTAGAATTATCTTCTCTAGTCTTTCCCTCCCGATATTTTCCACAAGTTCTTTTTTATAGAACTGATCAACTGTAATAAAATTAGGATTAAGTCTTATCCTAGGAACAAATTTATTTGAAATTTCAACATAGGTATAACCTAGAGTTTTAGCGATTTCATAAATTTCTTTTTGTCCACCATATCTAGACTTATTTTCCCAAATATACTTTATGGTCGTATCATCTAAATCGATTTTAGAAGCATAGTGACCACCACCAGGATAGACGGGAATTAAATTTTTTCTTTTTGTTTTTGGGACTTTATGAGAAATCTTACAAAAGTCCTTCATCCAGGTGAAATTTTGGGGAAAATATATTTTAATTAAGTTAAAAAGTCCACTTTCCGGAGATAGTAATATAAGTTTATCAATATTATCTTTCAATAATTTTCCGCGTATTCTATTTTTTGTCGCATTGGTCGGCATATATGACTGAATTTTAATAATCTCATTTGGTCTATAGGTGTGTGGATATTCATAAGTTAATTTATCGTAATCGATTAGGATAATTTTAAATTGATCGTACCTATTATAGTCATAGGCCAGGTTACTGTAGCTACATCTTTTTTGACCATCTTTTTCTGATACTATTACGGAAATAGAATCGGGCGAACTATTTAAATTAAGAGGAGTTCCCATATATGAATAATCAATTCGGACACTTTTATAACCATGTGCCCCATTTTCAAATTCATTTACCCGTTTTAGTAATTTAAAAAGATCGTCACAGGCGTCTAACTCAGACTGAATCTTATCTTTGATAATAAGGGAGAATTCATCAAGAATATTTTTTAATTTGCCATTTGTCTTTTCTGAAAAGTAAAGTGACTCGCGTGAAAGAGATACCTCTACTTCGCCCGTCTTAAGAATAAAGCAAAAGTTACTATGGGGCAAATTATTAAGGATTTCTTTATTATTGCAATTGTATGGAATGCCGTCCAATAAAATACACGTGCCGGGATACTTCTCGTAAATCGCCCAACCGTCTCCACTTATTGTAACTTTAGGAACATCCCCTTTCTTAGAGTACCCGATGTATTCGGGTTGAGGTTCCCACATGCGTGTACAATTATATATATAATCAGAACAATACTGAATCTTATCCTCTTGGATGGGGATCTTCACAGTTGTTCCATTACCTTCTCCGGTAAGTTCTTCGCCGAGAAGAATAATATCGCCCTTATTGTTTTCACCAACAGAGACCAAATAATTATACTTTACACCATCATTTACAGTTACGATTCCAAAAGTATCAGTGATAGCAAGAGGGCTTTTACTTCCTAGACCAAATCCGCCCGTTTGTATATTTGAACCACGTTTAGTCGATCCGAAGTAAGTCTTATAAATATTATTAATACGTTCCGGAGAAAGTCCAGGTCCATAATCCTGAAAAACTATTTGGGGATTACTTTTCGAGGGAAAGAAAATCCTAATAGGTTTTTCACAACCAACCTCACGATGAGCGTCACGTGAATTCGAGGCAATTTCCCGCATGGCCGAACCGTGTGGATCACTATAAAGCTGAGTTCTTAAAAGTATCTGTAAAATCGCCGAGTCTTGATCTATGTCCATATTGAGAATAGCGTTACGCATATTCGTTTCGATCTTACGTTCTTCTTCTAATATTTCCACTTAAAATTTCCTTCTAAAGGATGTTGAGGTGTGGGGCGAAGCCCCTTTAGCGGAGAAAGTTATAGGGCGAATGGGGCGAATCCGGTTTGCGTAGAATAAAAACATTTTTTAATTCTAAACGACCGTATTAAGTTCTGGCAAGAGGGGCAGGGGGCCGAGAGGGCGACTTTGCCCCACCTGTCTATTCTAACATTGTACATTGTGGCCGCCCTAATGTCAAGCGACCTATGGGGGAAATTTATAATTGCGGAAAGTTCGGAATGCGTGCTTGAACTCGCCGTATTAAATTTCTTACCAAGAGGATGCGTCTTCAAATAACTGTTTCGCCCTATACTAATTATTTTATTCCTATAGGTCAAAAAGGACAAGTGGCGGCATCTTCCGGTATTTAAAAGTGGGGCAATTAAATAACTTTGGACCAATATCTTTTTCTCTAAAGTCGCCCCCATATACTTCTCCGCTCAGTGTATTTACTACTACAAGTTCGTTCTATTATAGCATATAAATCTATTGGAGTCAACAATGACTTTAGTAACACAGGGGTTCGGTTCTACATATATTATTACACAGGGGCTTGGGACAAGTGGTTCCGCTCCAGTAATACCGCCCGTTATAAATTCTGGCTCCATTGCATTTAGTATAACGACAGGGCCAATAAATAATGGACGCGGAAGTGTTCTAGTTAATTTTACTGGGTCTATTCAAACAAACGACAGAGTTCATGTGGATACTATTAGTGGTATCAATCAAATTTTTGGTGGTAAGTTGATTAATCTAAATTTTTATGATAATGTTCAAGATTCGTCGCAATTATAAGGGGGAAGAATGAGAATTTTTAAGATTGGGCTTTTATTTACATTATTTTTAACATTGGGGATGAGTGTTTTTGGGGCGTCTTATACTACGCAAAGAAGTGGTAATTGGTCTGATACTACGATTGCTGGACCGTGGTGGGTAATTGGGTCGGGCGTTCCTAACGGAAGAGTTCCGGATCATACGAACTTGGATACGGTTGTTGTTAATTATACAACTGTTACCACAACCGGAACGACTAAAACAGCCGGTGCTACACTTTTAAATATAACGGCTCTAATTTCACCAATTCCAAGTGGAACAAGTATGACATTCGGAGCGGTTACAACGACCAGTACAGCCGCCGCCAGTGTTGGTGATACAACTATTCCTGTTACGGCTTTAACTGGTTCTATAGCTTCGGGTGTTTCGGCCCTTCCATTTGGTCATACGCTGACTGTTGATACTAATCAATCTTTCGGAAACACGTCAGCTACATTTGATTTAACAATTGGCCTAAACTCAAAACCTGTTTCAACATTAAGGATTGCGAGTGGTGCTACATTAACATTAGGGGCAAAAGTTCTACAGTCTGGTGACTTATATATAGAGCCGGGCGGAGCAATTACTACGACAGGTACAGGTCCGTTCCGATGGGTTATTTATAGTGATTCTACAGGTAGGGCGAGTGATGTAACCTTTGCAGGGACTTCCGGAAGCCATGTTAGCGTTAAGGGATCTTCGAGTTCTTCAAAATTATATTTTACAGAATCAGCTACGCTGAGAAATGTTAATATTACCTATACGGACTTTCAATATGGTGACACTTCGGCAACCGGGATTGTTCCGATGTACGGCGGTGAAACAACTTTAAATATTACTAACTGTACATTTGATAACTGTGCTACTCCTATTTTTTATACTACTGCCCCTACAGCTACTCATAGTGCAACTATTTCTGGCAATATTTTTACTAATAGTGTTGGTTCTGACGTTATTAGTTTAAAAGGGGGAGCGAGCTATACAAGTGGAAATAGAATTCTTTCTGGAAACGCTATAGATAAAAGGCTTGCGACTTCGGCCAATGGATTTGCCTATTGGAATATTACTGGAAATATACTTGCTTACGGTGCGGCTGGTGATAGTAATATAGCTCCAGTAGTTAACAGTACAATCGCCGCTGGACGATGGACCTCTTTTACAAATAATTTTATAAAACACACTGGTGCTAGTATGATTTGTCAGGGGCCGATGACCGATAATATTATTTTGTCTGACGCCGCTACTAATAATGACCCAAATATTATTCAGTTACAGAATCATACAGGGGCCTTTAGTACCGGATCGGGAGATATTGGGGCTTTTTCGGGCAACGTGTATCAAAGTTACCATAACGGAAATAATGCGGCCCTTTACTATATGGAAACTAACTGGGCAACAGTTTCAGCTACGACTATTAGGTGTATTAATAACCTATCGCTCCCTAATATAAATCCGGCAAAACCGGGTTCAAGTGGATCTGTATTTAATTTTACAAAATCCGATGCAAATACAACTATATATCTTAACCATAATACCGCCAATATTGATACAGGGTCGGGTTTTCAGGGGGCTTTCGTTTTAGGTGACCTGGGCGGTTCTTCACCTGCTGGTTCAATCGCTTCTTTAAGATCTAATTTATCTTATGGTCTTACCACTCCTAGTACTTTAAATTTATTAGTGGGTTGTTTAAGTATTGATAAACCAGATATCGTCTTGCCAGCTAATTGCGGATATAATGGTGGTTACAATTTAACTACATCTACAGGCACTTATAATTATAATACAGCATTAAGTAAAAAGGGTTATAAGTTCGGCAATACGTTCGGAATTACATGTAACTCAACCGTATCGTCCGGAACAACCATTTCTATAAATACACCTGGAAACGCCCTAAATAATGCCGGGGCGGTAATTAATTTTAATGGCGTTATTGTTACGACGACCACCCCAGTGCTTTCTTCGGCCACCAGCTTAACTGTTGCATCTATTGGTGGAACAATTACAAGCGGAACAGTTGGTAGAATAGTTATGTTTACAACGGCTCCATCTTCGGAAACTACAGATATTTACGCCGATCCGCAATTTTATGATAGTACTAGAGATTTATCTAAAGCCTATACTAAATATATTCCATCAACAGGTGGCTGGGGATCAAATGGAAATACGGCTGTTAGTGCCGTCGCAGACTATCAGGCTCTTGCGGTTTACCTAAAAAATAATGTTGTGGCTTATCCAAATATTGTTAGAGATCTGATTACACAGATTAGGTTAGGTTGGAGACCAACTAATAAACTTTATAAAAAAGCTGGTCATGATGGTCAAGATACTGGGGCGTTAGACGGATATTATCCGTCAATCGTTCCGCAAATTTGGAATATAATTAGAAGAAGACGTGTTGAACTTAATTTAGATAAAAATATTTTTGATGATCGCCGAAGGGCGAGAAAGGTTGCTTAAATGGCTATCGACCTGCAAGTATCGACCTCGGCTATAATTAGAATTGGTCCGTTTACATCTATTAATGATGGCGTAACTCCCATATTAGGTATGGTAGCCCCATCATCTATTCTAACTAAAAATGGTGTTGCTGCCAACTATATTTTACCAACTTTTACAGAAATTGGAAGCGGCCTATATACAGCCACTTTATCCACCACTGATACAAATACGACCGGGAGACTCATTTTAGACATTTTTAATTCTGGACTTTTCGTTCCTGTGTTTCAGGAATTTAGGGTTTTGTCGGCCAATGGTTTTGGTGCCCTATATGGAACAAATCCATCATTTGGTTTCCCCACTATTGATTCTGCCGGGAGAACAACTCTGGCTCCTGGTTCAACTGTTGCAATTACTGGCAACGCCTTAAGTTTGGCGGACCATACGGCTATTCAAAACGATATTAACGTTGGTGTTTCCGGCATTGGTTATACCTCTGCGAGAGCTACTAGCCTTAGTAATCTTGATGCAGCTATCAGTACGAGATCTACATTTGCTGGTGGTGCCGTTGCCTCTGTAACCGCCCCCGTTTCCGTTAGTGGGGCAGTCCCAAGTGTAACCGCTGCTGTGAATATTAATTTAGCCCAAACTTTTACCCCGACAGACAATACAGAAACTATCGGTGGTGCCCTAGCCGCCGCAAGAGCACAGGGGTTTGGTAAATGGGCTCTAGTAGGAACAACCCTAACATTATATGCCGCCGATGGAACAACGGCTGTTAAGACTTTCACCCTAGACTCCGCAACGGCCCCAACAACCCGTTCATAAGCGGAGAAAGTAAAGGGGGTGGGCGACCCCTCGAAAACGCCCCCATATATTTCTCCGCTAACAAAAGAAGCCGCCTTATGGGCGGCTTTTTTAATTGGTATTACTTAGACCTTAGATTTTCTATAATGTTAAAAAAGCTAATTGTAGCAAAGTATTCGTCTTTTCCATAGCCTATATCTGATATATCAAATCCCATATATTTCATTTTTTTAAAAAGATTTGCATACATGGTGCATGGTGAATACTTAAAACTATAAGAGTCCGTCACCATATATTTATCAGGAATATAAAAATAAAAGAATGTCCTTTTTTCTTTGCAGCAACAAATCACCTGTTTTAATATATTTTGTTCTAGTTCATAGGCCATAGGCTCTACTACAAAAGCCTGCTTAATATTACTAATACATTCTTCTAAAATTGTCATATTAAATCTCCAAAAGATTGTTTTCGCCATGAAGTCTATCTTTTTTAAATTCTAATTCATAGAAACGTTGGGGATTAGCTTTCTTTATCATGACTGAAACAATAAGCGTCGTATCAACAATAAAGGAAATTAATCCATAGGACGCAAATATAAAAAGTATAAAGTTAATCATATTATAGGGCTCCACTATAGTCAATCATCACATAATAATGACCGACTAGATCTTTTAAAATTTCACTGAGATTAAAGCCTCTTTTATGTAGGTCCAATAAAATATAGCTATAATTATAATTATTACAAGTAAAAAACCTTTGGCCTACAAACGATCGCTCAACAGATTCGTAGGGCAAATAAAGTACAAAGCTAGTCAGCCCTTGAAAATGGGCGGACTTAATTAAAATGGCAATCTTCTCTTTTATTTTTTTAATTTCATCGTTCTCTTGAGTTCTTATACTATCAAGTACATCTTCTATACAATCTTGTTTCATTTTAATAAACCTTTACAGCTTGATAAATCGGATCGGTTGTAGTCATATTATTTCAAATACCTCTTCAATAGAGATAGGGGCAAAATTCATAGCGTCAACTCCAACATCCATACGCCTTTCGGCATTTTCTAAATTATTGTGAACGTGACTATGTAGATGAATCGCCCGATGAAACCAGGCGTTCCACTCTAAAATCGGATAATGAAATAAGCAAACCTTTGTATTCTTGTAACTCAATTCTAAATAGTCGTTTATAGACCTAATTTTATTGGGGCACATGCGTCTATTATCTCTTAGTGGTCTATCATGATTTCCCAAAAGATAATGAATATTATTACACCGAAGGCTATTCATAATCTCATTTATTCTTGTCGGATAATGTCCCCGAGTAAGAAGGGTGTCGCCTAAAATATAAAGGTCATCATTTGGCCCAACCATCTCATTCGTATTATTAATAATTTCCTTGTTCATAGACTCAATATTAAGAAAAGGGCGATTGGTCAATTTTATAATATTCTCATGGTCAAGGTGCCAACATCCGGTAAAGTATATCATAAACCTACCGCGTGTGATTTAATAAAACTTTTTGAATCTATCCATCTACCATGTTCTAGTGAAAGCACAGATTTAGTTTTACTAATAAGTAATAAAGAGTGTGTTGCAATAACTAATTGACATTTTCTTTTAATGGCGGATCTAGTCTCTTTTAGTAATCGGAATTGGTTACGAATAGATAATCCACTCTCGGGTTCATCTAAAAAAAATAAACAATTTTTAGCAGTTTTCAGTGCATTTACAGTAAAGTCAACAATAGTTTCGCCATGAGAAGTAAATCTAGATGATATAGCTCGACCTATCCCAATACCACGATTTGTACCATTAGGATTAGTATACATTTGAGCATCTACAATTCGTGGATTCATTTTTTCAGTATCAAAATAAAATGTTTCAACACCCCTTAAACCAAGATCGGTAAGACTTAACTCTAACTCAGGACAATTACGTCCTAATAAATCTAGAAGTGAAGATTTACCACAACCCTGGTCACCAACTAGTAAAGTTAGATCCTTAAATTCAAACTGGTCACCAGCATTAAAACATCTATAATCGTGATTAAATTTAACCGAATCAATATACATATTAGTCCTTATATGGGTCAAAAGTATTTGGTCCAGCCATCATAACCCCGACCGGCCTAAGGGTATGTAGAATTTTAATTGTACCCTCGTGAAACTTAAGAACATCATCAAGTCGCCGATAAGCTTGTGGGGCCTCGTCTAAGTCGCCGCCACGAACTACTACGCCCTTATCATTCAGCCATTTTTGCATTTCATCGTGACGAACGCGACCGACACCCCTTTGCTTTTTACCATTCTCATCTTTGACGTATCGCCCCTTAGCTTCGGCACGACTAAAATCACGACCGGCCCCATGAATTGTACTATATAAAGTACTTTTGGATAGTTCGGACTCAACACCCTCTACGATTACGGCATTATCACCCATTGACCCGCCAATAAAACCAAGTTGGCCGGGAAAAGCGGGGGTTGCCCCTTTACGTACAACATAGTAGGTCTCACCAAAATGTTCTTCTATCCAACAATAATTATGGTGATTGTGGACACTTTTAGTAATATTTGCCCCAAGAATTTCAGCAACCTTATGGCCCACCCAATACCTTGACTCGTAAGCATAATCTCCACACAATTCCATTCCAGCCAAATATTCTTGACCAGCATTAGAGTCAGCATCTAATAAGGCGGGCTTTACAAGATATCCGTCCTTATAATTTACCATATCAAAATAGTGGGAAGCAAATTTATATCCAAGCCCCCTACTTCCGAAGTGAATACCAATCCAAACAGAATCATCTGAGTCATCAACAAAAAGGTCTACGTAATGATTACCGGCCCCAATTGTTCCAAACTGATCTCTAGTCATAGGCAAAAGTGAGCGGAGAATATCATTGGTGGCGAATAGGGGATTATCGAATACGGGCGAATCGACACGCCCCTTATTATTGCGACCAACACCACAAGAGATTTTGGCAACAATTTCATCCATAATCGCCCCTATATTTTCCGCTAAATCTTTGCCTTTCATGGTCGTCCGTGAAGCTAAGTTTCCACACGAAATATCTTTACCAACACCCGAAAGGGAAATTTTATTTTTATAAGCGGCGACTCCGCCGATTGGATGACCGTAACCCAAGTGCCCGTCAGCACATAGAACAAAGTGTTCGGCCCCCGAGTCAATAACCATATCAACCTGAGTCAACGTATTCTCTTGGTGGTTGCCAAAAATTAACTTAGACACTTTAATACCTCTTTAATTTCTTAGTCGCTAATTTTAAGGGAAAATTCTTGAGCAAGATCTATATCATTATTCTTTTTCTAGGTCACTTAACTTTTTGGCTTCGTATACCTAGTACAGAATGAGTGACCGCACTTCGTACAAATTCCCGTAGCATGTTCTTCTGATTGATGTATTGTAATATAATACGGACATTTTGTACAGGGGAGAGAATGGGTATTGAAAAAATAATACCCGTTGTTAGCTATAGAAACCATTTTTCCATTTTTATCTTTAGTGTAAATATAGCCAATCTTAATATTAAAAACCTTCTCTTCTATCAAAATATCACAATATTTACCACCATCGTGTTTTAAAAGTACAAGTTCCCTAATAGGGGCTTCCTTATAGGGGATATCGCCAAGTTCGGTGAGGGGGTAGTCGGTGTAAAGAGCCATTACAATATTTCCCTATTAATTAAAACCCACTCCGAAACCATTTGAGAATAAAATGATCTATATTGACGAGTCTCCTTTTTCATATATTGCATATATTCATATGTATACTTAATAGGTCTAAGCCAAGCGGATTCATAGCCAACTAAAATTTCGTTTTCATAAATAGGAATATCTTTCGGAAAGAATAAAAATCCCCACCTTATTTTTTTGGACCCTAATACTCGTCTATTGAATTTCAATTCATCACCGTCCTATCAATAAGAATCCATTGTGATTTATTATTTCTATTAATATACTCATAACTAAACATAACCCACTTCAACCAAACCCATCGATGATAGGGTAATCCATAATTTTTTGATACATATATTTTCTGTGGAAAAAGAATAAATCTATAAGAGTGTTTAATATCGTAAATGTTTGGTTTACTCATTTTTCCCCCAGGTGAATTCCAAATTGTTTAATTGCATCATTATGATCTGTAGCATAGCACTGAAAAATCCCATCAACTCCGCTCGCCCTATAATTAAAAGTATACTCAAATCTAAGGCGACAGCGGAAAAAGTCATCTTGGGACTCTGAGGCTTGGGGTGAATCCCGTTCCGAGTTTGGTCCGAGCCCATTAGCGGAGAAATTAAAGTGTTGGTCGTCGAGGGGCGAGGGCTCTAAATTTATAATTAACATCCAGGTCGATTCCCCTTATTTCTAATTCTGCACCATATGTACAATGTACCATGTCAGTAAATTCTTGAACTCTAGACTTCTTTATAACTTTCATTAGTCATTATTCTCCCGAATCGCCCTAACCAGCTTTGAAATGATGTCACCGTCCGCTTCGCCAAAATCCTTAAGATACTTAATAGCATAGCCAACCGCCGGACCATCTTTCTCAAATGCCCGTAACTCGCTCCTAATATTGTCCAGAGCCGCCCCTATACTTTCTCCGCTCATCTTGACCGGGATAAAAGAGCGGGCAAGTTCAATTTCTTTGGGCCAATATCCTTCCGGCGTATTGACCATAGCCTCAAGAATTTTAATTACATTCTTCTCAGTGGGCTCTTGTAGGCGTTCAATTTGACCAATTAAAAAACAGGAACTAAGTAATAGCTCCTGATTTCCATTTTTCATATTGCTATTTCTGATCTCAATCAACTTATCAATAATCATCACACGCCTTTGTAGGGATAAAAAACTTGGGAAACATCACTAACTAGGTTTTGGGGGATTTCTCTAATTTTAATTTCGGTCTGAGGGGTCGGAAGAAAGGGTTTTGTCTTTCGCCCCATCCAATTAGCTCCCATTTTACCATTTTCTGCCATAGTTTCAATATGTAAGCCCATAATATCCGGAATTAAGTGGCGTTTCTTACGTGACCACTTTAATGAAAACAACATATCTGAATGGGCAGCGTCGATATGTTCTTCTGGATAGATAAGGGCGTTTTCCTTAAATAAACCACACCCTTTATGATTCCACATTTGGAAAAATCCAATGGGCAAATAGCCCCCATACTCTAACTTAATAATTCGATGATTAAGGGGGAATCGACCGGGATTTAAAAAGATGTCGGGTATATAGGCCGGATCAGGATTAGCTAGAAAATTAGCAAACTCTTCAAATGTCTTACAATGTGTTCTATCAATACCATAAAGACTTTCCTTATTAAAAAAATCGACCTTATCTAAACTACTAATAACGTCACGGGCTTTAGGGACCATTATAATATCGGCATCCATATGCACAACCCAATCGGATTTCGAGAGTTGGGCTAGGCCAACATTGATTCCTTTTGCCTTATTAAATATGGCCCCGCCCTCATACCACGCATCCGTTTGAATGCACTGAATATTCCACCAGTCACACACATTTTGCGTTTTAACATCTTTTGTATCAGTGACGACCACTATATGATCAAAAATATTTCGATTATGAGCAAGACTATAGGTTAAAAAGTCCGCGTAATTAACACACGTAACGACTGCCTCAATTTTCATTTAAAGCCCCTATCTCTACTTTTATAAGATCGTAATTACCCTTACAGAATTTATTATTTTTCCATCCGTATAAAAATATCGAATGCTCTAGCCACTCATCATCTTTAGAATTTAAAATACTCTCGGCTTCTGGATTATGGGGACGTGGAAAATTAGAAGGACAATTCTTACATGGGTAAGTATGAACCTCGTTCGCCCCTATTTTAGAAAAAGTTTTTTCATGTAGATCAGATGTAATTTTAATAAAAAAAAGCCCCTATAACTTTCTCCGCTTAGTATTTATTTTACCAGTATTATTTCACCTATTATATCAGAAATCCAAAACGAAGTCAATGATAGAACAAAGAATCCGAATAAGAACAGTAGTATATCCTTAAATTTCATACGAAAATCCCTTCGGCACCTATTTTACTCTTCAAAAATTCTACTAATGGTAATGAATTGACTAGGCTCAACTAATAATAGTATCAAAAAAATAAACCTCAAGGCCGCTATTAACGGCCTCAAAGAGTTATTGTTGATATTTATCGTTCACTTTAGATCCTTGAGATTTACAAAGGGAGAAACTCCACCACCCATCACCTGAGGAAGTTTACCATCCCATTGTTTGAGCATATTAAATTCCAATACTTCGGGGGTAAGGGATTTTTGTACAAGGGTATTGGCCTTAGCTTCGGCTTCCGCAATTGTTACACGTGCCTTAGCTTTACCCTCGGCCTCTTGAACTTCCGCATCAGCCTTACCCTTAGCTACCGCAACAGATTGGCGGGCCTCTGCCTCACTCTGCTTAATTTTATTTTCAGCTTCAACTGTCTTACTCAACTGTGTAATAGTGGCCGAAATAGACGCCTCAACCTTTGGGTCAACACGCATCTTACCCACGAATGAAATCGCGTTAATTTCATAACCCTGTGGTCCAAGCTTTTTAATTAGATCGGCCTTAACTTCGGTAATCAACTTTTCCTTATCAAGACCAATCAAAGGAATAATCTTGTATCGACTACCATGTAGAACAATACTATCGCGAACTTCTGAGCGGAGAAATATATGCGTCAATTCGCGAATTTCTTTTCGTTGTTTCTTAAAGATATCACTAACCTTATCTTCTGGAATGGTGTAACTAAATGCTACATCTACATTTACACCCTCACCTTCTGCCGAATTAAAAGTTACACTTTCGTCGGTTGGCGACCCCTCGTTAGTATCCTTAGTCCACACAACACTTTGTAAGAATGTGGGGAATTCATAAATACGTTCGGTGAATCCGTTGTACCACACTACGCCACGTACGAGTTGATAATCTTGATTTTTAGCATCACCATAATAGGGCACTTTAACACCCACATAGCCGGGCTCAACTGTATTACAGCCACAACCGGCGAAAAACATAGGAAAGGTAAGGGCGGCAAACAGTAGGGTCTTTTTCATTCTGATAGTTCCTTAAAAATAGGTTCAAAAAACAAAACAATCAACAAGGACGCGATAAACAAATAGAGCCCGACCCCAACAAAGGGGGGAATTAAAGACTCGTTAACGAGATGATTGGTCTGGGCAAAACCCCAGATGCCCAACAATCCAATTGTAACATATTTCATAAACTTTGCAACGAATTTTAGTTTGGTCATTACCACTCCTCATAATCACTAAGGTCTAATTCATCATCAGTATAACCATTTTTAACTGTTAGTACAACCCCTAAAGAAGTAAAGGTGTGACTATATGTATAGGCCCCACCAATTGCACCATAATAGGGCTTATCTTTCCCCTGAGTATCGGCCACCTTTTTATCTTGCTTTTTCTTCCAACTAGATAACTCATTCTGTTTTTGCTCTGAAAGATTGCTCCAAATATTTCCGTGTTTTAAACCTAATACATAAGCCTCTTTTATAAGGTCGTATAACGGAACAGTGTAACAATCTCGTCCTAATTTAGAAGAACATTTGTTTATTAGGTCTCTTAAAAATAACATTAGTCCGCCATTGCCTCCCAAGAACCGTTTTTAAAATTGCCGCTATATGACTAGTAAATTCGCCTATTACCACAGTTGCAACGCCGATCTTCGCCGTCCCAACTACTACATCCACTATGTTTTAACTCATAGTTCATTAGATTGCCCCTGTAATTAACAAAGGTCGCTTCTACCTTTAATTCTTCCGCTAATACATTTATGTAAAGAAACTCTATGTCAAGAACGTATTAATATCATACATATCAACTTGTCCGAGTAATCCAACGATAAGGATTTCTTTCTGCTTGGCACGGACGGCATCGGTGGCATGGGCGACACGGGCGGCGACATAGGCGACATCGGCGGCGGAGTAAATCGTCTTGCTGAGAGCGATTTCGATTGCCTTTCGTGGTCGCTGGTCGCCTGGATAATCGGACTCGAAAATATGTAACGACTGCATTGCTACTTGTCCTGCGAATAATCGGCAGAACAATTTTGTATCTTCGGCTTGGTCAGGTGGCGTTACCCCTAAACACCAGATTGCATATTCAATTTTAATTCCCTTGGCGACGTCCACCAGGGAAACCAGTCTGTCTGGATTTATTACCAGATCAGGAAAGGCCGCATCAAAATCAGCTAATCCATCCTGGCAGGGGTCATTTGCAAGAATCAGATTTCGGCTGACTGATAAATCGAATGATCGAAACTTGCTCATTACTGGCCTTCTTTCATTTCGATAGGTGTAAATGTATTCATATCGTTCATGTTGACCTCCCCGAGCAATCCAAGTAAAAAGATTTCTTTATGCTTGGCACGGACGGCATCGGCGGCATCGGCGACATGGGCGACATAGGCGGCACGGGCGGCGGCATGGGCGGCGGCATGGGCGGCGGCACCGGCGGCATGGGCGGCATCGGCGGCACGGATGGCGGCACGGGCGGCGGCACGGGCGGCATCGGCGGCACGGGCGGCATAGGCGACATAGGCGGCATCGGCGACACGGGCGGCATGGGTGGCGGCATCGGCGGCATGGGCGGCGGCACGGGCGGCATGGGCGGCATGGGCGGCGGCACGGGCGGCACGGGCGGCATAGGCGGCATCGGCGGCACGGGCGGCACGGGCGGCGGCATGGGCGGCATCGACGGCATAGGCGACATAGGCGGCATCGGCGGCGGAGAAAATCGTCTTACTGAGAGCGATTCCGATTGCCCTTCGTGGCCGTTTGTCGGCTGGATAATCGGACTCGAAAATATGCAACGACTGCATTGCTACTTGTCCTGCGAATAATCGGCAGAACAATTTTGTGTCTTCGGCTTGCTCAGGTGGCGTTACCCGTAAACACCAGATTGCATATTCAATTTTAATTCCCTTGGCGACGTCCACCAGGGAAACAGGTCTATCTGAATTTATTACCAGATCAGGAAAGGCGGCATCAAAATCAGCTAATCCATCCTCGCAAGGGCGATTTGCGAGAATCAGATTACGGCTGACTGATAAATCGAATGATCGAAACTTGCTCATTACTGGACTTCTTTCATTTCGATAGGTGTAAATGCGTTGATATCGTTCATGTTGACCTCCCCGAGCAATCCAAGTAAAAAGATTTCTTTCTGCTTGGCACGGACGACATCGGCGGCATCGGTGACATCGGCGGCATCGGTGACATCGGCAACACAGTCGGCGGCACGGGCGGCATCGGCGGGATAGGCGGCATCGGCGGCGGCATGAGCGGCATAGGCGGCATCGGCGGCATCGGTGGCATCGGCGGCATCGGCGGCATGGGCGGCGGCATAGGCGGCATCGGCGGCATGGGCGGCGGCACGGGCGGCATCGGCGACGGAGGAAATCGTCTTGCTGAGAGCAATTTCGATTGCCTTTCGTGGCCGTTTGTCGGCTGGATAATCGGACTCGAAAATATGTAATGACTGCATTGCTATTTGTCCTGCGAATAATCGGCAGAACAATTTTGTATCTTCGACCTGCTCAGGTGGCGTTACCCCTAAACACCAGATTGCATATTCAATTTTAATTCCCTTGACGACATCCACCAGGGAAACCAGTCTGTCTGGATTTGTTACCAGATCAGGAAAGGCCGCATCAAAATCAGCTAATCCATCCTGGCAAGGGCTATTTGCAAGAATCAGATTACGGGACGTAAATAAATCGAACGATCGAAACTTGCTCATTACTGGCCTTCTTTCATTTCTATAGGTGTAAATGCGTTGATATCATTCATATTAACTTCCCCAAGCAATCCAAGTAAAAAGATTTCTTTCTGCTTGGCACGGATGGCATCGGCGGCATGGGCGGCATGGGCGACATAGGTGGCACGGACGGCGGCACGGGCGGCGGCATGGGCGGCGGCATGGGCGGCGGCACCGGCGGCATGGGCGGCATCGGCGGCACAGGTGGCGGCATAGGCGGCATCAGCGGGATAGGCGGCATCGGCGGCGGCATAGGCGGCATCGGCGGCACGGGCGACATCGGCGGCACGGGTGGCATAGGTGGCATCGTCGGCATCGTCGGCATGGGCGGCGGCATAGACGGCATCGGCGGCATGGGCGGAGGCACGGGCGACATCGGCGGCAGAGGAAATTGTCTTACTGAGAGCGATTTCGATTGCCTTTCGTGGTCGCTGGTCGCCTGGATAATCGGACTCGAAAATATGTAACGACTGCGTTGCTACTTGTCCTGCGAATAATCGGCAGAACAATTTTGTATCTTCGACCTGCTCAGGTGGCGTTACCCCTAAACACCAGATTGCATATTCAATTTTAATTCCCTTGACGACATCCACCAGGGAAACCAGTCTGTCTGGATTTGTTACCAGATCAGGAAAGGCCGCATCAAAATCAGCTAATCCATCCTGGCAAGGGTCGTTTGCAAGAATCAGATTACGGGACGTAAATAAATCGAACGATCGAAACTTGCTCATTACTGGCCTTCTTTCATTTCGATAGGTGTAAATGCGTTGATATCGTTCATGTTGACCTCCCCAAGCAATCCAAGTAAAAAGATTTCTTTCTGCTTGGCA